TAAATAATATAAATGAGGAATATTATTTGAAGGATAGGCAGATGTTCCAACGGGATATGTTATACCTGTTATACCATTAATTGGATCATAGAATAATTCGTTTTGATATGATAATTGTTCGTTAAGTGTTTTTGATTCGTTAATAAATTCTTCATATGAGTCAATAAATCCTGTTGTTTTAACTGTTGAACCATTTGAATTATTGGTAATATAACCAACACCACGTAAATCAATATAACCAGCAGTACAACTAGGTTCTAATTTGACTTGCCCTGCAATAAGTTCAATTGTAGTAGTACATCCGGAAGTATCACAATTTATTATTTGAACACCACCCGAAAAAGATCTTAATGATAAAGATGTAGTATTTCCAGAATTCATATCAAAAATTGGTGTAGAAGAACCTGCAATACCACCATAACAACCAGATATAACTAAATCATTAGAAACAATAATAGTACCATTAATTTGACTATTTTTTATTTCACCAGATAAATATAATGCATTTATAATAACACAGTTTTCTAATTTAACAACACCGTGACCAAAATTACCATCAATTATAAATCCTGTCCATACCATATTATTATGATAAGCTTCAACATCTAACATAGCAGTTAAATTAGCATTTGCTGCAACAACTGAATATCCTTCCCAAGTTGTTGTTGTACTTAATAATGTTACATCACTTAATGAATAAAATTGGGTTATACCAAATGCCGCTGCAATTGATTCAGCATCTTCTGGATTATTAATAGGTTGAGCAATAGTTCCATAAGGATAAATAACACCAGAATAAGGTGAATTTTCGTCATAATATATTCTATCTCCATAAGTCAATCTTTGTTCTAATTCTGATTTTACAATAGGAACGTCAGAACCTCTATTTGTTACGGCAGCATTATTAATAATAAATGGACTTAACCCATCATCTGAATAAAGATTTAACTGAATAACTACTTCAACATCTTCTGCATAAATTTTCCAACCATTAGTTAAGAAATAATAAGCAGGTGCATTCTGTGTAGATGATGTAGGGTCACCTCCAATTGATCTAAAGGCGGATGCCCATTTAGCATTATCATATTGTAAAACCCATTCTTTCCAATCACTATATAAATCAATACCAACATCTAGTGAAGTTACACCAGGATTTATTATAATAAGTTTATTTTCAGGATCAAATGTAACTTTATGTGGATTTAACCAATTTTCCCAATATCCGAAATCATATATTAGCATTTATTATAGTAGAATATTTTTAAATATATATAAAAAGAGTAGTATTAAAAAAAGAATAGTATTAAAAAAATATACTTATTAATAAAGTCCTCTATATGACATATTCATAGAAACAGTTGCAGACGTTCCTTCTAATAAAGTTACTACAAAACTTAAAGCTCCTTGTGTAAGACCATCTGCACTTAATGTAATACCTTCATCATTTAATTCAAAAAAAGGTGTTAAATTAATATTTGTAGGAATATTTGCAGTAACATAATGTGTAATTGATTGCCAATAACTATCTGCTTCTGTATCAATAGAAACTGCTTCATCATCACCTAAAATAGGACCATCTACACTATCTAATAACCAAGTTGCGCCAGAAAGAATTTCAGAATCACACCATACTAAATCAACTTTTATAGAAGCACCTGAACTAAAAACGGATAATGTTTCTGGATAAGTTTCTATGTGATTATGACTACCATTATCTAAAAGTATTTTTGCTTTAGCTGATAAAACTGGTGTATATGGATCAGTGACTACTTTACCCAATGTTTCGATATCACTAAATCTCCAAAAAGTATAATCTGGTTTTCCTTCAGTTTTTACAACAGCCATAATTTCATTTAAATCACTACCAGATGCAACAGAACCGACATTTGCATTTTCCCATCTTATAGGTAATGATAATGTTCTTATTGTAGGTGCAGAAATATTACCAGAATTTGTAAATTCGTGACATACAATTCTACCTAAAGTATCATAAACACCCATTCTACATGTTCCACCTGGCCAGTTAGCATTAAAAAAATATTGCCATACTGTAGTAACATCTAAATTTATTCCTGAAATACCAGTACCATCTAATTTATCAATATTCCAATCAGCCTGTGCAACTTTAACATCTACTGGAGAACCAGTAATATTAGAACGATGTACTACATATAAAGTAGTTCCATTTAATTCAAAAAACATTCCATCATTATCATCATAATAACCCCATCTTCTAATATTATTAGTTTTACCGTTATCACCACAAGATGTAGCCATGATTATTAATTGTGGAACACCTTGTTGATAATAATGATATCTATTTGTAGTTCTTACTACTTTAGATGTTGCATTTGATGTAGTTGATAATTTAACACTTGAAATAGATTCATCAAATACCGAAGTTCCGCTATTAACTATATCTGTATAAAACAAATCATCATAAGAATCAATTGTATGTTCATAAACTCCTATTAAATTTTCATCAGTTACTTTTAATAATTCATAAGATGACATAATAGGTTCACCTTCAGCAAAGCGAGTATATGCAGAACCTTTTTGATCTATTCTTTGTCCTATTGTTGGATCAGTTGGATCTACTATGTGAATACCTTGAACTTGAACACTATCAGCACCTATTGTATGAGATTGAGAATATATTTTTTTACCTACTCCATCAGGTGGAACTCTTACATATGAATTAGCCATATTAATTTAATTTTTTTATTATATATAAAATATACGTAGGTTAAATTTTAATCTTCAATAATTCTTAAAATTCTTCCATTAACCATAATTTTAGTTATACCATCATTTTTCAATTCATCAGAAATTATTTTTAGTAATTGTGTAATATCATCTTCTCGTTGGTTTTCTAATTTTAAATTATCTTTAATAATTTCTTTTTTATATAAAAGATTTGTTTCTACTTGTGTAAGTATTTTAGCATATTTTTTATATTTTTCTGTTCGAATAGTACTTTCTTTTCCTTTTTCGAAATTTTCGTTTCTTATTTCCATATAATTATATATTAAAAAGATCTGTTTTAAATAAAAAAAATTACTTTTTTTATAAAAAATAATTTATATTTGATAAAATAACAAGGTAAAAAATATATTATTTAGATAATATTTTATCCATACTATGATATAGATAATCCCATTTAATAGGTTTAGCCATATAAGAATCTATTCCTAATTTATATAATTCCAATTCATCATCTTTAGATGCAAATGCCGAAATTATAATTACAGGTGTATGTATATTATTTTGGTTCATGTATTCTAAAAGATCATAACCATCACCATCAGGTAATTGAAAATCCATTAATATAATATCATAAGCATTTTTATTTATTAAATTAATAAAATTATTTAAATCTTTGGCGTGATCGATTATAATATTGGTTTGAGATAAAACAATTTCGGTTAATAGGTAATTATTAAAATTATCTTCGACAATCAAAACTTTTTTATTTTTCCAATCATAACTTTTATTTAAATTATTTAAGGATATTTTACTTATTTTAATATCATCTTCAATTCCTTTTTCTAATGGAATTGAAAAATAAAATGTAGATCCTACATTTTTTTTAGAAGTAACCCATATTTTTCCACCTAATAATTCTACAATTGATTTAGATATAGTTAGACCTAATCCTAACCCGTGTTTATTTACTTCTTTATCATTTAATTGTACAAAACGTTCAAATACAATATCTATATTTTTTTTATCTATTCCAATACCAGTATCTTTAACAAAAAATTCAATATCATTTCTTTTTAATATATATCCACAAGTTATTGTACCTTTATTTGTAAATTTTAAAGCATTGTTAATTAAATTATTCAAAACTTGTTTTATTTTTCCATGATCACTATATAATACATATTCGTATTTTGGAATATCTAATTTAAATTTAATATCAGTATATTTTCTAAAATTTTCTTTACATTCAATACTTAAATTGTTCATTAATAATTTAACATTAAATGGGTTTTTATGAATTTTTATTTTATTATTTTCAATTTTAGATAATTCGGTAATGTCATTAACTATTGTTAATAATGAGTCAGATGAACTTTTAATTATATCAAGATAATTTAAAATTTTTTCTTTTGTTAAATTATTTTTAATTATTAAATCAGTAAATCCCATTATAGATTGAATAGGTACTCTTATTTCGTGTGCCATATTAATTAATAATGCACTTTTAAATTTATTAATTTCTATAGCATTTTCTTTTTCAAAATTTAATCTATCTTGTATATTTTTATGATCTGTTATATTATCTATAATACATACTATTTCGTCAGTAGTTACTAATTTATAAATAAAAGCTGATCCCCAAATATCATTTTTATTATCACAAAATTTAAATTCATCTATTTTTTTAGATTTACCATTTTTCCAAACATCATATATAATTTCATTAATGTCGGTATCTTTTAATTCTGGTAATGCGTCTAATATTTTTTTTCCTATTACATCTCTTTTTTTAAATAAATTTTGAGCATATTTATTAAATTCTATAAAAACAAATGTATTTCCATTATCAAATGATTGTAAAACACCAACTCCACTTTTCATATTTTCAATCATATTTCTATACTTATCTTGTTCATTATAAATTGTTTCATAAAGTTTTTTTTCTTTATCTAATTGTTTTTTAATAATTCTATTTTTAATTACAGTTTTTATATGATATGAAAATTCAATATCATTAATACTATCTGATATTATTAAATCGGCTGTACAATCACCTTCTATAAATGTAGACATTAAAACGACTATGGGAATATTATTAAATAGTCCAGAATTTTTAATTTCCTTACAAGTCCCTTTAAATTTTGTATCTGTAGGTTCTTCTAAAACTATTAAATCGATATTGTTATTTAATGTAGATAAATTATATTCTTTCCAATCAAATCTATTAATAAAATAATTATCATTAGCATTTAATATTTCAAAACGATTATTTTTATTATTACCTATATAAATTATATCTATCATTTATAAATATTACATTTTAAATTATATATTAAAAAAAATATATAGAAATATGAAATTAATTAATTTAAATTAATAATTTCGAAATTCATAAAATTATCTAATGTTAGCATATATTTATTTATAATTTTTTAAAACTTAAAATATATATTTTAATATATATTTTAAATTAAATAAATTTAAATGAAAACTAGTTATAATTGTATAAGGTGTAATAAATTAATTAAAAAGATAATTGGTTCACCAGATGATAGTTTAGAGAATTGTATGTGGGCTGATGGAATTGTTGATAAAATATCAGCAGGATTTGGTAGTTCATTAGATGGTGATATCTATATATTAGGTGTTTGTGATGATTGTTTAAAGATTTTACACGATATGAAAAAAATCACATTTTATAAAAATTACATTTCTTCAAATATTAAAAAATAGTTTATGCCTTTTTAAAAAAATTAATATTTTCACTTTATCATTTATTTTAGTTATACTTTTTTAATATATATGTAAAAAGTATTTCATTTGATGAAGAGAGAACATTACAAATTATATTATAATAGAGGTGATTTATATATGAGCCCTCGTGTTAATTGGCAACGATTAAATGAAGATAAAATAAACCCAGATTTAATTAAGAATTTTCCTGTTAATAAACCTATTCCTTATAATAGAGAACTTATGATTAAAGCTATTCAATTCGGTATGATTATTTTAATTAATTATAGAGGTGATAAAGATTCTTGGAGAGGTGGTCGTGAAAGAGTTATATGTCCTTTAGTTTTAGGTAGAAACACAAATACTGGTAATGTTCTTGTAAGAGGTTGGCACTTAGATGGTTGGTCTGTATCAGAAAAGAAAAATACTAAAAAAGTATGGAGATTATTTAAAACATCGAATATGAAATCAATGATGTTTGTAGGTGATTTTTTTAGATTACCACCAATTGGATATAAACGAAACGATAGAGTGATGACCGATACTACATATGCAGCAGCAGATTTTAATATGATTCGTAGAAATCAATTTAAGTTAGTACAACAAGGTTTAATAGAAGATGAAGACGAAACTAAAATTCAAGAACAAGGTATTACATCTATTGAAGTAAAAGATACAGAAACAATTTTAAATTTAGAAAATCCTTGGGAAAATGAATATTTTGATAAGAAAAAACAAGGATTAATGAAAATAGCATTTTTAAAATCAGTAATAGGAAATAATTATATTGCAATTTTAGGAGCACAAGGAAAAAAAGATAGTTTAATAAAACTATATGTTGATAGAAAATTAGAAGGAACATTCAAAACAATATTATCTTTACCTGACCAAACTACAAGTTTATCATTTATAAATCAATTAAATAAATATAAAAAAATAGATAATATAAATGAATGGAAATTATATTCATTTGTTAAAAAGAAATAAGGTTTATGATAGTAAATGAAGAAATATTTGTTAATATAACAAATATTAATAGAAAATATTATAAATCAAAAGGATATATATTAAATGATGATATGTTAAAGATAAAACTATTAGATTTACCTTTAGGTTCTCATATTAAGATTAGTGTAAAATGTATGAATTGTAATATTGTTAAATCAATTATTTATAAAAATTATATAACACAAACAAAAAACCATACCGAAAAATATTATTGTACAAAATGCAAAAATATAAAAATTAAGAACACTCTAAAAGAACGATATGGTGAAGATTCAATATTTAAATTAAAAGAATATCAGATTAAAAATAAAAAAATAATGTTAGAAAAATATGGTGTTGAATCAGCTTTAATGAATAATAATATTAAAAATAAAATGATAAATACGTTAAAAGAAAAATATAATGTTGATAATGTATCTAAATTAAAAAACATTAAAGAAAAAAAGAAAAAAACATTATCGGAATCTTGGATATTTAGATTAAGAAATAAACATAAAGATTTAAATATTATTAGTGGGAATTATGAAAACAAAATAATAAAAATAGATTGTGATCAAAATAAAAATCATACATTTAATATAAAATATGATTTATTATATAATAGAAAAGAAATTAAATCTATTTTATGTACAAAGTGTCATAAAATAGGTAGAACAATTTTTGGAATAGAAGATATATTTTATAATTTCATTAAAAATAATTATAATGGTAAAATTATAAAAAATGATAGACAAAAAATTAAACCTTATGAATTAGATATTTACTTACCTGATTTAAAATTAGCATTTGAATTTAATGGATTTAATTGGCATAATGAATTAAATAAAGATAAAAATTACCATCTTATGAAAACCGAATTATGTGAAAAGCAAAATATTCAACTTATACATATTTATGAAGATGATTGGATTTATAAACAGGATATAGTTAAATCAATGATTTTAAATAAGTTAAGTAAAAATCCAAATAAAATTTATGCAAGAAAAACTGAAATTAAAGAAATAACTGATAATAAATTAGTTAGAGGATTTTTAAATGAAAATCATATTCAAGGTTTTGTAGGATCATCAATTAAATTAGGATTGTTTTATGAAAATGAATTAGTTAGTTTAATGACTTTTGGTAAAACGAGGAAACCGCTTGGACAAAAATATAACGAAAAATTATATGAAATGTTAAGGTTTTGTAATAAATTAAACACTAATGTAATAGGTGGTGCTTCAAAATTATTTAAATATTTTATAAAAAAATATGATTTTAAAAATATAATTACATATGCGGATAGAAGTCATTCGAATGGAAAATTATATGAAATTATTGGTTTTAATTTTATATATAAAACTAAACCAAATTATCATTATATAATAGATGGAATAAAACAATATAGATTTGGATTTAGAAAAGATATTTTAGTTAAAAAAGGATTTAATAAAAATAAAACAGAACATGAAATTATGTTAGAAAGAGGAATTTATAGAATTTATAATTCTGGCAATTTAAAATATATATATGAAAATTTAATATAAAATGAAAGATAAACCTACATACGATGAATTAGAAAAAAAATTAGAAAAAAGTGAAGAAAAGTTTAAATCCTTTTTTACTAATAATAAAGCAATGATGTTGCAAATTGATTATAGAACTAAACAGATAATTGATGTTAATAATTCAGCAATAAAATTTTATGGATATACAAAAGAAGAAATATTAAATAAAACAATATATGATATAAACTGTTTAGAACCACAATATATAGATAATTTAATGATGAAAGCTATGAAAAATGATTCTAATTTTTTTAATTTTATCCATAAATTAAAAAATGGTGAATTAAAAGATGTTGAAGTTTATGCATCACCTGTAATAAATGGTTATGATAGTATGTTTATAATTATTAATGATATAAGTCACCGTAAAAAACAAGAAGAAGAAAACAAAAAACTAAAAACAGCCATTGATCAATTACCATTAACTATGATTATTACTGATAAAAATGGTATAATAGAATATGTTAATCCATATTTTACAAAATTAACAGGATATAATATTAAAGATGTTATTGGTAAAAATCATAGAATATTAAATTCTAATTTAATACCTAAAAAAACATTTGAAAATTTATGGAAAACTATAGTAACAGGTAATATATGGGAAGGTAATCTTATTAATAAAAAGAAAAATGGTGATATATATATTGAAAAAACAATTATTAATCCGATAAAAAATAATAATGATGAAATTTATAATTTTATGGTTATTAAAGAAGATATTACAGATAAAATTAAAATAGAAGAAAAATTAAAAAAACAAAATATATCATTACGAAAGGCTAAAAATAAAGCAATCGAAAGTGATAAATTAAAATCAGCATTTCTTGCTAATATGTCTCATGAAATTAGGACACCATTAAATAGTATAGTTGGGTTTTCTAGTTTATTTGCAACAAATGATATAAGACCAGATAAAATAAAAACTTACATAAATTATATTAATAAAAGTTCTGAACAATTAATAAAAATAATAAATGATTTAATAGATATATCCAAAATTGAAGCTAATCAATTAATAATAACAAAAGAAAAAATCGAACTAAAACCAATTATGTCGCATTTATTTGAAATTTTTAAAAATGAAAATTCTAAATCAGATGTTAATTTAATCTATAATGAAGATATTAAAAATATAGTTATAAGTACTGATAAAGTTAGATTAGAACAAATTTTAATTAATTTATTATCAAATGCATTAAAATTTACTGATTATGGATATGTAGAATTTGGATATGAAATAATAAATAAGTATGTTAAATTTTATGTTAAAGATACTGGTATTGGTATTAAAGAAGAAAATAGAGAAATAATATTTGATAGATTTAGACAAGTAGATCTTGGATTAAATAAAATTTATGGTGGTAATGGATTAGGTTTATCTATTTCTAAATCTTTAATAACTTTATTGGGTGGAAAAATATGGATTGAATCTAATATGGATAATGGTTCTATTTTTTATTTTACAATTCAAATTGATAATGATACTTTAAAGGAAAAAAAAGATGAAAATATAAAATTCGATGAATTAAAAATAAAAGATAAAACTATTTTAATTGCAGAAGATGAAGATATAAATTATTTATTAATATCAAAAATGTTATTAAAATACGAACTTAATTTAATAAGAGTTACTAATGGATTAGATGCGGTGTTAGAATTTGAAAGAAATTCTAACATTGATATGATATTGATGGATGTAAAAATGCCTATTTTAGATGGATATGGAGCAACTAAAAAAATAAGAGAAATAGATAAATATATACCTATAATTATAGTAACTGCTTATGCATTATCTGAAGATAAAGAATATGCATTAAATTCTGGATGTAATGGATATTTAACTAAACCAATTATTAAGAAAGATTTAATTAATATGATTAAAAAATATATTTAAATTATTTGAAAATGATTTCATCTATATGATCTAATAATAATCCTTTTGTTTTACAATTGATACATTCTGCTAATATTCTTCCGTCTTCATCTGTTTTAAAATCTTTAAAATTTTTATTCATTTTATTTTTTTCTCCACAAGTTGTTTTAGTAATATTATTTACAAAATAGAATTCTCCTATATCATCTTTTATTATAATATAATCTTTTAATTTAGATAGTGTTTCTATATTTTTTGTTTTCTTTTTTTCATTTATATAATTGTTATAACCTTTCATATAATTATATTATTTATTAATTTTTTAATTTTTGACACCAGTATTTAAAGTAATAATAATTATTTTTAATTATTTTATATATTTCATCTTTATATCTAATTATTAAATATGGATCATTATTAGGATCAGTATTATATCCTTTTAAATAAATTGTTGTATTCTTTTTAATTATAATATCATCACCTATTGAATTTTTAACTTTAAAATCATCACTTAATACTTTATAATTGCCTATTTCTGGTATAAACCAATTATAGATAATTTTATAAAAATAATTATTTAATTTGATATAATATTCTTTATCAAAATAATTAAATCTTTTATCAGTTAATAAATCTGTATCAAATTTTGGTTTATTTATTCCATTGAAACTTCTAAATACACCAAAGAACTCATCATCCATAAAAATAAACGATACATATATATCTAATTTTAATTCTGTATTAATAAATATTCTTAATATTTTTAATGATTTATATTCATCTATATCTTCAAGAAAATAATCATATTTTGATGTTCCTGCACCTTTTAATGCTGTATGTATATCTTTCATAACTCTACCTAAATCCGATACCATTTGACTCATTCTTGAATAATTATCTATATAGGGTGATGAATCATCTGAGTATATGCTCATAGTTGGATCAGTAGCAAATCCAAACCCAGGACCTAATGGGTTAGTTGCTTGACCAAGCTGCATGTCAGCGAATTCCGTGCTTTCCTTAATTAATTGCATAGGAAAATTTTCTTTTAAAAAATTATATTGGTTATAACGGATCAATTTACTCATAGCTCTTCTTATTTTTATATATATGGTATATATTAAAAATAAAAAGCAAAAATGTCTAAGAAAAAAACGACAGAATAATTTATAAAATATGGCTAAAATTACAAATAAAAAATATAATGAATTCTGGGATAAAGAAGAAATGCAAATTAAAAAAACTAAACCCGAAAAAATAAAGGAAGATAAGCCTATAGATACACCTAAACCCTTAATAAATAAATCTAAGATTAAAAATGAAATTAAAAATGAATTAAAAGGGGATATTAATAAATTAAATAATAAGTTAGAAGAACTTTATAAAAAAATAGAAGAAACCGAAAATCAAAAAGATAAAAAAGATTTAGAAGAAATAGCAAATATTGTTAAAGAAGAAATAAATGTATTTAAAGTTGAAATAGAACCAAAACCTAATAATATTAATCAAGATTTAATTAATCAAATGTTAATAGATGTAGTAAATAAATCATCTAATGAATATACAGATAATATGATGGAATATTTAAAAGTAGAACCAAAAATAGATGAAATTATAGAAAACCCAATACATAAAATTGTTGAAATTCCAAAAGAAGTTGAAAAGATTATATATGTAGATAAAGAAATAGAAAAAATAGTTGAAGTTGAAAAGATTATATATGTAGATAAAGAAATAGAAAAAATTGTTGAAGTTGAAAAGATAGTTGAAGTTGAAAAGATAGTTGAAGTTCCAAAAGAAGTTGAAAAGATTGTATATGTAGATAAAATAGTTGAAGTTGAAAAGATTGTATATGTAGATAAAGAAATAGAAAAAATAGTTGAAGTTGAAAAGATTGTGTATATAGATAAAATAGTTGAAGTTGAAAAGATAGTTGAAGTTCCAAAAGAAGTTGAAAAGATTGTGTATATAGATAAAATAGTTGAAGTTGAAAAGACTATTGAAGTTTCAAATGAAATAGAAAATATAATTATAGAAGAAGAATCTAAAATAGATGATATTGAAATTGTTCCACGTGGAACAGATCAACATAATACAAAAGTTAATCCAAAAGATAATATACCAGTAAAAACATTTAAATCGCCTAAAATAAAAGATTTTTATCAAACATATATTAGTGATGGTGAACCGTTTAAAATTTTTTATAGAGGTGTTGTAATATTCGATAGTATTAATCATGTAGAAAGACCAATATTTACAGATGATTATTTTACTATATTTGGAAGAAAATATATATACAAAGGGGTAAGATTCGAAAGATATTTTATTGATAAAAATTTATGATAAAAATTAAAGAATACATAATTATTGTAGTTTGAAAAAATAATATATAGTTATACAAAAATATCAAGTAATTAATATGAAAATTTTAAATAAATATAATGATTTTGTTGAATATAGACAAATAACAGAAGATGTTGGTGATAACAACGATCCATTTGTAAATGTTAAAGGAAATTTTGCAGGTGCAGAAAATACATTAGTAGGTAGTGCCATTATTAATATATTTACTTTTATGAAAAGAAAAGTTAATGAAGGTGTATTATTATTATATAAAAATTCATTACAAAGAGAATACTTAGCTAATTTAGTTAGATATTGTAAAAAACACGGAATAAGTATGATAGATCCGGACGAATCTTATAATGTTACAAAAATAAAAGATGTTGAAGGAAATATTATAAATATTCTGGATGTTGTTAAATTTGTAAATGAAAATAAATCTCTTATAACAAATTATGTTAAAGGTTCAAAAGTTATTAATAAAGAGGGTAAAGTAGTAAGTGATGGAACTTATAACAATGAAAAAGATAGTACTGGATTTGTAGTTAAAAATGGTATTATACAAGTAATATTTGATATACAGACATCAGTTACTAGTAGTACTGGTAATAATAGTGCTGATAATAATAGTAATACTAGTGGTGAAATACCAAAAGAAAAAGAAAAAACAATAGATAATAAAAAAACAAATAATGAAGTAACTATTCAAACAGAAGTTGAACCTGATGATGATTTAAAAACGTACTATAATAAAATAAAACAACAATTAGCAGATATTGAAAACGGTATAGATAATGCTGATGATTTAAAAAAAGAAATACAAAGTATAAATAGAGCCATTCAAATAATTAATAAAGGTGGCATTGATGAAATAAATGAATTATTAAAAGATAATAAAATAAGTGATAGTAAGAAAAAAGAAATGGAATATGATTTAAATAAATATCAAGCAAATGTTAATTTATTAATAAATATGAAAGATCTTATCGAAGATGTTACAAAAGGAAAAAAAATAATACTCAAAAGAATAAATCCAAAAGATGATGATACAAATATATCTAAATTTGATGAAAGTTTATTAACAGAAGAATTTAGAGGAATTAATACAGGATTTAATGTTGATCGTAAATTAGGTGATGAATTAACTAGTTTTGAATCTAGGTTTATTGGACTTAAAAATATTAAATATGATGATGTAAGATTATCAAAATTATTTGAAAATAAAACAGAAAAAGAAAAGTTAACAAATTATGTAATAGAAAATAAATCATCTATTATAAAAATACAATTAGCAGCAGAAAGAATTTATGGTAAAGCAGATACTTCTGCTAGATTAAAGTTAAAAAATACTTGGGATAAAATGGTAGAGGATTCAAAAGGTAAATTTTCTAGATTTATGATTGTAGATCAAATTGATCCAAGAGTATTAAAGAAAAAATTAGATACAGATCAACTTCAAAAATTAGATGAAGAAAACAATAAAAAAGGTAGTATTGTAGATAAATCTAAAAATATGAAAATTGAAGCATCATTATCACAGAATAAAGCATTAGGATTAACAAGAACTAAATTTAGTGATAAAGATAAATGTGGTATACTTAGATTAATAGATGGTGATTTTATTTATGTTCAAGATAAAATAGTTATCGAAGGTAAAAATCATTATGTGTATAGATTATTAGGAACTGTTGATTTAGAAAAATTAGCAGCAGAAAAAGATATAACTAAAATAACAGAATATATTAAATATAATACATTAGTTAAAAGTTTAGTTCCTAAAGATACTGTTAAAAATTTTGGTAATGGTGATTTTAATTTTCAAACAACTTACATTGTAGCAACATCACAAAAACATTTAATACGTGAAGATGGTTATGAAACTTATAAACCTAATAATATTATTTTAATGTATTTGTATACAGCTAAAGGAACATCAGTATATAATATTAAAAATTTTAAGGTAGAAAATTTAAATAAATTATATGGATTTGGATTAGATACAACAAATAAGGTTGTTTTAGATGCATCAACTAAAAATGCTAAAAATCCAGTAGATATTTTTATTAAAAAATTATTAGTAAATGGACCATTACCAATATTAGATACATTAAACGAAAAGTATGGAATAACATCAGATATGACAGAACTTAAATTTTCAACTAATCCAGAATTTATTGATAATATCCATAATTTGAAAAGAATATTAATCAATGAAAAAATAAATAAATAAAATGTCGTATAAGAATTATAAAAATTTTATTAATGAAGAAGTTGCAGTAGCAAAAGATAAAGATATTATAAAAAAAATAACAAATAATATTATAGGAATTATTAATAGTGTTAAATTATCTATTAAAAAAAATATGATAAATTTTATAGGTAAAACTATAGATGGCAAAAGTATAGTAGAAAAAGAATTTTATTATACTACTTTTAAATATAATGGAAATTGGGATGTAACTGATCATAATGGGGAAAGTTATAAAGATAAATATATAATTTATAAAATCCAAGTTCATAGTTCAGAACCAGTACAAGATAAAACAAAAGATTATCCTAAATTTATTTATAAATATAATATAGTTTCTAATCAAATTTTAGGCAAATTAAATAGACATGAATCAAAATTATATTCAAAATATGTAAAAGATTTTGAAAAAGATAGTGAAGGAATAACTGGTCAGTATTTAATTTTTGATTTTAAAAAAATATTTGATTTATATAGTAATAATGAAGATAAAGAATGGTTAAAAGGTGAATTAAATTATAAAAAAGATAATAAATATATTATTAGAGAATTTATTAAAGGTGTAGAACATAGACAAAATGTTAAACAAATTCCATCATCTAATACAACACAACCACAAATATCTGGTACAACTCAAAAACATGTAGTTACAAAAGATGAAGTTAAACAAGCACAAGCACAAATATCAAAAAAAGAACAATTAAAAAAAGATCAAGAACAAGCAAATAAAAATCTTAAAAATCCTAAAAATGATGATAAATATGATGCTAAAAAACAAGTACAAATGAAAAAAGGTTTTGAACAAATACAAAAAGAACAAGAAAATAAGAAACAAGAAGAAAATAAAAAAATGCAAAGTCAAATTCAACAAAATGCTAAACAACCTATCATTAATAAACAAACTAATAAAAATAAAAAAATTAAAGGTAAAAATAATTAAAACAAAAGATAAAAAATGAAAACTTTAAAAACATATAAATTATTTTGTGAATCATATGAAGAAATTATGCAAAACATGATTGATGGTGATGATAATATCGATGGGTATGACGAAACTAAAATAGAAGATGCATCAGCAGAAATACAAAAACTAAGAGATAATATTGATTTGAAAAAACAAGAATTAGAAGATTTAATTGAAAAAATCAATAAAATGGAAATAGATACTTATACTACTGATAATAAAGAATTATTATTACAAAAGAAAGATGAATTAGAACAAACAATTGAAAAATTGCAACAAAATATAGAAAATTTAGATACCGATGTCCACGAACTTGATGATAAAAATCAAAAATTAAAGGATACAAGCAAATATAAAACAAAATGATTAAATAAATGGCTTCAAAATTAGATCAAGCGTTTATAGATAATCTACAAAATTTTACTACAGCATTAGAAAATATTGTAGAATTATTACAAGAACAAAATAAAAAAGGTGATGATGCTATCAATCACATGGCTTCGACTTTGGATGGTGATAAGATAGGGAAGATATCAGAAGACATTAAAAAAATATTAGAAGTATCTAAAAGTGTAGATAATAGAACAAAAGAAATTTTAGAAGAAATAAAAGAATCTAGAAAACAAAAAGAATCTGGTCTATTTGGTAAAGTACAAGATAAAGAAAATAAAGAAAAAATTGTTAGTGGAGTAGAAGTTATTATGTTAATAGCGGGTGGCGTATTAGCAATCGGTTTAGCATTTCAATTAGTAGGTAACATAGATTTTTTATCTGTTTTAGCATTAAGTGCAGGTATATTAGCTGTTTCATATGCATTTGCTGAAATAGGTAAAATGAAAGATTTGACACCTCAAAAAGCATTAATGATAGGATTAGCATTTATTGTAATGTCAACTGCTATAACTATATCAAGTATTATTTTACAAGGGTTTCAATCGTTAAATCCAATGCAAATGTTATCGCTTGTATTTGTAGCAGGAGCATTAGGTGTGGCTGTTTTATTTATATCTATGGCAATAAGAAATATGTCATTTGAACCTAAAGATATTGCAAAATATTTACTTTTACCTATAATATTACCAGCTATAGCAGGTGGTTTAGTATTATCTAGCTTTGTATTACAAAATATGCAACCAGTATCCTGGGATAAAGTATTGTCATTAGCTATAGTTGGTATAGGATTAGGTATTGCATCAATTGGTATAATGTTTGTGATGAAGGTATTAGGTGATAATATAAATTATAAAAAAATATTAGCTACAACATTAATTTTACCAATTATTGCTGCTGGTATAGTTGCTGCATCTTGGGCATTTTTATTATTTCAGCCAATAAAAGATCCAATATCATTACTAATAGGATCATTTATAATTGGTCTATCTATTTTAATGTTTACGCCTACTGTTTTTATATTATCAAAAATAGGAATAAAACAATTATTAGTAGGATCATTAGGTATAATTACTGTTGCGGGTGCTATTATGATTTCTAGTTGGATATTAAATTATGGAAAATATGATGGCAATTATCCATCATTAAAATGGTCTGCTGGTGTAGGATTAGCAGTATTATTATTTACACCTGCCGTATTAGCTTTAGGTATAATTGCAATGACTGGTATAGGAGCATTAGCAATAGGAGCAGGCGCTTTATTAGTTCCAGTTGTTGCGGCATCAATAGTTGCAGCATCTCATATTTTTTCAACAGGTGATTATGGAAAATATCCATCATTAAAATGGGCATTAGGCACTGGATTAGCATTAGCGGCATTTAGTATAGGAACAATGGCATTAGGTATCCCAGGTGTAGGGCTTTTATTAAATAGAGGACTACCACATGTAGCAACAATAGCAACAGCTATTAAAGATGCGTCTTTAACGTTAGCTGGTGGTAATTTTACAGGTGGACCAACAAAAAAATGGGCAGAAGGAATTGGATTAGCGTTAGGTGCATTTGCACAGGCATTAGATGCATCAACAGATACAAGTTTCTTTAGTAAAGAAGTTGATTCAGAAAAATTTACAAAATTTATGAATTCTGTAGCTAACGGAATGATAGAAGTTGCAAAAGTATTAGGAGGATATGACGGTTGGGATAGTGGTTATCCTAAAAAAGAATGGGCAGAAGGTGTATCTATGTCTATAATGCCATTTGTCAATGCATATGAAGCGATGAGTGCAAAACAATCGTTATTAGGTAAAGTGTTTGGTAGTTCAGATGATAAATTTGGAGATTTTATGGTTAATATTGCTAAATCAATGGTTAAAGTATCCAAAGAATTAGCAAACGGAACTTGGGCAGGAGGACCTGATCAAACCTGGGCTAAAAATACTGCATCAGCAATATCTGCATTTACTGAAAGTTTCAGTACATTAGATGAAAATAAAGTAAAAATTATAGATAAATTTACAGATTCTATTAAAGATTTAGTAAAACAATTAGATAAATTAAATACTGATGGTATTGATAAATTAAATAATTTAACAGCTAGTATAACAATTATGTCTGCTGTTGATGATGCCCAACTTAAAAAAGTATTAAAAGTTTTAGATGATAATAAAAAACAATTATCAAATGTTATTAGTGTAGAAGGTTCATCTGGACAAGCATATCAAAAACAAGTATCTCCACAAGTAGTAGAAAATATTGCAGCATTAGACCAATCACAAACAATATCTAATGATAAAATATTAGAAAAGTTTGATAATGTTTTATCAAAATTTGATGAATTATTAATATATGTAATTCAAGATAAAGGTGGACAAAATGTAAATACTACCGATACAATTCAAAGTTAATTTTTTTTTGTTTAAAACTAAACATTTTTGAAAATCATAATTAAACTTTTAATTATTTTTAAAATATAAGGTATAATTGAATGAACTATAAATTCATAATTCATTCAACGAACATATAAAAAATAAATTAAAAAAGCATGGCTAATAATTTAAAAAATTTTTTCATATATAGAAAAATTATTAAAGCAAATAAAAAAGAATTAAAAAAATTACATGGTATTTCATATGATTGGGTTTGGAGATTATATAAAACATATACAATACCTAAAGAAGAAATGGAAGCTATTAAAAATTTAGGTCCAAATTATCTTGATAAATTATTAAAAAATGAAATAAAAAACATCGATCAATATTTTGTATCAATTGGTTTAAGTGAATTAATAGGGCTTATGGAAGTTATTGAATTAAATGATATACAAGTAGGAATAGCATTTAGATATAAATATATAAATACTGCTAAATTAGCAAGTCGTATAATATGGTTGACATTAATAACTATTTTTAGTGTAATTGGTTATTTATTATTATCTTTTTGGGGGATTGGAATTGGACTTTTATTAATATTGGGAATATATCTAATTAATCAAATATTAATATAAAAAAATAAATAAATAAAAAATGTTAAAAACAGATCAATATTACGAATTAGATGAAGATATAAGAAGTTTCTTTAAAACAACAGAACAAGAATTTGTATTTGCGATGGATTTGAAATATATTTTTCAGACAAATACAAAACAAAAATGTTTAATTACAATTAAAAAAATTCCAGATAATTTCGCAGTTTTATTAAATGCAGAAGTAATAGTTACTATTAATGAAGATTATTTTAATAAGTTTGATGATAAAATTAGACGAATTTTATTTGAACAAGAATTAGATAAAATAGAAATGAATTTAGATAAAGGAACATTTAAAATTGTACAATCTATTTTAAAAACTTCTTTTGGTATTGTAAATAAATATACTTATAAAGAAGTTGAAAGAGCAAATGAAACAGAAAGATTAATTGTTCAAAATAAAGAAGAACAAGATTAAAAAAATAAATAAATAAAAATGTTAGAAAAAGACGATAAATTTCAAGAATATTTAGATAAAGCTAAAGAATTAGAAGAATTAGATATAATTATTGATAAAGATTTTGATATCAATGGATATTATAATGCTGTTGGTGAAATTGCACATAAAAATAAAGCTCATAAAAATAACGAAGCTAATAATGTTTTAAATGATTATGCTAGCAAATATCTTAGTGAAGAATCTATTAAATCAATTGATGCTAAAAAAGAATCTATTCATAATTTACTTAGAAAATATGATCCTAATTCAGATTTAGTAAAAGAAATGCAAATTAGTGATGTTGATAAAGTTTATGCATTATCCAATTATTTAGTAAATGCTTTTATAAATTATTTAAATGAAGTATTTTTTAAAATTATTTTATCATCAGAAGAAATAAAGTTTTTAGATAAAATTTTAACAAAAACTATTGAATATAATAGTGATGATGTTTTTAATTATATTAAATTATATGAAGAATTTTGGAAAGATGCGATAGAAAAGTATAATGAAGATAAAAGTAAAACTGAATATGTATTTGACATGAAAATTCAAATGATTTTAATTTTACATCATTTAATTAAAAATTTTAAAGTTAAAGGTTCTGGTTCTGATTATAGACATTTTAGATCTATTCTTTATAAAATAGCAGGAACTAATAAATTATTTAATGCTTACAATGTTATTGTTGAACGTATTAAAGAAGATTGTAAATTATGGGGTGCTGCATTAGATGAAGTTTTAAAAACTAAAGATCCAGAAGAAAATGGTGAATTAGAAGTTATTAAAGCTTCTGAATTAGAAGATAAAATAGAAAAATTAAGTTAATTTAGTTTTTCGTTTATAAAAAAGGGATATATTTTATTTATATCCCTTTTTGTTTTAAATATCCATTTTAACACTATATATATTCATTATAATCAATTATTTCATTATTCATATAGAATTCCTTATCAGAATTAAATATAGCCTTAAACGTCTTATTTTTCTTTATTTTTCTTTTTTTCTTTATCTACTTCTATTTCGTTATTTTTTAATGCTTTTAAAACTTGATTTAAAGGAAACGTTTTACTAACGTGTTTATTATTTTCATCTATGATGTCTAACTCTATTTGATTACCTTTAATACCTATTATTTGTCCAGTATAACCTTCAAATTCAATAAATTTTCCTGTTCTTAAAACATCATATGATGATCTATTAGTTATATTTGGTCTATTTACAAACATAGGTTTTGTTTTATCACAACAATTACCAATAACATCAGAATCTAATGTTTGTATCCAATCATTAATTCCTAATACGACTTTTTCTTCTTTTTTTGGAGTTTTAGTAGATGTTTTAGTAGATACTTTAGTAGATGTTTTAGTAGATACTTTTTCTAATAATTCAGATGCTAAAATAGCTTCAGGTAATTCAGAAACAGTTTTACCTGTTTTTTTAATATATCTTTTAACAAATTCTTCTTTATTACCATCTTCCAATAAATTTCTAAGTTGATTAATTTCTTGGTCAGTAACATTATAATTATATTTTAAATCATTTATAAGACTTACAGCAGCTTCATCGAAATCTTCTTCATCGAAATCTTCTTCATCAAAATCTTCCTTTATGCTAGTAAATTTTTCAAAACTTTCAACAACTCCACCTCTTTTACTATCATTCATTTTATCAGTAGTAGTTCTATTATGAGCATCATGAGTTGAAAAATGTTCCCACGTATCTATAAATCTATCGCTATCAAACGGATTATCCATATATACTGCATTAGGCATTTTATCTTCTTTAGTTTTTTCGTCTTTTCTGACTTTGCTGCCTATATCTCCACCTTGGTGATTTATATCTTTTAACAAATTTTGCATTTGTTTTTTAGTACTATCTCTCATTAACGCTTCGTTAATTTTATTATTTCTTTCCATAATAATTAATTAATTTTTATTTATTCTATATATAAAATTTAATATATAAAAATAAACAAAAATGATTTAAATAAAATGGCAATACAATGTTCAAATAGTGGAATTACTATACAAGGTGGAATTAATTTAAATTCATGTTATATAAGAATAGAAGATATAAGATTAAATATAGATTCTACTTATGTATATTCTAGAATTAAAGTATATACAGATTCAACAAGTTATACTAATGATTACAATAATTATGTTACTATTACATTTGGAAATAATATTAATTCAGCATATAATAGAATTAGTGATGGTGCTGATATTTTAGATTTTGCTCATGATAAATGGATTGAAAAATTATATATATTATATCCAGATTGGAATGGAACTGGATTAACAAAAATTGAATTATAAATAAAATAATAATAAAGATATGAAAAAAATAAAATCGTTTAAAATTTTCTTACAAGAAGGTGTAGAAATAGATGTAGCTGAACCAACAGTAAAACCAATAACTAAACCAGGAGTTAAACCTAATACAGTACCTGGTAGACCTTCACCTATAAGAAGAGATAAACCTTCAATAAATCCTAGACCAAAAGCAACTGTTAAAGAAGTTGCAAATAAGTTTTTAGAATTATCTAAAGGTGATAAAGAAATAGAAAATTTCTTAAAAAATAAATATTCTAAATAAAATGAAAAAATTAAAAAGGTTTAATGAATTATTTGAAGCTAATATTAAAGATACTCTTCCAGAAGATTATCTTAAAAATATAGAAGAAAAATCTATAAAAATGTTTGGTAGTGGTCCTCAACGTAATGATTTTATGAATGCTATGAGATTAACACAAGATATAATGATAAAACAACAAGGACATCTTGAAGAATTAACAGAAATCGGAAAACAAATAATATTAGACCATTATGGATCTATATTAGATGGTGTTGAACTTGATATTAAAATAGTTTTACCTGATGATTCAGAAAAAATGGAAATGGTTCAAAAAGCTATAAATAAACCAGAAAAAGAAGAAAAAGATGATGATGATGAAAATGATGAAGATGATGAAGATAATGAAATTAATTATAATTCTGATTTTGATATAGAAAATACATTTGAATTGCCGGAGGAAAGTATTAGTAAAAGAAAAATTTTAAATAATATTATGCAAGGTGAAGCACAAAATGTTCATAGTATGATGTTTGCTGCAAAAGATAAGGTAGATGCAATAGATCCAAGATTATTACAGGACTATACAGAATTTTTAAATATAAATAGAAAATTTGACTGGGATCCAAATAAGCCAGATTTAAGTGATATGATGGAAGAAATGCCAGAAATGGCGAATATGAGTGAAATTGATTGGAAAAAATCAAATAAGAAAAGTAATAAAGGCGAAGATCAAAGTGAAGATCGAAGTGAAGGAGAACAAGAAGATATGACACCAGTAATTAAAGTAAGAGTACTAGATTTACCTATGCTTATTCACGAAACAGTTAAAGCAATTTATGAATTAATGGCAGCTAATGCAATACCAGAAAACGAAAAAATGGCTAAAAAATTATTAAATGCTGTTGATTCATTAGAAGATGAACAAGAAGATATCAAATATGGTCCTTTTATTGCTGCTGATTTAAGAGATTATTTTAATAGTTATTTAGAAAGAAAATTTCCATTAGAAGTAAGTAGAATAGCAATTAAAGAATTTATTTATGGTGAATTAATTATGCTTAAAGATAAAGATTTTGTTGAATTAATTAAGATAATATTAAGTGGAGATATAGATCAATCTGATATATTAATGAGAAGATATAAAATTGTTGAAAATGTTTTAGCAATATTAGAAGAACCTACCGAAACATACAAAGAAGAAATTTATGAAGAACCATTACAACGAGCACAGAGATTGCCAAGACCAGAATCAATTGAACCAAAAGAAGAAAAAGTTAATAAAGAAAAAAGTTATATTAATATGAGTCAAGGAGAACTTGAAAATATTATTAATGACGAATTAGATAAAGATAAACCAGATTATAATAAGTTAAGAGAACTTCAAAAATTTATAAAAACAAAAGATTAAATTATATGAGTGATAAAAGTAATGTAAGTATGGGTGTAAGTATGTCAGCATTGGTAACTATTCTTTCACCAATAGTTCTTAATGAAAAAATTCAATTAAAACTTATTTCTGGTGCAATTCCAGAAAATTGTCAATATCGTAGAAGAAGTGATGATTTAACAGTTTTTTGTGATGATAATTTTACAATAACATTTACTGAACCAGGTATTTATAGATTATTTTTTTCTGGTACAATTGGTGGAATTTATTATGGACAACACGAAAGTTATGATATAACTGTAAAATAAAATATAATTATGAAAATTAAATTATTTAATAAATTAAAATCAGATAATGAAATAATTAACAATAGTGGATTATTTTTTTTTAAAACACAATTAGATGATAATATAAAATTAGAAATTGCAAATTGGTATAATAACTTATCAGAAAATGAAAAAAAATTTATAGATATTATTATAAATGAAGCATCTGATGAAATTGATTATTTTATTTAATATAATTAAAAAATATGAAAACTTTTAAACAATATAACGAATCAGTAAAAGATTTACTTCAACCGAAATCTAATGAAGATGTAAAAAAAGCATTAGAAGGATTATCTGATAATAAAAAAATTGAATATATAATAATTCAATATCAATTAGATTATTCTTTATTACCTAGAAATAGCGAAGGTATTTGTACTTATTATGGTCATTTAAATTGTAGTATTTATGAATTAACTAGTTTGCCTGACAATTTAGTTGTTAATGGTAATTTAAATTGTAGTGATAATAAATTAACTAGTTTACCAGAAAATTTAGTTGTTAATGGTGATTTAGATTGTAGATATAATAAGTTAACTAGTTTGCCTGATAATTTAATTGTTAATGGTTATTTAAATTGTAGTTTTAATGAATTAACTATTTTACCAAAAAATTTAACTGTTAATGGTGATTTAGATTGTAGATATAATAAGTTAACTAGTTTGCCTGAAAATTTAGTTGTTGATGGTTATTTAATTTGTTATGATAATCTATTGCCAAAAGATATTAAAAAACCAAAAGGAGTAACAGGAGATTTTATATTATGATAAAAACATATAAACAATATAATGAGTCAGTAAAAGATTTACTTCAGCCGAAATCTAAAGATGAAATGATTAAAGCATTAGAAGGATTATCTGATAATAAAAAAATTGAATATATAATAATTAAATATCAATTAGATTACGATTTACTACCTAGAAATAACAAAGGTATTTGTACTTATTATGGAAATTTAAATTGTAGTAATAATCAATTAACTAGTTTACCTGATAATTTAACTGTTGAAGGTTATTTATATTGTTATGATAATAAATTAACTAATTTACCTGAAAATTTAGTTGTTGAAGGTGATTTAAATTGTAGTTTTAATAGGTTAAAAAGTTTACCTGATAATTTAATTGTTAAAGGTTATTTAGATTGTAGATATAATCAATTAAAAAAATTACCAGAAAATTTAGTTGTTAAAGGTGATTTATATTGTCATGATAATCTGTTACCAAAAGATACAAAAAAACCAAAAGGTGTAAAAGGAGGACTTTTATTTTGATAAAGACATATAAACAATATAAAGAAAGTGTAAAAGATTTACTTCAACCGAAATCTAATGATGAAATGATTAAAGCAATATCAACTACAGGTGATCCAAATGCATCATTCATTCCTACTAGATTAAAAGGACTAGCAGGAATATTTTTATTAGGTTATATTGAAACATCTTATGATGATTTAGTAAAATTATTTGGTGAACCAGAAAGAAGATGGGCAAATAAAAAAAGTAGAAGAGCTGGTAATAATTTTATATGGACACTTAAAACTACTAGTGGAAGAACAGTTAGTATTTATGACGATACATCAGGTTATTTAGCAGTAAAATTAAAAAATATGTTATCATTTAAATGGCATATTGGTGGTACAAACCCTATAGATAAGAATAATTTATTAGCATATATTTATTATAGAACTTTAAACGAAAATATAAGAAACATACTAAAACCTAAATCAAAAGAAGAAATATTAAAAAACTTGCCAGGAAATCCAGATGTTATTTTTACATCTACTAAAATAAGTGATAGTGGTTGGAAACTTAGTGAAGTAGAAGCACAATATGATGATTTAGTAAAATTATTTGGCGAACCAGATTACGGAGAAGATTATAGAACTATTTTTAATTGGAATGTAATATCAGAAAATGGTGATCTTTTATATATTTATGATTATAAAGAATATAAACCTATTAATGAAATTAAAACAGATAGTATTATGTGGCATATTGGTGGTAAAGACCAAAAAGCTGCTAATGATTTAGTAGCGTATATATTTAAAAATACATTGTAATATTTAATATATAATAAAAATTAAAAACAAAACATGAAATATTTAAAAACCAATTTTAAAAAATTTGTTAATGAAGGAATAGAAAACCTATTTAGCGATGAAAATAGTAGAGCTATACGTTCATGGGATACTAGTAAAAAAGTAACTAAACATACAATAGATGTCAAAGAACCGTTTAAAATTGTTATAACAGATGACTTAGATGCTTCTAGATTAAAATCAATATTAAATAAATATGAAATTGAATTTGATTATGATTGGGAAGAAGATGTTCTAGAATCAAAAGAAGATAATCCTACTGTGTGTCGTCCACCTTATGATGAAAATGATGTCCCACATGAAAGTGGTGCGTATTTACAAGATGGTATGCCAGGTGATTTAGATAGAAACGGTCATCCTATACCAACAATTGAACCAGATTTTAGGAAAATGGGTTTTGGTAAATAATTTTTCATTTTTGTTATTTTTATATACAATTTTCGAATAATAATATTTATTATTATGAATTATACTTGCATTTTGTACAAAATCATCTTTTGTACTTTTTTTAACACCTACATATTTTGGGCAGTCTTATCATCTTAAATAATTTAATAGTTCTTGATTAAGTTCATCGTGTTCTTAACAAATTATTTTAATCTTTATTCTATAATTTTTATTTTTAACTAAACTATAATCATATTTTTGACTATGTTTTTTAAATGCTTTTATTAAAAATTTTCCTTATTTATCCATAAACTAAATAATATTATTTTTATATAAGCATATATAAAATTTTAAAACCCAAAAAATGTTAAAAGATTATGGGGTTATAAACAAAAAAAACCATTAAATAGAATGCTCGTAGATTATGAATTTAGATCACAAAAACTTATTGTAAGTTATATAGATAAACATGGTAGTATCAAACTTAAATATTATAATTGGCCAAATCCGACAAAATTTATAATATGTGAAGAAGATGATAGAGATAGACATGGTAAATTTGTCACCTGGAATGGTAATACGGTGAAAGAAATTTACAGCCGATATCCCAACCGTTATAGTGTTTATGATTTTTTAGATGCATTACCTAATGAAGAAAAAGAAATGATATTCGAATATAATGAACCTGAAATATTTTTTGTGGATATAGAAAATGAGATTTTAGATGAAAAAATTAATCCATTAAAAGCAAACGGGGAAGTTCAAACTATATCAATAGTTAATAAAAATAAAGTACTTGTTATAGGAACTAAAAAATTTAATAAATCACAATCTGATTCTGTAGAAAGTAACATTAATAACCAATTTGAAAAATTCGGTACAAAATATGAATTTCTATATAAACAATATGATAGTGAATATGATATGTTACTGAATTTTTTCAAAGTTCTTATACCAAAGATGCCAGTTATAACAGGTTGGTATGTAATTAGTTATGATTGGGTGTATCTTGTTAATAGAGCACGAAATTTAGGAATTGATCCGACAATATCTTCTTTTACTGGTGTATTGAGAAAAGCATGGGAAGAAAATGATAATTCTGAACTTCCTGCACATAGAATAATAGTAGATTATATGGAATTATATGCAAAATGGGATTCAACAATTAAGGTCAAGGAGTCTAATTCACTAGATTTTGTATCTCAAAATATATTAGGTGTGAAAAAAATTAATTATGAAGGAAATTTAAAATATTTATATGCAAATGATTATACTAAATTTGTTTTATACAATGCTGTCGATTCAATTCTAGTACAACAAATACACAATAAACAAAGATATATTGATGTTTTATATGGTATATCTACATTATCAAAAGTTAAAATAACAGATGCTTTTAAAACATTACCCGTTACTGAAGGAATATTAAGAAGTAAAATGAGAAATGAAAAAAATGTAGTATTTGTTAAAGATAATACACATAGTGATGTTACAAACGATGTTGAATTATTAGTTAAAGGTGGTTGGGTTAAAGACCCTATTGTTGGAATGAATAGTTGGACTTGTTGTTTCGATTTTGCATCATTGTATCCGACTACAATGAGACAATTTAATATTAGTGCTGATAGTTATAAAGGACAATTATTAAAAGATAAAGGCAAAACAATTTATGATATAATTAAACAATTACATAATACTGATGAACCAGTATATTCAATATTTAATGGTCATAAAATTCAATTAGATAAAGATGATATCATAACATTAAATGGTGCTGTATTTAAAAATGAAGATGGTGTAGTTAAACAAGTTATGGCTGAAATTTATAAAGAACGTAAAAAATATAAAAAAATGATGATGGATGCTAATGAAGAATTAAAAGATTATGAAAGAGAACTAAAACAATTAGAAAAAGAATTATCTTAAATATTTAAATTTTAAATTACCAGAATTATAAATTCTATAAATATTTCTTTCTAACATAATTTCGTGTTCTGTTTTGTTTGCATCATATCCTTCTTTAACTAAAATATCTTTTCTAAATCCAAATCTATAATGTTTTATTCCATCTATAATATAATAATAATTTGAATCGGTTTTATGTATAAATTTGAATCCCAATATTTTATATAATTTACCATTCGAATGACTTCTATCTGCATATGTTATTATTTCTTCAAATTCATAATTTTTAATAAAATATTCAAATAGTTTACTTGCCCCTCCAATTACATTTGTATTTAGTTTATTACAAAATCTTAACATTTCATATGATTTATCATTATTTTTTTGCCCGAGTGGTTTTCTGGTTTTACCAAAAGTCATTAAACTAACTAATTCATCTTTATAAAATAATCCTACTTTAACTTTTGAACCAACAAATCCTTGAATGTGATTTTCTTCTAAAAATTCTCTAACTAAATTGTTATCTGTTACTTCCTTTATTTCAGTTTTTCTTGCAAATATTCTATTTGATGTTTTACCTAACTTATTTAATATCATTGATTTAATTATATCTTGTTTATAAATCCAATCGTCTTCGTAAATATGAATTAATTGAATTCCTTTTTCTTCACATAAATCAGATTTATTTTTATGATAATTTTTATCTTTATTTAATTCATTATGCCAATATAGTCCATTAAATTCAAATGCTAATTTTAAATCGGGTAAATAAATATCTAATTCATAAGGATTTATTATATTTCTATTATTTATAATAATTTCTTCTTTATAGTTTTCTTTTATAAAATTTAATAATGATATTTCTAATCCTGATATATTTTTGCTAATCGGATTGCATATAGTACATAAAGGACTATTGTTTTTAGATCTATGCCATATTAATTTATAATGTATTTTGAAATTATGATTTTTTCCACAATCACATTTTAAAATATATTTATCATCAATATCATAATCTATTATATTTAAATGTTTATATTTATTTAATATAATATTTTTATAAAATATAAATTGTTTATCTTTTATTTTTTTAATAATATGTTCATTTTGTGTTGGTGATATGAAACCATATTTATCTATATTAGTTTTTTTTCTTTTTTTCGAATTATTATAATTTTCGTTATTATATTTTTCTTTTTTAGTTTTTTTTGATTTTAAAAAAATTTCATTAGATTGTTGTGGATACTTAACATCAAAATTATCTAAACAAGTTTTTTCTTTTTTATTTTTAATAAAATCCAATTTTGATATATTATCAACTCCATATTTTTTTAAACACGTATTTTTATTTTTTATTTCAGCACACATTCTACTACATGCATAAGGTAATGTTTTATTTTTAGTATTAATTATATATCTATTTAATGATATTTCTTTTTCATTATTGCAAATATCACATTTAACTTTAACTTTATGACTACTGTTTTTAGGTAAATCTTTAACTAATACTTTTATAATTTCATTAGAATTAAATTCATAATTTAAAATAGTATAATAATTAATTAAATTATTAGAAATCTTTATATTAACATACTTAGACAAAATCATTACAATAAGTTTTATTTTTATATATTAAAATAAAAACAGACAATTTAGAAATTTAAAAATAATTTAAACTTAAGATTATGTAGTTCATATAATATACATATAGTAGATTAGGATTTTTAAAAAAGAATATAATATGAAAGAAAAAGAATTAATAATATTAGCAATCTATATTAATATAGATGGATTATCAGTACAACGAGCTAAACAAACAATACATGAAATCATAAGTATGTATAGTCAAATGTATAACGATACTAATAAGAATGTAAAAATGTATTGGCTTCCTGTACGTGACCAACAAACAAAAGTAGAATGTATTTATCCACCACCTAATGTAATAGGTAATTCTAAAACTATAATAGAAAATGAATTGTTAAAAATATATAAAATTTTATCATCAGCAAATACTAAAATTAATCCTAGTCTTAAAGAAAATATAAAAAATATCATAAAAGGTTTTGAAAGAAAGTTAAAATTGATTAACTTAATGAACAAAGTTGAAAAATAAAATAATTTCATTAGAAATGGTATTTAAAAATGTTCCACGTGGAACAGTAGATATACAAAAAATACTAACATTCGACTTAGTATGTAATCCAGGATTCATTAACTCAAAATTAGAAATAAAAATGGCTTTTAAAAAAAACGATATAATAATATGTATTGATGTTCGTGGTTCATTTTTCAAATATCATCGATCTAAAGATGTAATTGGGGTAAAAATCGGTAAAACCTATACTGTTATAGATGGTGATGAAAATGTTGTACATATTATAAATGATTTTGATATAAAAAAAACATATAAAAATAGTAGATTTAGATACCTAAATCCTTTAGAAACTAGATATTTAAAAATAAAAGATGTAATGTGCAAAATGAATTAATATATTAAAAATAATTAAACTATTATATGAACTACACATCAAATAAATATTAATGTGTTTCAACGTTTCATAGACTTGACTATTGTCAACGCCTCACCGTCTTTTTGTTTATACTGCGAAATCAGTCCCTGACACACAGTTTAAAAATATTTTTAAACATTTTTAATGACACTTAACTTGGTTTTCGTTAAATGTTTGACTATCAAGTATTTACATACTTAAACCTCAATGATTTTACTTAATCTAGGTTTGTAGATCAAAACCATTAAATCATTTCAAAGAACTTTTATTTAATTATTATATATATTAAATAATGAAAGCCAAAAAAGTCAAATTCATCACATAAAATAAAGATTTAACGGTTTTCTTTGACGGGGCATATAAATTATATATATATGTAAGATAAATTTGGTTTTGTTGGTTTTGAGTCAGTAAAAAGGCTTAAACTTGTTAATTTAGCAAGAAAAAAACTAGCAACTCACAAACAAAAAATAAAATTTATAAAATGACACATTATCGTTTAAACGATAGTATGCCCTCTGCGGTAATACTATCAAGAAATGCAAGGACAAGTTCCCTTGACGAAACAAAAACTTATCAAAACAACATTATCTTTTTGGAAAATAGACAAGAATTTGCAATTCGCTTATTCAATCCATTGAGCGAAAAGGTTGGTGTTCAAATTGGATTAAATAAAAAGTTTTCTAATAATTTATTAATTTTAAATCCAGGCGAAGTCACTACATTAGACCGATTTGTAGATGACAAAAAACGTATGATATTTGAAACATATACATACGATAAAGGTAACGAAGCTTCTAAAAAAGCTGTCGAAAATAATGGTATAATTGAAATTAAATTCTTTAAAGAAAAACAAGTTCAAACCTATACGAGTTCTAATACGTATATCTATACAAATAGTCAAAAACCAGGAAAAGGTAATCGTAAACGTAAAAGAACAGATAAATCAGAATTAAAAGGAACTTTTACTGATATTAATTCTAAGAATTCTAATTCAAGAATATATAATCATTATTCTTATAATGCACTTATAAATTCTACTGCTGGTACTGATTTTGTTACAACAACAGCTTCTTCATATTATTCACCTATATATGTTAATTTTGATAGTGAAATTACTAAAATAAATGAAAGTTTAGAAGAAACCGGAAGAATTGAAAAAGGAAGTGAATCTAATCAAGATTTTCATCAAGTAGAAATAGAATTTGAAAATCATCCATTTTATATAGTTGAATTCCAACTTAAACCAGTATCACAAAAAGAAGAATATGATTTTAAAATACGAGATTATTGTAGCGATTGCGGTTATAGATTGAGAAACCGTAAATTTAATTATTGCCCAAAATGTGGCGAAAAAATTTAATATATAATTATGGAAGGCGGTTTTGTTGATAATTTTTTATTAGCAGATATAAATATAAATAAGTTTTTCAATTCTATTTATTATTTAATTAATAAATTAAAAACTTATTTATGTCTTATGATTAAAGAAAAATTTATTAAGATTAGATTTAAAAATCTTAAACATTATCGCATTTATATCAATAACAAAGATTTTAATAAAAATGATTTAATTGATATTGATATTAATAAATTATCTAAATCTTCTCATATTAAAATAACAGCTATATGTGATAATTGTAAAAAAGAATTTATTAAAACATATAAAGCATACAATACTATTATAAAAAGAAAAGGACATTATTATTGTAAAAAATGTTCAGCTAACATAGATATTAAAAAAACTTGTATTGAAAAATACGGAGTTGATAATGTTATGAAAGTAGATAGTGTTAAAGAAAAAATGTATAATACTAATTTAGATAAATATGGACATATATGTTCAGCACAATCAGAAGAAATAATGAAAAAATCAAAAAAAACTATATTCGATAAATTCGGAACATATAATATTTTTGAATGTGATGAAGTATTAAATAAAATAAGAAAAACAAAAGAAGATAAAGGACTACAATGTTCCAATATCCAAAAAAATGATTATACTGTTTATAGAGATTTAATAAATAAATTAACTAGAAGATTAAAAAATAAACTATTTGAAAATTGGGATGGTTTAGATTATTATGACAATGAATATATAGAAGATTATTTAAAATTACATTATAGTAATAAATTATACCCAACAATTGATCATAAAATAAGTGTTTTTTATGGATTTAAAAACAATATAAATCCACATATAATAGCTAGTATAAATAATTTATGTATTACTAAAAGATCAATAAATAGTAAAAAGAAAATAAAAAATCATAGCGATTTTAAAAAATAATATTAGAAAAAATGAAAAAATATGTAAAAATAATAAATATAATAGATAAATCAGGTTCGATGAGTTCGATGATTGATATGGCAATAAACGGATTTAATGAATTCTTAACAGAACAAAAATCAGTTGATGGTAATGCGTTAGTATCAACAATACTATTTAGTGATGTTTATAAACCACTTTATGATGATCAAGATATTCAAGAATGCAAATTATTTGATAAAAATAATTATGTAACTGGTGGTATGACAAAAATTTATGATTCTGTATGTAAAACAATTAACAATGAAATTAATAAACTTGGCAATTTACCAAAAGATAAAAGACCTGAAAAAACTCTCTGTGTAATATTGACAGATGGTCAAGAAAACAATAGTAAACAATTTTCAAAAGAGCAAACAAAAAAATTAGTTCAAGAAATGAAAGATGATTTTAATTGGGAATTTATATTTTTGGGGGCTGATGAAAATGCGGCATTTACCGCAGAATCAATCGGTATATCAAGAGGTAATTCATATGCTTTTGCTAACAATAGTGTAGGTTTATCTGATGCTTATCAAAATATATCTAGAGCTACAAAAGTATATCGTATGTCTGCTGATGTAAGTATGGATAATCTTCTTAATGATGAAAAACCTAAAAAATCTAAAAAATAAAAAAAAGAGACTTTAAGTCTCTTTTTCATTTCATAATAATCCATTTTTTTATTAAAATCATATTTTATATCAAATTCATCTTTAAAATGTTCATCATAATATTCTATTTTACCATTTTTATTTAACAATTTTATATAATCTTTATCTCTAATATCTCGCCATTCGATTCCATTATCTTCTCTATCAATATAATCAAAAACTTCTATAGCATATTTTTTAGGAATCCAATTATAGTTTGTATCAGAATATTCACAATAATCTCTATCATAAAATTTATCATCGTGTTTATTATATGCATAATTGTCTAATGCATAATATCTAGAAACATATGTTTGTATATGATCAACATAAACACTATCTTCTTTATTTATCCAAGTATTTTCTTTTTCTGAATAATTCCAATGTTCTTCTGCGTAATTTAAAGATGCCCATTCGTTTGTAAAATAACTGAATTCATTATCTTCTTTATCAATATAACCACCATCAGTTGAATTTAATTCATATTCATAATCATCATCAAACGTAGTTGATAAATATTCTTTATCTGTATTATAATATTTAAATGAATCCATATAAGGAAATGGAAACGTATATTCTATATTATTAATTTTCATATATCTTTCCTTTATAGTATTATCTAACGGATCAACAATCCGATTTGTTGAATTATTTTGGATATCTTTATATAACCAACCTTCTTTTTTAGCATAACTTTTAAACTTATATACATCATAATCATTTATTGTATAAATTCTATCCATAAATATTCTATTAGTATCTTTATGATTTAACTCACTTAATTTCCAAATTAATGCTCTACCTTTTATTTTATCTTTATTATTATCTGACATTAAAATTAACATCTTAACATTATTTATAATAAGAAAATTAAAATAATCAGAACAATAATCATATCTCATACAAGAGTTATGTAAAGTTGAATTTTTACCATATTCGTATGTGTTTTGATTATAGTATTTTTTTAATTCATTACCTTCTACTATTTTAAATTTTGAGAAAATGTTTGTTCTTGCTGATTTTATTTCATTAATGAACGATTCAATGTCTTCACCTGGTTTTCCGTTTGGTAAAAATCTACCTGGTTGTAATCTATTTATAACTTTTCCTATTTTATATGATGTTCTGTTTTTATCCCAAAAATCTTTATCTTTATAATTTGAAATAAAAAGGTGTTTTAGTGTTTCTTTATTTTTATAATCACCTAATAATTTTCTGATATAATCATAAATTTTTTCAGATTGTGCTAATGTAAATTTATCTAAATTATCATCATCATAATCAATTAATGTAATTGGTTTATTAATATTCATTGAATTAAGACTAGATAAATATGTAGAAATAGGATGTTTAATTTCTATCAATATGTTTAACAATCTATCACTTATTTTAACAGGTAATTCGTTATCGATTTGTTCAAATAATAATTCAAATAAATATTCATTATAATTTTTAATTATTTTCATTAAATCTTCTTATTTTATTTTCCCATAATCTTAATTGTCCAGTAAATTTATCTTTAAATTTATTCGCATAATATTTGCCGTTCCAACGAAAATATCCTTTACCATCGTCTAAACCATATTTATATGATTCTATTCCACTTTCATTATCTATATCATAAATTATTTTAACAAAATGATCTTCTAAAATATCTGAATCTACCTCTATATCTATACCATTTATAATTGCAATATCATATGATCCATCATTAACTTTTCTGTTATCATATTCATAATATCCAATATCTTCTATATCTTTAGGATTAAAGTTAATATCACATAATACACTTACTGCATCTTCATAATATATATAAGTATTATGAAAATCAGAATATACACAATCGTTATCATAATAATATTCATCATCAATTTCACTATAATATATTTCTTCTTGAGCATAATCTCTACTAACTACGTCATCATAAAAAGATAAATGTAATACATCATCATTATCAATATATCTTCTTTCCGCCTCAGAATATGCCATATTATTTTCAACATACTCTTCGGTTGCATATCTCACATTATAACCATTATAATCTGTTATTGTTTCTGCATCATCATATGTTCTATAATCTTCACCTAATTCACACCAAACATATATATCACTATTAATATCAATATGATCATCATAAAATTCCGAGTAATATAAATCGTCTCCATTTTCTACATTATCACGATGTGATGAACTAATAATTTCATGGCTACCATCTGTCGATTCTAAGAAAAATACATTACTATCATTATCATATATTCTTCTATTAGTTAAATAACCTTTAGATTCATTAAACCATTTCATTGTATCCATATAGGGATATTTAATTGCATTTTTAAAATTATTAGATGTAAATAATTGTAAGTTTTTATATTCATTTGTATCAGGATTATAAATATCACTAGAATATGATGAAGTTTGAAATTTTTTATGTAACCAACCTTCTCTATTAGCATATTCTTTTAATGTATCTATATCATAATCATTTGTAAAATAAATTCTATCCATAAATGTCATTTCTTTATTAAATATAATTTCTTCATCAACTGGATTTGTTACTTTTACAATTGGCCATAATAATGCTCTAGCTATAATTTTGTCTTGTTCATCGTCTTTATCAGACATTAAAACTAATAATTTAACATTATTTATAGCATAAAAATTAACATACAATTGACATCTTTTGGTTCTCATACAAGAATTATATAAAGGCGATGATGAATTTATATTTGAATAATTTTCTTCATAATAATATTTTTTAAGTAAATCACCATCAACAATTTTAATATTTTTGAATCTATCTACTAATTTTGATTTAAACATATTAATAAATGATTCAATATCTTTACCATGTACACCATTTGCTTTAAACTTATTAGGAAATATTGTATTAATTAATTTACCTATTTTCATACTTTCTTTATTTTGTGTCCAATACATATCTTCATATTTAGTTCTAAGAAAGTATTTTTTTAAATCATTTTGTAAATCTACACTATTATTTAATGCGTCTTTATTATATTTATAATGTGTTTTAGACATATAATTAAATAAATTAGAAGATTTTATAACTTTAAAGTATCCTAATTTATCTTCGTCATAATCTATTAAAGTAACTGGTGTTTCATTTTCATAATAATATGCATCTAATAATTCATCTGATATTGGGTGTTTAATTTGCTGCAAAAATTTATATAACCTTTGACTTAAAACAAAAGGCATTTTTTGTGAATTTGCGTTTTCTAATATCAAATTTACAAAATCATTAAATTTATTTATGAGTTTCATATTTATTGTTAAAATTATAATTTGATATTATATATTAAATTATAAATTCAAATTTTAAATTACCAGAATTATAAATCCTATAAATCTTTCTTTCTAACATAATTTGGTGTTCTGTTTTATTAGCATCATATCCTTCTTTAATTAAAACATCTTTCCTATAATTAAATCTATGATATCTAATACTATCAATGACATAATAATAATTTGGATCAGTTTTATGTATAAATTTGAATCCTAATACTTCATACAATTTACCATTAGAATAACTTCTATCCGCATATGTAGTTATTTCTTTAAATTCATAACTCTTAATAAAATATTTAAACAATTTACTAGCACCTCCAATTACATTAGTATTTAATTTATTACAATATCTAAGCATTTCAAATTGTCCATCACTTGAAGACGAATTCATAGCTTTTCTCAATTTACCAAAAGTCATTAAACTAACTAATTCATCTTTATAAAATAATCCTATTTTAATTTTTGAACCAACAAATCCCTGAATGTGATTTTTATTTAAAAATTCTCTAACTAATTTATTATCTGTTACTTCTTTTACTTCTGTTTTTCTTGCATATATTTTATTTAAAGATTTATCTAATTTATTTAATATCATTGATTTAACTATATCTTGTTTATAAATCCAATCATCCTCATAAATATGTATAAGCTGAATATTTTGTTCATCACATAAATCGGATTTATTTTTATGATAGTTATTTGATTTAAATAATTCGTTATGCCAATAAACTCCGTTAAATTCGAATGATAATTTTAAATCAGGTAAGTAAATATCTAATTCATAAGGTTTAATTATATTTCTATCATTTTCTATTATTTTCCCGTTATAATTTTCTTTAATAAAATCTAATAATTTATTTTCTTTATCAGAAATATGATCATTAATAGGATTACATATAGTACAAACAGTAATATTAAATCTTAATCTATTTTTTAATAGACCATAATTAATATTAAATATATGATTTTTATTACATTTGCAATTATAATTATCTCCATTTATATTAATTATATTTAAATCATGCTTATTTAAAATTCTATTTATTGTGTACTCATTAATTTTATCTTTAAAATCATTGGTTTTAGAATAATGTTCTACTCCATATTTTTGTAAAATTGTATTTTTAATTTTATCTTTAAAATCATTGGTTTTAGAATAATGTTCTACTCCATATTTTTCTATGTTTGTTTTTATTGATTTTTGTTTTATATTTTTATTTAATAATGAACAATTATTTCCATATTTTTCCATATTTGTTTTTTTAAATTTATCTACAATAACATTATTTTTTAATGGGATAATATTGCCATATTTTTCTATCATAGTATCGTTTCGTTTATTTTTAAATATGTCTACTAATAATGTGCTTTTTTCTCCATACTTTTTTAAATTAGTTTTTTCAATTCTTTCTAATTTACAATCATTACAAAAATATTTTATATTTTTATTAATATTTAATTTGTAATTACAATATCTTATATTTTTTATACTCCCACAATTATCACATTTACATTTAACTAATATGTGACTACTATCTAGTAAATCTTTTGTATGTATAATATATGTACCTATATCTTTTACATCATATCCTAAATTTTTATATCTATTAAGCATAGAACCATTTATAAATATTTCTTTATCTTTTTCTAATATCATATTTTTTTAATGTTTATTCTTATATATTAAAATATAAGCACCTAAGTTTTTATGATTTTATAATTTTAATATATAAATAAAAATAAATAAATATAAATGGCTATAAGAAATGCTAATGATATGAATATGGATAATTGGGCATTAAATAATGACAATTATCAACTAAATAATGATAGAATGACATTAGAGGAATTAGTCGATTTTGTTCAAGCCGATTTAACATTTTCCGGTATGTTACCAAAAGTTTTACCTGATATAGAAATTCAAAGAATAATTAAAGAAGATGCATTAGAATGGTTTTATAAAAATTATCAATTTGCTGTAATGAAGACATATTACAGATTAGATAAAGATTTTATTAATTCAGAACAATATACAGCAGTAGGTTATATTGTATTACCCGAAGAAGTTGAAAATGTTGTAAAAATATCAGAAATCAACGATCCTTCGTTATTCAGAATTGGGATTCAAGCACCAAACTTATCAATAAATTTTGGTGTTACTAATCAACCATATTTAACATCTTTTGTAACTAACGTAGGAGAATTAGCAACTTATCGTCAGATTCTATCTGCATTCAGTGATGAGGTAAATAAATTAGCAAGACATTTTACTAAATATTCATTTAATCCTGTTAATAAAAGATTAAATATTCTTGATGAAGTCAGAAGTTCGTTTATGCTAGATTGTTATGTTAGAATTCAACAAGAAGAAGTTTTCAAAGATAATTTTTTCAAAAAATATATTGTTGCATTATGTACAATAAGATTAGGACAAATGCTTGGTAGACTTATCTTTAATCTTCCTGGTGGATTTCAATACTCAGCAACTGACTTAATTTCACAAGGTGAAACAAAGTTAGAAAAAATAGAAAAAGAAATAAAAGATAATTCACCTAATAATTCGTTTTTTATAATGTCAAGATAAAATTTAATTTTTCTAATATATTTTCATCATATCTTATGCGAAGTAAATGTATATTATTTTCTTTACAATAATCGGTTTTTATTTTATCTCTTATTTGTTGTTTTTTAAAAGCATCTTTACCACCCCAAAAAGTATTTTCTTTGAAATGTTGTTCTCCATCATATTCAATACACAAATTATGTTCTGGTAAATAAAAATCAAATGGTAATGGTAATTTATTTATACATTTTTCGAATTTATATTCAATAATATATTTTAAATTAAAATCATTTAATAACATTTCTATTTCCAATTCACCATTACTTCTATTGCATTTAGGACAACCTTGTTTATTTGATGTGTGATTTTTTGGTAATTGATAAAATGAACCATGTAATGGACAAATAATTAACATTTTTCTATTAGAATTTACATATTTTTCTGGATAAATATAAAAATTATTATGTATTTTATTAGCATCTAATAAGAATTGTTTATTTGTTTTAGTTTGTTCGTCAATTTTGCATTTTTTACATTCTCTACCTTTTAAATGACTATAGGAACTCATTAAAAAATCACCATGAATAGGACAAGTAATAATAGATTTTTTATTATACCCGTTATAAATAAATTTATCATATCTAAATTTAAAATTATGTTTAATATTTGCATTATTAATAAATTTAAATAATTTTAATTCGTTATGTTTATCCATTTTGCACTTTTTACAACCTTGCCCATTTTTATGATGAATCGGATATAAATAAAAAATACCATGTTTTTCACATTTTATTTTTATTTTAGTTTTCATATTTTTATAACCATCGATATAAGAGTATTTATTATTATGAATTTCATTCATAGCATTTATAAAATGATTACTATTTATTTTTTTTTCATTATTATAACATTTTTGACAGCCAAACCCTTTTAAATGCTGTTCTATTCTTTGTTTTTGTATATCATGTTTTCCACAATCAAATACTACGAATCTTCTATTTTTTTCTGTAATAATATCAATATATTTATATTTAAAATTGTGTTTATTATTAAATAAATCATACCATTCGTTATTTGTTTTTCGTTTACCCATTTGTTTCTTTATCTTTTTCTATTAAATCGATATATACTGTTGTTAAATATTTAAATAATTAGATAATTTTTCTTTTATATTTTCATCGTATCTTATACGAAGTAATTTTATATTATTTTTTTTGCAAAAATCGGTTTTTATTTTATCTCTCATTTGTTGTTTTTTAAAAGCATCTTTACCACCCCAAAAAGTATTTTCTTTGAAATGTTGTTCTCCGTCATATTCAATGCATATATTTTTTTCAGGTAAATAAAAATCAAATGGTAATGTTCTTACGTTTTTACAATTTTTAAATATTTTTTGTATTTCAAATTCAATATTATATTTTTTTAATATAATTCTTAATTGTTTTTCTCCTTTACTTTCATTACAAATAGGGCAACCAATACCTCTTATATGATCATCTGGTCTTTGTTTAAATATACCATGTGTTGGACAATTAATTTTAACTTTAGTTTTATTATCTATGTAAATTACGTTTGTATAATCAAAAAAACTATTATGAACAATATTAGATTGGTTTATGAAATAATCTAACTTATTTCTTTTTAAATTACCTATTTTTTCATTTTTACATTTTTTACAACCTTTTCTATATAAGTGATTACTAGGTTTTTGCAAAAATTCTCCATGAATAGGGCATATTATTTTCATAGGGGTATTCATATCTACAAAACTATTTTCATTATAACTAAAAAACGAATTATATTTTTTATTAACTTTTATAAAAAAGTCTTCTGGTTTTGTTTTTAGTTCATCAAATGAACATTTGCTACAACCGTATGTAAAATGACTTGACAATCTTTGTTTAAATATACCGTGTATTGGACAAATGATATCTATTTTAGATTTATTATTTTCAAAAGTAATAATTAAACTATAATCATATTTATCACCATGTATTTTTTTAGATTTTTCGATAAATTTTTCTAATGTTAATTTATTCATTTGTTTCTTTTAAATTATCATATAATTTTTTTAATATATAATTATATATTAATTTAATTTAAACTAATTTAAAAATTAAATATATAAATAATAATTGCTATTAAGGTGTAATGTTTGCATAAATCACAAACCTGTGATTAGGGGTGGTTAAATTCCACAGATATGCTCAAAAAGGTGAATAAATTTTATTCACCTTTTTTAATTTGTATAATTCATTTTTAGAAAAAATAGAACATAAAATATTAATATATAACAAGACTGTTTTTGGGTAATTTTTTGCCCTTAAAAAAAAACATTTATGACGAAAAAAATTTTTAATCAAGAAGTAATTGGTCCTCAAGACTTTGACCTCATTATTAAATTAATGAGGTCTTTTTTTAGCCAAAAAAATTACAAAGAAGTATTTCCATCACCAATAAAATCTATTTTAGCAGCTTGTGAAGATCCATCTACATTAAGATCATTTTCATTTGATGGAAACACTTGGCCGTTGGCACAGACAAATCAAATGAGTTTGGAGATGATATTATTAACTATGCCAGAAGAAGCAGATGGAATATATTGTACAACTACTTCATATAGAGATGAAAAAAACCCTATTGAAAATCGACACAAAAAAATTTTTGGAATGTTTGAGTTTGAACATAAAGGTGATTTTCAAGGACTTATAAGAACTATGAGTGAATTAAGTGTACATTTAGGATTTGTAGAAAGTATAGAAGATATACCATTCTTTACTTATAATGAATTATGTGATAAATATGGTGTAGATATTTTAGAATCTGAACACGAAAATATGATGTGGGAAGAATATGGTGATGTAGTAGCAATAACACATTTCCCAAAGAGAACATCGCCTTTTTTTAATATGTCATATCATGGGGTAGATGAAAAAACAGGTGATGAATTATATAATAAATGTGATTTTATTATATGTGGTCAAGAAACATTTGGTGCCGCTGAAAGATCGTGTGATACAAAACAAATGTTAGATAGTTTTCATACAATATCAGATGGTGAATACTCTAAATTATTATATGATAAATTTTCAAAAGAAAGAGTTGAAGATGAATTAAAAGAATATTTATCATTACCAATGATTGAAAGATATGGTGCTGGTATAGGTATTACAAGATTACATAGAGCAATGAAATTAAAAAATCTTTTAACTATTGGTAAAAATACTAGGCAAAGAAGAAAAGCAAAAGCACTGTACATATAAAAATAAATCTAAATTCATAAAAAATTTATTAAAATAGACACAAAAAAATATTATTAAAGTACAAAGATAATAAAAATTATTTTTATTATCTTTGTACTTTAATTTTAAATATAAACTTAAAAAATTAAATTATGATAAAAACTAAATTAATTATGTTAATGATAATGGTATCATTAATTGGATTTTGTCAAGCTCAACATAAAAAATTGCAAAATGGAAAAATAGGTACTATTGATTGGTCATTTAATGAAGCAATATCTGATAAAGATACCACTATGTTTTTATACATTGGTTTTCAGAATATGGAATATGTATCAGTATCAGTTATAGGTTCAATATGTATAAATACAGATATAGGTTCAATGTATATAACTGATCATGATAATTTAATTGAGTTCATACAAAGGTTAAAGATAATGATAGATAAGTGTGGGTTAAACATAAACTATGATTATGGAAATTTAAAGATATATGAATTTTCAAAAGTTATCTATATATTCGATGAAGATAAATACACAACTATAACAAAAAATCAAGCATTAAAATTAATTACTAAAATTGAACCATATTCAAATTTATTATAAAAATAATTATTTATTTTTAAATATCATTTAAAAATTCTTTTTGAAAATCATTCCATACATTAATTGGCAATTCAGATAATGTATTATCTAATAATTCACCACCATCTTGTAAAATTAAATTATTATCTGATGATATAGAATTAGATAAAAAATCTTTAAAAACAGATAATTGATTATTAACCCAATTTACAGAATCTTCTGATAAAAAATATTTTTTTGTTTCATTAGACCAATCACTAGGTTTAATAGAATAAAACCAACCTTTATTATATGGATTATCATTTAATAATTCTGAATTAATTTCTAATGATTTATTAATTTTAACAATTTCCCCAGATATAGGAGAGCTTATTTTAAGTATTTTATCATTTTTACTTATTAATGTTATTATTTGTCCTTTTCTTATTAAATCACCTGTCTTTCTAATATGTTTTACTTCCACATTACCAACAAAATGTTGAAATAAATCATTAACACCAACATTAGCCAAACCAGATTTTTCTAAATATGACCACGTATAATTCTTACTGAAAAATATACCACGTGGTATTTTTAATATGCTTAATGTTATAACTTTTATTTTATCTTTAAGATACTTTCTCACTTTTGGATTGTTTAAAACAATCCAAAATGGTATTAAAATTGCAAAATATAGTATTGTTAAAATATATTCTAAACCTTTTGTTTCGAATATATTTATATATGTATTTGGATCCATTTTGTTATAATTTATTTTTATTGATGAAATTTAACTGAAATTCTTCCCACATTTCAGGACCAAAATTAGATAGTATTTTGTCTTTTATTTCTCCGCCATCTTGTAATATTATTAATTCTTCTTTATTTTTTAATTGTGTATTAGTTAAAAAATCTTTAAATCTTACAAATTCTGTTTCAATCCATTCAAAAGCAGTTTTATCCATTAACATACTTTTTATATCTTTTTCCCAATTAGTAGGGGATATTTCATATATCCACCCATCTTCATAAGGAGATTCATTTATTAAATTAGAATTTTTTAATAAATTATTATTACAACAAACAATTTTACCATTCACTGGTGAATATAAATTAATTTTTTTACCATTTTGAATAATAGATAATAATAAATCATTTCTTTTAACATATTCATTGTTGTTTTTCATAATTACTTTTGTTATATCACCAATAATATGTTGTAGAAAATCATTAACACCTACTCTAACATTACCATATTTTTTCATATGTGTCCAAGTATGTGTTTTGTCAAAAAGTATACCTCTTGGTATAATAATTTTTTTTTCGTCTAATAAATCAGTTGTATTAAAATAATTTTTTACTGATACATCTTCTTTATTTTTTCTTTTGTACTGAATTATCGCATCTATAGATAACATAACTATAAGAAACGAAATTAATAATAATATTGCCATTTTATTTGGATTTTTTTTGTTAATAATTTAAGTTATTATAAACAATTATAATACCAAATGAAACAATACGTTGTATGATAGATAATTAATAGTTCTGAAATAAAAATATTTTAAAGATTTATGTATATAAATTCAGCACTAAATTTATAAACTGCTGATTATAATATATTTATAGTGGTGTTGATTTTTTATACAATGTATATAAAATCAACACATAAAAATTTAATATTGTATATAAATTCAACTTTTTATTGATTTATGTTTTTTAATAATTTTTTTAATTTAATTCTACGTGAATGGAATTGAATTCTTTTTTTAGCAATATCAAAAATATCTTTATATATTTCCATTCCAATAAAATTTCTATTTAAATTAAAACACGCAACTCCAATCGTTCCAGATCCCATAACATTATCTAATACTGTATCCCCCTCATTAGTATAGGTTTTAATCATATATTCACATAATAATAATGGTTTTTGTGCGCTATGTAAATTAACTTTCTGTTTATCACTTGCAAATTTCAATACGCTTCTTGGGTATCTTTCTGTACTATCATAATCTACAAATTTACCATGTTCGTGATAAATTTCACCTTGATTAGTATTTCTTTTATGATGTGCTGTGGATACTTTTCTTTTATGATCAAAAGTTTTAATAGGGTTGTATACTGGAAGATGTTTATAGAATACTAGTATATTTTCATGTGCTTTCATCGGCATCTTTTTTGCATTAAGATGACCTGTTGGTTGTGTTTTCTCCCAAATCCATTCATACCTTAACCATTCTAAATTTGAACATCCTAGCACTTTATCAAACGGTGTTTGAGCAAATAATAAAATAGTACCATTGTCTTTGATTATTCTTTTATATTGTATCCATAATAAATTTAAATCTATTGGTGAATCCCATTTGCAGTTTGTAGTTCCAAAAGGTAGGTCAGCAAAGATCATATCAATAGATTTATCTTCGATTTTTTGCATTTCAACAAGACAATCGCCTTGAATCATAGTATTTGTCATATATCCTGTATTCAATTTTTAATATATAGTTACATATTTCATCTAACCATTTATTTTTTAAAGATGATTTATAAGATCCTAAACTATTTTTTATAAAATCATTTTTTGATATTATTTTTAATATCATTCCACTATTTCTTTTAATATATACTTATAGAAAAAAAAAGTTTTCATTAAATTATATGTTAAAAGCATTTAAATAATTCATTAATCATATGAATTCATAAATTAATAAAACAAAATTAAATTTTTAATCTATATTATTTATGATAATTAAAAAATTTTTTAAAAGAAAGCATTAAGTTTAATATCAACATTTTCCAAATACGATATTCTTATTAATTTAATATTATTATCCTTACAATAATTAGTTTTAATTAAATCTATTTTTTGTTGAATTTTAAATCTTTTTTCTCCCCCAAACCATTCAATGGGTTCAAAATGTTGTATCCCATCAAACTCAATTGCTATATTTTTATCAGGTAAATAAAAATCAAATTTTAAAGATTTTTCATATATACATCCATCAAATGTCTTTTGTATTTCATAACTTATATTATTATTTTCTAATAATGTTCTAACTTTGGTTTCTCCTATTGTTTCTCTACATTTAGGACAACCTCTACCTATTAAATGTTTAACTGGAATTATATTAAATATCCCGTGTTCATTACAAATAATTTTAATTTTAATTCGATTCCCTTTATAATTAACTAATTTATAATCATACTTTTTATTATGTATTTTTTTAGCATCTATAATAAATTGTTCTGTTGTTTTTAGACTTGTTCCTCCACATTTTTGACAACCTCTACCCTTTAAATGTTTATTGGGTGTTTGTTCGAATTCTCCGTGTATTAAGCATATTAATTTTACTTTTGTTATATCATTTTTATAATTTACTAACGAATAATCATATATATTCCCGTGAATTTTTTTTGCCTGTAATAAAAAATCATTATTACTTCTGGAATATAACTTTGCTATTTTTTCAAATTTACATTTAGGGCAACCACTTCCATTGTTTATATGATAATTAGGTATTTGTTCAAATAATCCGTGTTCAGGACATATAATTTTAACTTTGGTTTTATTATTTATATATTTTACTAAATTATAATCATATTTATTATTGTGAATTTTTTTGGAACGTATTATAAATTCGTCAGTAGATAAAGATTTTTTCTTTGTTGTTGTTATTCTTCCACATTTATAACAACCCTTACCTATCAAATGATTGGCTGGTAATTGTTCAAATTCTCCGTGTATATTACATATAATTTTAACATTAGTTTTAGTATTTATATAATCAACTAATGAATAATTATATTTATCTTTGTGAACTTTTTGTGCATCTAATATAAATTCATCGGTAGTTTTTCTTTTCATTATGATAATTTATTTTTATATTTATCAAATTTAGATAATTCTTGTATAACACAATATTCAATAAATTTAGATCTATTTACATAATTTTCTTTTATATATTTTAATAAATCATCATCAAATGATATGGATAATTCTACTTTCGTTTTCGTTTTTACTTTCATAATTTATATTTGTTTTATAGTATATATAAAATATTAAAAGTCAAAAATGACAAAAATGGTAAAAATTATTAAAAAACTTTAAACACCTTTTAATATATAATAAATAAAAAAACATTTTATGAAAAAAAGAAGTAAAATTACTATTACTATTGATAAAAAAGTTAATAACGTATTAGATGAATATATTGAAGATAATAAACAATTTAATAAATCTAAACTAATAGAAAATTTTGTGAAAAAAGAAATACAAAAAATAGAAGACGAAAAAAATAAATGAATTTAAAAAAATTAAGATTTAAAAATATCGCTTCTTATGGAAATAAAATCCAGGAAATTACATTTAATGATGATGGTGGATTATGGCTTATCCACGGAACCAATGGTGCTGGTAAGAGTGTAATTGCTTCTGCCATAGACCTTTGTATCTTTAATCAAGTTAGAGGAAAAAAATCAGCTAAAATTCCATTAAAAGATTTCCCAAATAGGACAAATAAAAATTTAGAAGTAGAACTATTTTTTCTAAATAGTAAAGGAGATAATATTGATATAGTTAGAAAAATTGCACCAAACGATTTTAATATCAAAGTAAATAATGAAAATTTTACTGAACGATATAAATTAATGAACGATATTGAAAAAGAAAATTTTATCGGTTTTAATTATCAAACATTTAAATCATTCATATCATTAAGTATTAATGATTTTCTAAATTTTATTCAATTAAAACCAGAAGATAAAAGGAATTTATTGAATAGATTATTTAATATGGAAGAAATAGATGATTATTATTCTATTAATAAAGAATTAATAAATCAAAATAAAAAAGAAAAAGAAAAAATAGCAATAGAATTAACTAATATTGATAAAGAATTAAAAGAATATATTCAAATAATTAAAAATAGCAAATCAACTAATAAAGATTATACTAAAGAAGATCTAAAAAATAAAATATCAGATATTAAAATAAAATATAATGAAAAATTATCCGAAATTAAAAACATAGAAAATAAAATTTCAGAATTTGATGTTAAATTACAAGAACATAAAAACCATATTAATTCTAATGAAAATGAAAATGTTAGAAGAAGAACAGAATTAGTTGAAGTTAGAAATAAAATAAAAATATTTGATTCTGGTTTATGTCCGTATTGTAATAGTAATTTAGATACTGATGAACATATTAAATTATTATATGAATTAAAAATAAAAGAAACAGAATATACAGAAAAAATATTAAAAAATGAATCATTAATAAATAATTATAAAGATGAAAATCAAAGTATTAGTAGTCAATTAAATGTTATTAATAAAGGTAGACGACAATTAATAGATGATTTGTCTAATATAAAAACTGATGCTAAAATATTAAAATATAAATATGATTCATATGATATGGATAATTCTGATATAGTGGAAGAATTAAAATTAAAAGGTAAAAAATTATTAGAAAATAAAAAAGAAAAGTTAAATAGATTAGAATTAATAAAAAAAGAAATTAATACATTAACAGAATTATCTAAAATATTAGGTGATAATGGTGCAAGAAAATCTATTATAGCTTCTTTAATACCACCTATCAATAAAACATTAACCGAATTATTAGAAAAAATAAACTTTCCTTATACTGTTCATTTGAATGATAATTTTGATGCTGATATATATGATAGAGGAGAATTAATAAATCCGGAAACTGAATCTACTGGTGAAATGAAAATGGTAAATATTTGTATTGCTATATCTTATATTAAATTAGTAAGAGAAATTAAAAATATAAATATATTATTTATGGATGAAGTATTTAACTCAATTAATAAAGATTATATTAGTTTAATATTAGATTTGTTAAAAGACTTTTCAATTGAAAATAAAATAAATTTAATTCTAATGCATCATGGATTAGAAGATGTTGATTCTAAAATATTTGATAGAATATTATCGGTAGAAAAGAAAAATTTATTTTCGAATATTACTTTTAATTAAACATTCCAAAGAAAGTTTTCAAAATGAAATTTATTTTTTTTCTGCGTATCCATTAACAATATAATAAATAACATTACTAATAGTATAACTTTGTAATATGTATTTTTTTATTATATCTCTATATTTTTCAAAATATTTATATGTATCTGTCCATTCAGTAAATTTTTTCGGAAATAATTCTATTGCTTCATCAGTTATTTTAGTTAATAAATCTTCCATAGCATTTTCAATATCTTCTTTTGATTTTCCTTTTAAAATATCTTTTATAGATTCATTAAGTTTTCTTCTTGGTCTATAATCTGGTATTATTTCTCCATATTCTATAATACCTCTAAAAGTACTAAAACTAGATCTATCAAAAACTACTGGATATATACTATATTCATATTCTTTTGTATAATTAATTAAACCACCAAGCCTATCAAGACTATGTATAGTATCATGTGTTAAATTACCTTTTTTAATATCAACAAATAAATAATATGGTTTTGTATGTATTGAATTAAGTCCTGTATAATCATACCCTTGTGTTGTTAAATATGATTTAATAAAATCTTCATCTTCTTGATCTTGAACTTTATAACAAATTTCATCATATTCAAATTTTTGTTTTTTAGCTTCACTAATATTATCTTTAATCGTATCATTTTTATCTGTTTTGGCACTATAAACATATTTTTTATTAATTCTATAATTTAATCCAAAAGCTTCAAATGCTACTTTAACATCTTCAAGACATTCACCATCAGCACCACCAACTAAAACAACTTCATCATCTTTTAATTCTTCAATTAAATCGGTAATTTCTGGATTAACATAAAACCATTGATGATTGTTATCTACTCTAATAATATATCCATTTCCTTTTGTTAATTTAAAAGTAGTACCTTCTTTAGATACATCTTCAATATCTTGTGTAAATTTTTGGACTTTATTATTAAAATGGTTTCTACCGAATTTCTTTTTAACTGATTTAACCTGGTTAGGAAATTCATAAGTTGGTTTTATTTGATTTTTATTAGAATCCCATATCTGATATACTTTTTCAAATTTTTCTGCATAATCATATAATTCATCTACTAAATCACGTTGGATAAAATCATCAAATTCTTTTTGAACATCAACAATTACTAATACTCTACTCATTTAAATACAATTCATTTTGTAATATATATTTAATTTAATAACTACTTTAAAATAATAGATGTACCTATTCTATCAATATATTGATAAAAATCTTCACATTGTTGTAATGTCCTTACACCACCCGATATTTTAATTTTAACATAATCAGGTAATAATCTTCTCATTTCTTTTACTTTAACTAATTCTACTGGTTTATTATTAGTTCCTGTTGATGTTTTTATAAAATCAGCACCACCATTGGTAACTAATTCACAAGCTTTTGCTAATTCTTCTAATGTTAATAATTCTGCTTCTACAATAACTTTTAATATGGCACCGTTTCTATGACATTCATCACCGACAGTTTTTATTTCTTTTTGTAATATTTGATATGTAGATTCTTGTGATTCTTCATTTTCATCTAAATAAGCATCTTTCAATGCTTTAAAATCCATAACCATATCAATTTCGGTTGCACCATCTGCTAATGCTTCAGTAGTTTCTACTAATTTTTCGTTTGCTGTTGCTGTTCCATTTGGATAATCTATAACAGTGACTATTTTTAAATTTCTATCATCAATAATAAATTCAGCATCAGCCACATACTTAGGTAATATACAAATAGCATAAAATTTTTGTCGAATTGCTTCTTCTATAAAATTTTGTAATAATTCTTTACTTACATTATCCTTTAACAATGTATAATCTATCATATTACGATATTTATCCAATGTTAATTTTTTAGGTTGTATAGGCATTTGTGGTTGTACTTGTGGTTGATTTTGTATTGGTTGACCTTGTACTTGCATTTGAGATGTTGGAATACCTTGTTGTATAGGTTCATCAACTGGATGTTTTAAATCTTGTGCTGTAATATCTACATCTTCTGTTATAAATTGTTTGAATTTTTTTAATCTTTTCATATCTAATTTTATTTATTTCTATAACTATATATAAATTTTCTTAATTTACAAAATTTCCTTTCATAACAGCACCTTATACTAATTCTTATTTAACTTCATTACGATTTTTTTGTACATCTTTTTCTAATTTAGATATATTTAAATACTTTGGATTATCTAAATCAATATTAAATTGATTTAAATAATTGTTAATTTGATTACGACTTATATTTTTTTCTTCATAATAAAATCTTTGTATTAAATCAATTAATTGTTCTTTTGTAGGATATACTAAATCAAACGGCAATTTATACATTTTTATAATATCATTATGATAATAAAAATATATTTTATCTAACTCTTTTTTTATTTCTTCTTTTGTGAATATGTCAAATATATTTATATTTCCGTTATAAAACATAATATTGATTAAATCAAATATATTATGTATTTTTTTGCCAAAACGGTTTTCAGCTAATTCAATTATATCATTTTTTGATAAATATTCTTTGTACGATTTATCATTATCTTTTAAAAATTTAAATACATCATACCATTTATTTTTTTTTAATAATTCTCTTACTTCTTCTTTTGTAAATAAATTATTTAATTTTAAATCGTAATTATGAAGATATGTAGTAGTGCTACTAAGTACATCTTTTTTTAATAATTCTTTTATTTCATCTCTTGTAAATATATTTTCTATATCACCATTAAATCTTATTTGATCATAAATTTCTTTAAATGAACAATCTTTAAAAATATCTTTAAGTTCTTTTTTTGTAAAAAAATCCATAAAATAAATATTATACTTCTTTGTTAAATTCAATATTTCTGAAAAAGATTTACCTTTAAGTTGATTTTTAATATCTTCTGATGATTTACCAACTAGTAGATCTTTAATATTTTCATTTACAAAATTTTTAAAACTTTTTACACTCATAATATAATATATATAAAATTATATAAACAAATATAGTAAATTACAATATATTTATTATATTTGTAATTAAAAAATAATAAACAAGAATGAAAAAGATAATTTTTAATAAACCACATGAACACGTAATTGATCATAATGAAGTAAATATATTAGATACTATAATAGTAGTAAAGACTGAAAAATCACTAACCTTTACTGTTAATGGTGTAAGTGCTAAATATAATACAGATGCGATAGGTGTCATAGTATATTCTGTAAATATTAAAGATAAACCATTTACAAAAGGATATGTATATATTCCTCTTAATGGTAATGAATTACCTTCTACTTTAGAAAGTATTAGTTATGAATATAGAGAAGAATTTTTCAATTTATTAAAACAAGTATCCACTATTGAACTTTATGTAATCCCAGGAAAATAATGAAAAAGAAAAAATTAACAAGTACATTTAAAAATAAACGAGCATATTTTGATTTTGAAATTATAAATAAAATCGAAGCTGGTATTGTTTTAACAGGCACAGAAGTTAAATCAGTAAGAGATAATAAAGTTAACATAAACGGTACATATTGTATTTTTATCGATAATGAATTATTTATTAAAGGTATGAATATATCTATATTAGAAGAAGGTTCTTATAATAATGTTGATCCTATAAGGGATAGAAAATTATTATTACATAAAAAGCAATTGCTTAAACTAAAAATTGAAATTGAAGAAAAAGGTTTATCTATTGTTCCATTGAAACTTTATACTAACGATAAAGGGTTTTTTAAAATGGAAATAGCATTAGCAAAAGGTAGAAAGGTTGCAGATAAAAGAAATTATATCAAAGATAGAGATTCTAAAAAAGAAATTAAAGATATTACTGGATGAACTAACAATTAAACCCTATATTTCCTTGGTGAATAATCGGGTTTAATTGGTATTTTACCAGTTTCTATTATACTTTTAAAATCTCTTATATCTACATTTGAATAAACGTGTGGATCATCCTCCCTTTGATAGTCATAATCATAATCATACCACAAATCATTTATATATAAGTTAATATATATATAAACGGGATATTTTTCAAAAAATGCTATATCATCTGTATTTTTTATATTCATTTCATCTATAATATATCTATCTTCATCCAAATCAATTAAAGAAAGTCTTACCCAATTATCAACATTAGTATTTTCATTAAAATTCCATATTAGAATATTGTTTTTATATAACATTCGAATTATTTTAACTAATTTATTTGTTGTATATAAACGATTTTCAAAATTTACTGTAGGTATATTTATAACAATATATTTATAATTATTTTTGGATTCCATCTATTTATCTTTTTTTGTTTTTTAATTTATATTAAAATGAATTTAAATTTTTTTTTCATTTACTCACTTTTGTATTTTTGTCTTTTAATATTTTTTTAATTTCTGTTTTATCTAATGAGTCTTTAAAATCACCTTGGACATCTTTTGGATTTTTTAATTCCCAATTATTTCCAGAATTAGATGTTTTATAAATAAAATTATCATCACCTTTTTCAATTTCGATAGTAGCATCAGTTAAATCTTCATAGAAATCTTGGGTATTGTTTTTATTTTTATATAATTTAATTGAACTTAATATATTTTTTTTCTTATCATAATATTGAACTAAAATAAATTTAGGTTCTTCAATTTCGATTGCATCTTTTTTATAAATAAAGAAAAATCTAAGAACATATCTATCATATAGTAATACTTCATTATATTTAGTATCTTGAAGTTTTCCTTTTTTTAAACCTTTTTTTTCTATTTTATGATTAAAATCGGCATTATTATACAGATTTTCTATATAATCTTTTATATTAAAATTTTGTTTATCTAAATTAAATGTATCAAATATATCAATTTCATTTTCTTTAAATGGTTTTAATATTTCTTTAATACCTTTTTTTATTTTAGGCAATTTGTTTTCGTTGAATTGTTTGTAATTTTTCATAATTAATTAATAAATTTTCCTGTAAAATTTTTTGGTTTTTTTACCTTTTTTTTAGGTACTAAGTCTTGTCTACTACATATAATTGCACTAGCATTTATAGTTTCTGGTATTTCCTTTATATAATTATATTCTATATATAAAATACCACCAACAATTAAATCTTTTGGTATTTCAGTTAATTGATTATCTGTACAATCCAAATCACCCTTAACTATCAAGTTTTTTGGTAAATATCTAATTTCATTATAACTAACATCTAAATCACCAGTAACAATAAAATCGGGTGGTAAAAATTCTAATTTATTATGACCTTCATCACCATTTAATATTAAATCTCCAAAAAAAATACAAACTCCTTTTAAATCTCTTGGTAATAATTCCCAATATGACTGTAATTCAATTATTTTTTGAATTCTTTCATTATTATCTAATTTTTTTAATTGTTCAATAACATCTTCATCAGATTTACCTTTTAGTATACTTTTTATATTTTCGTTAATAAATTCCTTAAATTTTTTCATCTATATATTTAGTTTTATATTAATTATATATAAAAAAATTGTTTTTAAATAAACTATTTATTATAATAAATATATAAGTAAAAAGTATTAAGTATATTTATATTTTTTAACGACAAATAATGTAAAATATTGTCAATTATAATCACTTTTTTAAAATGGAAAAATATCATATTTTTTATTTAATATATAATGTAAGTAAAAAACTAACAATAATTTAAAAATGTTAAAAGCAATAAAAACAAGATTATATTTAAATAATGAACAAACAATTTATGTGAATAAATTAATTGGATCATCCAGATTTGTTTATAACAATTGTTTAGCTCATAAAATTGATCAATATAATAATCATAAAAAATCAGTTTCTTTTGTAGAAACAGGAAAATATTTAACTAATTTAAAAGCAATCGAAGAATTTAATTGGTTAAAAGATAGCCATTCAAAGGTTTTACAACAGAGTTTAGTTAATTTAGATATTGCTTATAAATCATTTTTTAGTAATGGTAATGGATTTCCAAAATTTAAATCAAAACACAACAAACAATCTTGTAGATTTCCTGTTGATGCCATCGGTAAAATCAATGGAAATCGAATAAATATAATTAGACCATTAAAAGATATTCATTTTAAATGTTCAAGACAAGATGAAATTTATTTAAATAAAAATAAATATTTAATTAAATCTGGTACATTAACTAAAACTAAATCAAATAAATATTATTTTAGCATTTTAATTGATAAGCCAAATAAAATATTACAAAAACCTAAAAATAATATTATAGGTATTGATTTAGGTATAAAAGATTTTATCGTATCATCTGATAACCAAGTATTTAAAAATATAAAATCAACTAGAAATAATGAAAAAAAACTTAAAAGGTTAAATCAGTTGCTTTCACGAAAACAAAAAGGTTCAAAAAATAAACAAAAAATAAGGATAAAATTATCAAAATATCATGAAAAAATAACAAATATAAAAGAAAACTATTTACATAGTGTAGTTAATCAATTACTTAGAGAAAACCAAACTATAGTTATTGAAGACTTAAATGTAAGTGGAATGTTAAAAAATCATCATTTAGCTAAATCAATTCAAGAATTATCATTAAATAAATTTAAAACAATTTTAGAATACAAAGCTATATGGTATGATAGAGAAGTAATACAAATTGATAGATTTTTTCCATCATCAAAAAAATGTAGTTGTTGTGGAGTTAAAAATGATAAATTAACTATGAAAGATAGAGAATGGACTTGTTCAAAATGCAATTCTGTACTAAACAGGGATTTAAACGCAGCAATAAACATTAAAAATGAAGGTATAAGATTGAAATCAATTAAAGATGATAAAATAAATAGGGTCGAGTTCACCCAAATTAACGCCTTTGGAGATGAAACAATAGTTTTGTCGTTGAATTAGGAAAAAAATGTATCAGATGTCATTATTTGTCATCAAAATACAGAACTATATAAAATACATAATTAAAATAAAATAAAAATACATATGTTTGACAATATAAACAAATCAAAAATAAATTTCGATAAATATATCGAGTTAAAAAGTAGAACGTTAGTAAAGAGTTATTCAGAAAGATTTAAATGGGTAGATAAATTTTTATATTGGTTTTCTTGGTTTGGTAACGGTGTATCTGTATTTCTTGCTTTTTTCTTTTTACAAGCCATATTTTTTAGTTCATTTAATGATATTAGTAATAGTATTTTTATAACATTTGGAATAATATTTTTTTTAACAATGTTTGAATTATTAAAAAGATTTGTATTTGGGATGTTTAGTCTTGAATTTATTAAACGAGGATTTGATTTATTTAAATCTTCTATGGTAGGGTTTTTAATAGGTGTATCAATACTTGTATTAGGTTCTTTTTATTTTAGTTTAAATGGTGCTAAACGATTTGTTGATAATCAAGAAGTATTTAAAACTACAACAGAAAATAAAATAAATACGAAAGTAGATTCAATAAATACATTTTATTTTGAACAATATATTAAACCTTTAATGGATGAAAATAAATTATTAAATGAACAAAATACTGATTATTCAAATCAAGCATCTAAAACTAATTATAAAACTAAATATACCAATTTAATAAGTGCTAATAATATTAAAATAGATAATAACAATGCATTAATCAGAAGTTACGAAGATAGAAGAGATTCTGATGCTAACAGAATTATTCAAACTGAAACTACTAAATTAGAATCAAGTGTAGAAGAAAATAAAACAAATATTTGGGCATTAATTTTAATTTCAAGTGCAATAGAAATTATAATTATGTTAGGTATTTATTTTGATAAATTTTATGATTATAAAGTCATATTAGAATATGAAGATACTATTATTAGTACTCCCGAATTTAGAAAATGGCATAAATTTAATTTCTTATTAGAATTAATTTATGGTAAAGTTAAACAAAAAGGTGATAGAATTCCTACTACAAATACAATTGTAGAATTATCTGAATTAAGTGGTGCAAAAATAACTACAAGTGAATTAGATAAATTTATTAAAATTCTTTATTATTTAAATATTATAATATTAGAAAATAATAGAAGAATTATAAATATTATGGAAGAAGAAGGTAAAAAAGCTTTAAAAGGATATTTCGGAATTAATTAAATATTAACTTATAATACTTTTATGTATAGTCCCTGTTCTTGATATACAACATTTAAAAATAATTTAAAACTTCAATAATTTTGTTGTTTAAGAAATTTATTATATCTTTGTACTCAAATTAAAATATTATATTATGGTGAAAATAATAGATAAAGATTGGAACCGTATGTTGAATTTATCATTAAAAAATGAAAATGGTGAATTAGTTGCAAAAATGATAAAAGACAAAAACAAAGCTATTGCTAGATTTGTTAGTGGATTAAAACTTAATAGTCTTAATCTTAATTATAATGAAAAATGGAAAAAATATAGTGGTTCTTTTTCTGATTTTGGAAATAAAGCTTTAACTTTAGGTGCAACTACAGAAGAAATTCAAATAACTTTTGATGAAAATTCTGTCCCAAATAAATTTTCTGATAAATTATCTTATCTTTGTAATAAAAAACTCGATAATAGATTTGTTGGTTCTATTTCAAAATCTATTTTGGATGCTGGTTTTGATATTAATTATCTTCCTCATAATGGTAATGCAATTACGTTAGAAGGTAAAGATGTTATGAATCGTAATGGCATAAAATGGACTATTGGATATAAAACTGAAATCGATTTAGGTGATAAAACAGTTAAATTTAATTTTGATGCAATTACCGATGAAGGTGGTGGTCCTACTTTTTATCTTATAGATATTAATGATTCTAGTGATATATTTAATGATATTTATCAATATGAACCAGTTGGTATAAAAAAATTCATAAATATTATAACTAATCAGCTATTAAAAAAAAATTCATAAAACTTCAATAATCTTGTTGTTTAAGAAATTTATTATATCTTTGTAAAATAATTTTTAATCAATTAAATAATGTACGAAAAGGAAAAAATTCTATTAAAATGGAAATATCTGTATTACAATGGTAAAACAGAAGTATCTGATTCTGTTTATGATACATTAGAAAACGAACTTCGAGAAATGGGTTCTTTAATACCTAATATTATAGATTGTCCATCTCTTGAAATTCTTGCAAAATATAATTTAGTAGAAGAATTAAAAATAGGTGAACGTGAATTACGTTTTCATCATACCTTTCCAATGCAATCATTAAAAAAATATCAGGTTACTCAACCTGTTGATGAAGAATTATATCCTATTGATATTAAAAACTTTTTTAATAAAGTAGTAAATCCTATAATAACTTGCACACCTAAACTTGATGGAAACTCTATGGAAATTAATTACCACTATGGATGCTTATATATTGCCTTAACACGTGGTAATGAAGAAGAAGGTGGCGGTTTAGACCGAACAGAAAAAATCAAATTATTAGTTCCTAATACATTACCTGATAAATACAAAGTATTTAAAAAAGTAGTTATTAGAGGTGAAGTAATTATACCTACTGCTATATGGGAAGAAAAATATTCAAACCCAAATAAAGTTGATAATCCTCGTAATTGGTTAGCTGGAATTTTAAATACACCAGATGGTGTTCCTACCGAAATTATTAATGATATGAGCTTTGTTGCTTTTAGAATGGATATATTTGATGGTGATACAATTATTAGACCAGAAAATCAATTAGATACTCTTAAAAGTATTGGATTTGGTGATATATTTTCATTAGAAACTACCAATTTTAATCATTTTTTTAATGAAATTTATCCTAAATTTAAAGAATATAGAGCTAATTGTGAATATGCTTTAGATGGTATAGTATTAAATTTTCCACCTAAATATTGGAAAGAATTAGGTGAAAATAATCATCATCCTCATTGGGCTTGTGCAGTTAAATTTGTACCTAATAAAGTAGAAACAGTTATAAATGATATTATATGGAATTTAGGTAAAGATGGTGAACTTACCCCTATAGCTTTATTTCATCCAACTGAATTAGATGGCACAATAGTTAAAAGAGCAAGTTTACATAATTTAGGTTGGATTATAGAAAATAAAGTATATCCTGGTTGTACAGTAGAAATAGCGAAGAAGGGAGAAATTATTCCACAATTAATTCGGGTAATTACAAAATCTCCAAATGAGTTAGAATATCAAGAATACTTAAATAATTTTATTAAAACTTTCTCTGAATAAATCAAAATTTTTATTTCCTCTTGAACTATTTATACTTTTTTTAGTAATAGCCAGATTTTCTAATTTGGATATTTCTTCTTCAGATATTTTATTCATAAATCCATAAAATACAGATGTTTTATGTTCTATTGTAGGATAATTTTTACCATTAAAATGTAATTTAAGATTATCTTTAATATATTCTCCATCATAAAAATCATAACCATTCCAACTATTAAATAATTCTTTTTTATTTTTATTAGTAAATGTATCTACTCTGTTTCTATATTTTTTAAATTCTCCAATAGGTATATCAGATGGTATTTCTATTTTATTTTTAATTCTAGTTTTTCTTTGTTTATCTAATACTTTTTGGCTATTACTAGAAGAATTTCCACCATATTTTTTATTATTAGTTTCAATAAATTTTTGTAATATTTTATTATTTTGTAATGGTGAATCACACCCATATTTTTTATTATTAGTTATTTTAATTTTTTCAAATTTACATTTATTACACACATCAAAATTATGGTTTTTATTAGAATTTAAATAATCTTTATATACTACATAAAAATGTATATTACATATATCACAAAATATTTTTATTTTATTTTTAGCGCCTATCATTAATTGATTAACTGGAATTACTAATTTTGTTCCAACTTTTAACTCATAGCCTAATTTTCTATAAAAAGTTATATTTCTACGTTCAATATTTATTTCAACTGTTTCACTAACTACCATATTATCTATATATAAAAATTTGATGGTCAAAAAGGTAAAAAGATTTGGTGGTTTAAAATATTAATTATATCTTTGTATCTGATTTTAAAATAAAATTAAAATTATTATATGTATTTTGGATTAACAGATAAATATGAAGAACATAATGATTTGTTCCCACTAAGTGATGATTTAGATAATTGGAATAAAAGAACAAAAAATCACATTAAATTATTATCATTATTATGTGGATGGATTGATGGAAATATAGCTGAACGTTTTCAATTAGATGATATTTTATATGATGCAATCGAAAACGAATTTGAATATTCTGGATTTACTTTAACAAAATCTGAAATTAATGATGGTGTTATAAAACTAATGAAATTAGGATATTTAGAAAAAAAATGATAAATTAGGAAATATAAAAAATAATTTATACATTTACAAACTATTATGAAAATAAAATTAAAATTAAAAATAAGATTACTTAATATAATCAATAACGGAGATGTTGTAAATTTAATTAAAATTAAATTTATAGAAAAAGATAAAAGATTTGAATATGATTTTGATAGTAATTATGAAGAAAAATACACATCGAAAGAAAGGTTAAATATTGCTGTAAGTAAATTCTATGTATCTGGAAGTATTATTAATAGAGTAGATTATTTTTATATTCCTACTTTTGATAATATGGGAAGTGAAGTAGAAAAAAAATTTAAAAATGATGATGATAGATATGATTATTTAAAAAAATTATATCTATCATTAAAAGAATGGGCAAATAATTGGCATGGGTTTAATGATGATAGAGAATCATGTTTAGAAATGATTGGTGATGAATGGATAATTGGAAATTTATAAAAAATGAAAATATTTAGAATATTTACAAAACGTTATTGGAGATTACGTAAATCAATAAAGTATTTACAAAACGTTATTGGAGATTACGTAAATCAATAAAGTATTATAAAAAACAACTTTATAATACACAAGATGAGGAAATACCTAATCATATATCTTATTTAGCTATATCAAATAATTCAGATGAACAAAGGTTTTATAAACAATATGTATCTGATTTTTATAGAAATAAAGCAAAAAAAATAAAACATATTCAAAAGAAAATAGAACAACTTAAATATTAAAATTATGTCTACAACAAAAGTAAAGCTTAAAGCTTGTGATATAGATGTTGATATTTTGGTGCCAACTAATAAAGATATTGAAAGAGCTGAAGGGTTAGCTTGGCAAAAAAGTACTTCTTTTGGAAATGGATCACCATTTGAATCAAGTGCTACATCAATGGCTAAATTAATTCAGGATAATGAAAAATTAGTCAGAAGAACTAAAGCTGTAGTTCAACGATGGGGAACATTTGATTATACTGGTTTTTCTAATGGTGAACCACAAATACAAAATGTATGGAAACCATTTAGAAAAGCATTAGTAAAAGCTGGTTTTACTGGTGAACAAATACAAAGAATTGCCAATTTTAATAAATTTAAACATTAATATATGCCGAAAAAATATAGAAATAAAGATTCTCCTTAATAGATTAATATCTATTAAATTATAAAATAAAAAACATTAAATTAGTATTAATTAAAAACAAATAAAAATTATGATTACACTTATTGGAATTATTTTGTTGCTTTTATCTATTGCAACATTAGTTATGAAACCCTTTTTACATCGAGAAGATGTTGTACAACAATCTTTAGGTAGAAACAATCAAATGATTAATAAATTAGTAGCTCGCAAATCTCCTGATTTTTTGTTAAATTTTACTTGGAAAAAATCACTAGGTATATTTCTAATTGGATTGTTTGTTCTAGCAATACCTGGTGCTTTCTTTTATGCACAACCTGGAAAAGCTTATGCTGTTCAATACTTATGGGGTACTGCTAAACCTGTTATGTCACAAGGTATTAAAACAAAATGGTGGGGTAGATTGATTGATATTTCACATCAAATATCTATTAAAGATGTTTTACCTGAAACAGAAATAAAACAAGAATCAGAATATACTTATATTGTTAAATCTACTGAACGAGAATTTAATGATGCTGTAAAAGGTGATGTAGCTAATACAGTTGTTATTAGTATAAACATTGAACACGAATCTAAATTCTTAAAAGTTGCAACAGATAATCGTTCTGAACGTAATCTTGTATATTCTCGTATTATACCATTTAGAGATGCTGTTTTAAAAAATACTGCTAAACTTATGTCAGCTCAAGATTATATTGCTGGTGCTTCTGCTGAATTTGATAGAGCATTTGCAGATCAATTAGAAAATGGTATGTATGAATTAGAAGAAGTGTCAAATCATCAAGATGCTGATACTATTGGTAAACTTGGTAAAACACGAACAGTAAATGATAATTCTAACGGAGAAAGAAAAAAATATAAAATTAAATATGCTAAAAATTCACAAGGAGTTTTAGAACCTGTTAGAACTGGTGAATCATTAAGAGATGTATATGGATTAAAAGTTATTCTTGCCGTTGTTAATAAAATTGATTGGGAAGATAAATTTGATGAACGTTTAGATAAACAAAAAGAGCAAGTTGCTGCTACACAATTAGAAAAACAAATGGCAGAAAAAGCGGTATATAATAGAAAACGTTTATATGAAGAAGGTGAAGCTAATAAAGCAGGAGAACAAGCTAGATTAGAAAAACTACAAATAGAAAAAACTATTACTGCGGAAACAAATGCTAAAGTTGCCATATTCGCTTTAACTGAATCAAAAACACTATTTGATAAAGCAGTTATTGATGCAAAATCTAAAAAAGTTGCTGCTGACGCACAAGCTTATGAAAATCAAAAACTTGTAAGTGCTGGTTTAACACCTCAAGAAAAAATGAAATGGACATTTGATATTCAAAATGCTGTTTCTAAAAACTTAGCAAATACAAAATGGCCAGAAGTATTTATTAATCAAGCTGGTGGAGAAGGTAAAAAAGGACAAGCAAACGAAACATCAATATTATATGATTTATTAGGTGCAGAAGTTGCAAAACAAATGGTACCAAGAGTAAAAACAAGTGACTAAAAAATAATTTATAATATAAAAAAAAATGAATTTCATTAATGAAAATAATAAAATATTTTGATGATTATAGAATAGATAAAATATTAGAATATTATTCTGATGATTTATCAATAAAAGATGGTGCTTTACCTTTTTATTTATCAGATAATTTAAAAGCAATTTTAAAAGAAATAATACATCCAATTGCATATAAATTATTAAAAACATCAAAAGAAGAAGAATATAAAAAAGAAACGATGTTAGATGTTATTTATGACGAAAAAGATAAATTATCTTTTATTACATCTAATAAAATTATAGATATTATACACAATGATATTAATAAAATTAATAATTATAATAATTATACTATTAAAAGCTATATCAATTTCTATGAAAATGAATTAAAAAAATATAAAATAAAAATAAAAATAGGTAAATTAATAAATAAATTATTTCCTAATGAATTTAAACCAAACGGATATCCAGATAATGATATACAATCATTTATGGACATGTATGCCACTGTATTAACAAAAGATTATGATTTATTCGAAATAGTACAAGGTGATGATATTGTGCATTATTATAATAAAAATCAAATTGCATATTTTGATATAAATACACCATTAACAAATTCTTGTATGAATAAAGCTATGTGTAGTGGATTTTTAAAATTTTATGCTATAAATTCACCTACAGTACGACTGATAATTTTACATAATGAAAAAGATAAAAGTAAAATAGATGGTAGAGCTTTAATATGGAAACTTTCTGAAATAAATGATAAACAAGTTAAAAATAAATATTTTGTAGATAGAATATATTATAATTCAAATAATCATTTAATTAAATTTTTATCATATATTAAATCAAATGGATATTTACATAAAAGTAGACAAAATAGTGATGAAGATTGTCCTATATATGGTTATGAAAAAGATAAATCAGTAGAAATTAAAATGGTCGTTAAAGGTATTAAATGCCCTAAACCAGATGAATTACAATTTCCATTTCTAGATACATTATATAATTATAATCCATATGACGGGATATTAACAAACAATAATAACCATATACAATCTAATAAATATACACCATTATGGGATACATATGGTCAAAGTAATATAAGATATTCTAAGAGATATAACCAAGTTTTTGTAACGACTGATAAAGAATGGATTATAGATTTTATAAATAATGAATGGATTAAAAAAATAGATGCAGTTCATATTAGTATTAATCATAGATATACACATAAAGATAATATAGATAAATATTTTGTTAAATCAAAATATCATGATTCTTGGATACAAAAAAACGAATCAGAATATATAGAAAAATATAAAGATTGGGTATTAAAAGTTAGATTACATCCATATCATGGTTGGGTTTATAATAATTTCTCAGACGAATGGCTTAAAATAGAAGATAGTATATATTCAGATAGATTGTTTACTTATGTAGATATAAAAAATCATATTAAAATCTATAAAGATTATAGTAAACAAAAATTTATAGTTAGTTATGAGGATGATCCAACTGATGATTATTATAAATATAAAGGTGATTATTACTTTAATGATGTAAAAAAAGAAGATATTGACAAATATAATGAAATTAATAAAAACACATAACGAATTTATCATAGATAAATTATTTGAATTATTGGTTAATAATACAGGAAATTTACAACTTGTTTTTAGTGCTAAATTTAGATATTTAATTGAAAGTATTGATCATCCAATTGCTAGTAGAATGATAATTTCTACATATTCTAATCAACCATTTACTTTAATTGATATAACCGATGAAAATGATATGATTAGTTTTACTAGTTCGCCAAAATTAATTGATTATATTAATAATTATTATGAAAATGAAGATAAAACTAAAACAATATATGACGAAGATTTTTATGAAATTATTCGTGATGATAAAAATAAATTATGGGATAAATATAGATCAAAAATGAAAATTGGAAAATTAGTTAAAAAATTATATAAAGATAGATTCCCAGATAATGGATCATATGACTCTATTGAAACTTTTGTTAATCTTTATAAATCTAATTATACTTTAATGTTAAATAATACAGATAATTTATTTGAAATAGTATCAGGTAAAGATATAATAAAGTGGTATGATCAAAAACATTATGCACTTAACGGTAATAAAACAGTATTAAATCAGTCATGTATGTCTTATGGTTGCAATGATTACTTAGAATTTTATGCTATAAATTCACCTAAAGTTCGATTATTAATTTTATTTGAAAATGAAAATAGAGAAAGAATAGTAGCTAGGGCATTAGTTTGGGAACTTAGTGGTCAATTTAATGGAAGATTTTTTTTAGATAGAATTTATTATCAAAAACCACACATAATCGATTTATTTATTGAATATGCTAAACAAAATGATTGGTTTTGGAAAAAACATCAAAGTACAGGAGAAAATGAAATTAGTGGAAAAGGTTTAAAAGATAAATATCCGCGTTTAGAAGTTATAGGAATAAAACCACATACATATTTCCCGTATTTAGATACATTAAAATATTATAATTACACATTAAATAAATTGTCTAATTATAAAAATGGTGAAAATGGTGAAGATATATTATTAAATGATGCTGGTGGTGGTACATCAAATGCTAAATGGTCAGATTTTTATAAAAGATGGATATCAGATATCGATACTAATTTTATATATTGTAGTGTTGGAACACGTGATTGGAGAAATGGTGATAAATATAGACTTAAAGATGACTGCACATATATTAATAAGAATGATGATTTTCATGGTTGGATTCCTAATTCAGAGTTAGAAGAAAAAACCGAAAAAATAAACGGTAAAATAATATTAAAAGAAAAATATAGATGAATAATATTTTGAAAAATAATTTTTATTTACTATATTTGTAAGTGATAATTTTAACCAAAAAATATAAATTATGATTTTCATAGTATCAATAAGTATAATAATCATGATATTAACAATATTGTTGTACAATAAGTCAATAAATACAATTAAAAAAGAAATTAAAACAGATAATTCAGAATATTATTTTAATAAACAAATTGATAAAATTATTGTAATAAGTGTATTATTATCAATTAGTTTAACGTTATTAATATCAACATTAAGCATTTTATATTTATGAAAATAATAAAAATATTAGAAGGTGAAAAAGAACTTAAAACCCCCACAAAATATGGGTTTTTAAGAGTTATTGTTGAAAAATCAACTGGAGAACAATTTGAAAAAACTATGTATCCTGAAGAATATAAATATTTAATGTTCAAAAATAAATTATTAGACAAAGGCATAGATGAAAACGAATTAAATGAAATTTTAGATTTATATTCAAAATATTTAAATAGAAAAGAACACTGTTTGGGGTGGTAAATTTAATAATTTCTATAATAAAAAAATAAAAAATCGATGTTAAAAAAAATAGAATTAAATAATCAAAATACATTTTTTAAATATGATGAAAATACTTGGTATGATGGATATTTTGAATATGAAGTTAAATTTTATCAAAAATTATGTATACTTTCATCATTTTATGAAGTATATGGTGATACTGAATATATTAAAACATTAAATGATATTAATGACTTAAAAGATACATACGAATTATTAACTAATAAAATTTTTGAATAATGAATGCAAAAGAAGCAAGAAAATTGGCAGAAAAAAAACAACCAATTGTGCAAAAAAAATTAGAAAAATTCTATTTTAAATCCATAATTAACAATATTAAATCAAGAGCGGATGAAGGTCATTTTTCATATACTTGTTTTTATATTTTAATATCCCGATTTCCAGCTATTTATAATATTCTTATCGAACGTGGATACAAAATAGATGACGATGAATATCGTTCAACAATTTCATGGTAGATATAAAATATAAATTATTACCAATAAATTCCGAATCAGCTAAACTAAGAATAAAAAGACAAATTGATTAGATAAAATAACTATAGTAAAAGTTAACAACCATTAAATAAATATATAAAAATATGAAAATAAATTATAAATTAAAATATACAGAAGATGATGAACATCTTTGCATGGAAGATACTAAACGAGAAACAGAAAAATTTTCCTGGAATTATTTAACAATGCAATCATATTTGATATTAGAAGATGATTCTATACAAGAATATTTTACAATAGAAGAAAAAAATGAAAATTAGAAGTGGATTTGTAAGTAATAGTAGTTCAAGTAGTTTTATTATTTTAAAAGAATATTTAACTGATTTACAAATAGATATGATTAAAAATCATATTGAAATTGCTAAAAAAGTTGATAAAGAATCTATAAAAAATAGTAAAGATTTTGATGTATTTTTATATGAATACTATGAAGATTGGAATGTAATTGAAGATGAAATTTCACTACATTTATATACATTTATGGATAATTTTGATATGAAAGCTTTTTTAGAAAATGAAGTTAAATTTAATATTGATAAAATTATATTTGAAGAAGATGGTCATTTTTGGGGAACACCTAAACCTAAAGATTATCAGAAATTTAAACTTAATTATTTACGCAAAAAGAAAATAAATATAATTATTAAAAATTTAAAATAATGTTTATTCCTAATGATTATCTAAATACATATAAAAAAAATGATGTTGTAATATTATTAAAAGATATTGGAATATCTTACGGTATATTTACAAAAGGTCATTTATTTATAATTGATGGAGAAGATGGTTATGGTTATATAATGAAAGATATCGAAAATGATATAGTTGTTAAAAATATTCAATGTACTGATATATCATTGAATATAACACATCGAGAATCCAAAGTTTTACATATTAAAAGACAAGAAAAATATAAATTAGAAGAATTTTGTAAAAAAAATTGCCCTAATAAAGAAAAACTAATAGACGATAGAGATTATTACGATGCTTGTAAATTAGGAACAGGATACATAAATATTTGTAAACCTAAGATGGAATGTATAATTCATATAGATGATAATATCATTAATAAAGATGACTTTATGTCAGGTTATTTACGAAGATTAAAAATTGATAAATTAATAAATAAATGATAACTACAGAATTTATACAAAAAAATTTAGATGAATATTTAGAATTTAATAGTTCTTATTTATTTTTTTGTACCGATTATTTAGTAGTATTTGGTGGTGCATTAAGAGATATTATTTCTGGACAACCTTATAAAATAAATGATGTTGATATATTATGTTTACCACAATCTAAAAAAGCTGCTATGATTATTCTTGAAAGACAAGGATATAGACAAATACCTTTTTTTAATCCACATATATATAAAATGTATAAAGATATTAAATTTATTTTTCAACCTTTAAATTATATTAATAAAAATAGTCACATTGTTCAACTTATAACACCATATATACCATTTTGTAAAGATGAAAAACTAAGACAAGATAGAATGATTAAAGCATTTTTTAATTTATTAGTAAATGTAGATTTATCATCGAGTGGAGTATTTTTTAACGGTAAAAATTTATATGAAAGTAAACCTAATTCTATTATACATTGCCAAAACAAAAAATATAAAATTTACCCAAATGGAATAATGTATGATTCCAAAAGAGTTATACAAAGAATAAAAAATTTAGGTTCAGAATGGACAGAAATATTAGATGAAGAAACATATGACAATTCAAATAACAACCTGAATATAAAAGATTTCAAAGTTGAATTAGAAAAATTTTAATTAAATTTGCATTATGAAAGAACAAAATTTATTAAATATAGGAAGAAAGATATCTTACTTATTACGACACAATAACGAAAATTTAGAAATGGATGCCCAGGGTTGGGTTGATGTAAAAACATTACTAATTAAATTAAAAATAGATAAATTAACATTAAATGAAATAGTTTTAACGAATGATAAACAAAGATTTGTTTATAACGAAGATGGTTCAAAAATAAGAGCGAATCAAGGACATTCTTTAGAATTTGTTAATATAGATTTTCCGGAATCTATTCCTCCAAAAATTTTATTTCATGGTACAAAAAAAGAAAATATTAAAGACATTTATCTTAAAGGATTAAAGAAGATGAGTAGAAAATATATTCATTTGTCTGATAATAAATCTACAGCACGTAATGTTGGTTTAAGACATTCTAAAAATGAAGAACCTATTATATTAATTATTGATACTGAAAAAATGTATCAAGACGGTTATAAGTTTTACATTTCAGAAAATAAAGTTTGGTTAACTGATTATATTCCTTCTGAATATATTAAATTTGAATAATTTATGGATATAGAATATATTATATATGATATAAATAAATTAATAAATGATCATATTGAAAAAACTAAATATATTGTTAAAACTCATTTTATAACAGATACTGAATTTAGATGTATATCAGTATTTATTTTAGGTAATTCTATGGATTTATTAAAATTTGATGCATTCAAGGTAGAGCTATTTAAAAAATTTAATTTATATATATCAGACTTTATAGAAATAGAAGATGGTAAAACATTCAATATATATATTTATAGTGATGAATATTTTAGAAGAAAAAAATTAAATCATGTAATTAAAAATATTAATAACAATGGGATTTAATTTAAGATCAGTTGTATGTGATAATTGTAATATTATTGTTTTATTTGAAAATTTTGCTGATTTTAAACATATTAGTGAAATAGATATATTTAATAATTCTATTCCAATACCTGATGGTTGGTATATAACAGAAAAAAATTATTTATATTGTTCACAATGTTTAAGAACTAAAAAAATTAAAATTTTGTCAAATAAATAATTTTTCGTATCTTTGTATCAAATTATACAGATATGATAAAAAGATTTGATCTTAAAAACATAGAAAAACTTAAAGATTTTGATCGTTACGAAGGTTCAAGACGTACTGAAATTAAAGCTTATGACAGAGTTATTGAATATAGAGGATTTGAAATTGTAAGAAATAGTTATATTCCAGTTGGCGCAGAAGGATATTGGGAAATTCCAAGATTAAAGTATTTTGGAATAGGTGGAATTAAAAAAGGATTTTTAACAGTATCTATTATTCAATCTAAAGAAGCAATTGATAAATATTATGAATTTAATAAACAATTACAAGAACTAGAAACTATATAATTATGATAAGAAACGGTATAGAATATTTCAAAACAGAATGGATTGATATAATCAATCATAATGGAATAGATTATATAAGAAAAGAATGTATTATGTATACAGATTTTCATACAATTAGTTGGAATACTTATCCAGATGATCATAGAATTGGCGGACCGTTGGAATATTATAGTAAGCCGATGGGATGGGGTGACGATAATGGAATGTTAAATAACGGCGCACCTGTACCAGAATTAGAAACTATTTTTCAAACCGAAATAAGACAATCACAATAAAAATATTTAAATTATGAGAACCAAACCATTATATTTTTATAGAATAACTGATAAAGTTTATGTCATATACAAACTTTCTAATTATACTCCTTATCCTGTTAAAGAAATACATGTTGGACTTGCTTATAATAGACAACAAAATTATAGTGTTAAATTTTTAAAATTAAAAGAAAAATATAATCTTCTTGAACAAGAAGGAACGCAAATAACATCAAATAGTCATTCTGATTTTTGTAGTAGATTATATCTTGGACATAAGTTTAATGAATTTATTTTACCAAGTAATTGTTTAGAATATTGTAAACATTTCTATAATACTAAATTTCAAAACAGAAAAAGAAAAAACGATTTAGGACTTTATATACACACTTCATTAGAAGCAAAATATAAAGAAATAGAAAAAGTTAAAGAATTAATGAAAGTTAATAAAGATGCATATCAACTAATATATGACGTATTAAATGAATTTATAGAAAAATTAAAAAATATACAAAATCAAATAGATAATTTATAATGAAAAACATAACATTAACTGATTTAGAAAAAAAGATATTATTTTCTTTAATTAATAATTTATATGCTGAACCTGGATTTAGTGATGTAGGTGTTAAAGAAATAGCTAATGAATTAGATATGTCTAATAATCAAGTTAAAGGTGTAATTGGTTCGTTATGTAAAAAAGAAGTAATAGTAGTGGGTGAAAATGAATATCAAGATTGCATATATTTAAATAATTCTTTTTGGTATTTGCATCCAGAATGGAAAAATGAAATGATAGAAGAAGATAAAATAATAATTACAAATTTATAAATTATGCCAATAGGATACGACGGAAATATAAGTAAACCTTATATAAAATCATTAGAAATATCTAAAATAGAAAAAGAAGTTCTATTTGCCTTAATATCTGAATTATATGGTGATCCTGGAACAAGTAATATAAGTATTGTTGACATTGCTGATAAAATACAAATATCTAAAAATAAATCCGAAAAAGTTGTTGAAAGTCTAGTAAAAAAAGAAATATTTTTTATGGATGATAAATGTGATAATATAATTCATTTATGTAAACCTTTTTGGTATTTACATAGTGTTTGGTCAAGTGAAGTTGATGAAAAAGATTTTAAAAAAATTGATAATTTAAAATAATTATAAATAAGTGATATGATTGGTAGTGAATATAAAAATATTAAAATGATTTTAAGAATAAAACTTATCGGTCAAAAAAGTATAAAATTAAAATTTGTCAAAGTTCATCCTAATATATTGAGTTGTGTTGATGATTCATTTTTTTATAGTAAAGAACAAATATTTACTTTTACAAAAAGCTCATATTTAACGTTAATAACTCCAACTAGACTTACAATACCATCTTATAATAATAGTAATAGAGTATCATCATATGTATTTAGAAATGAAGATGAAAGATATAGAACACTTGTAAGATTAAATAAAGCATTATTAGAATTTTCATATTCTGATCATTTTAAATTGATTAATAAAGTATATGATAATAACAAAATTAAATATTTAAATAATAATTGGATAGTATATTAATATGCCTGATTTATCTTCAAATATAAAATTATCTATTAAAGTAGAATTAATTGGTGAATTAGCTATTAAAATTACATTCATAAAAGCACATAATAAATTGATTGATTATTATAATGATATTATTTTTTATAGTTATAAAAATTTTTTTAGTATTAAAAAAGGTCTTTGGCCAGTATTTACACCAAATGCATTTATTTTTCCTAAAAAACCAGAAGGAAACAATGTATGTTCATATGTATTTAGAAATGAAAAAGAAAGATATAAAACACTTTTAAAATTTAGTAAAACATTAAAAGAACTTTCACTTTCTAGTCATTTTTATTATGAAAATATTAATTTCAAAGATAATACATTATTGTATTATAAAAATAATTGGACATTATACTAAATATGAAAGAACCTTATCCATATAGATTTAAAACTGAAGCTGAATTCATAAAAGAATTTGGTAAAAATTGGAATATCAATAAAGGTGGTCGTGTTGATTGGATATCAAGTATGGATTATTTATTTGGCATTTCATATCCTTATTTTGTTGATAAAAATAAATTATTACCAAAATTAAATGGTTGGTCAATATCTTGGGATATGTTAACAGAAAATAAACCAACTGAACCTGATTATACACCAAGAAGAAAAAAGAAATGACAGAACATTATCCATATAGATTTAAGACTGAAGCTGAATTCATAAAAGAATTTGGTAAAAATTGGAATATCAATAAAGGTGGTCGTGTTGATTGGGCAATACCAAAAATGAATAATCTTTTTGGTACACCATATCCTTATTTTGTTAATAAAAATAATAAAATGTTATCAAGATTAGATGGTTGGTCAATATCTTGGAATATGTTAACAGAAATTAAACCTGATTATACACCAAGAAGAAAAAAGAAATGACAGAACATTATCCATATAGATTTAAGACTGAAGCTGAATTCATAAAAGAATTTGGTGAACGCTGGAGATTTCAAAAAATAAGATCTGGTTGGAATAACGATATGGATTATTTATTTGGCATTCCATATCCTTATTATGTTGATGAAAATAAATTATTACAGAGTTTAAGTTATTGGACAATATCTTGGGATATGTTAACAGAAAATAAACCAATAGCACCTGATTATACACCAAGAAGAAAAAGAAATGATAAACATAATACATCATATTATCAAGAATATAGTTATTAGATTTGATAATATGATATATTAATGAATTAGATATAATAGAAAATATTTTAAAATATGGTGTAAAAGAAAGAGTACTATATTATAAACCCAAAAATAAAATGTTAAATTTACGAGATAGAGATAACGAAAAAATAAGACAATTAGTTGATATAAATGGTTGGGAATTACCTAAATATTTTGTAGGAGACAAAGTTAGATTATTTAAAAATGCTGAAAGTTTAGTTAAAAGCACTTACTATTTTAAAGTTTATAAGTTTGCTTGGCAACGAGATTCAAATACTTTTCTATATAGAAATATAGATAAATCTTTAACTATTATAGAAAAATATAAACATAATATAAATGAACCTTGGTGGTCATTGTTAAGAGATGATATGGGTTTTGAAATGTTTTTTTTAGATATTACTATTCTACCAAATATACCTGATTATACACCAAGAAGAAAAAAAATAAAAGAACATTATCAATATAGATTTAAAACTAAAGCTGAATTTATAAAAGAATTTGGTGAAAACTGGATATAAAGAACACGTAATTATACATAATATAGGTTATATTTGTAATAATAATAATAAATTTGTATCTTTACAAAATTATTTTAAAAACTTAGATAATATAATAAAATGACAGAACATTATCCATATAGATTTAAAACTGAAGCTGAATTTATAGAAGAATTTGGTGAAAATTGGAATATTGGTAGAAGAGGTACTGTTGATTGGGCAATACCAAAAATGAATTATTTATTTGGCATTCCATATCCTTATTATTATGTCGATAGATTAGAAATACCATTTACAAGATTACCAAGTTTTGATGGTTGGTCAATATCATGGGATATGTTAACAGAAAATAAACCAATTACACCTGATTATACACCAAGAAGAAAGAAATGACAGAACATTATCCATATAGATTTAAAACTGAAACTGAATTTATAAAAGAATTTGGTGAAGATTGGGGGTTGGGGTTTCACAAAATACAAGCTGGTTGGAATATACGTATGAATAAATACATTGGTACACCATATCCTTATTATGTTGATAAAAATAAATTATTACCAAGATTAGATAATTGGGGAATATCTTGGGATATGTTAACAGAAAATAAACCAATAGCACCTGATTATACACCAAGAAGAATTAATAAATATAAATAAATAAATAAAAACTATGAGTATAAAAATTTTTTCTGGAACAGCATCTAAAAAACTAGCTAAAAAAGTAGTAGAAAAATATTCTGATAAAAAAACATTAAATAATATCAGTATTAAAAAATTTAGTGATGGTGAAATTAAAGTTCGTTTTGGTGAAACAGTAAGAGAGAAAAAAATATTTATAATTCAATCTACTAATCCAAGTAGTGATAATCTGATTGAATTATTTTTAATGTTAGATGCTGCTAAAAGAGCATCTGCAAGAAAAATTTGTGCCGTTATTCCTTATTTTGGATACGCTAGACAAGATAGAAAAGACGAACCACGTGTTCCGGTATCAGCTAAATTAATGACCAATTTAATAACTGCTTCTGGTGCTGATAGAGTTATAACAATTGATTTACATGTTGATCAAATTCAAGGATTTTTTGATATTCCAGTAGATCATTTAAGTTCAAGTTTTATATTTATTCCTTATCTTAGAGAAAATTTTTCTATTGATAATATGGTTTTTGCATCACCAGATGTAGGAGGTTCAAAAAGAGCAAGTCGTTATTCAAATGCATTTGATACTGATTTAGTACTTGTTCATAAAGAAAGAGGTACTAATGGAGATGTATCTAAAATGAAACTTATCGGTGATGTAAAAGGCAAAGATGTTTTCTTTATTGATGATATCATTGATTCTGCTGGAACAATTTGTAAAGCTGCTGATTTAGTTATGAATAGTGGTGCTAAATCAGTTAGGGCTCTTATAACACATCCTATATTATCAGGAAATGCTTATGATAATATTAATAATTCTAAATTAGATGAATTGATAGTTACTGATACTATTCCTATTCAATCAGAACTAAGTAAAAAAATAATAGTATTATCTACTGATGAATTACTTGCACAAGCAATTAAAAGAATTGCAAGTGGGCAATCTATTAGTAGAGATATTTTTGGTGCAATGTAAAATTTATATATATGAAAAAATATCATTTAAAAATATTATACCCTAGTAATAGTGATGAATATGAACGTCAATATTACATTGATATGTTAGAAGCATATAATTATATTATTGAAAATTCATCAATTATATTTTTAGATGAAGATGGAGAAACCATAAGTTTATATCCTGCAAATTTTACTATTATTGAAAAAATAGAATATATTTAATTAAATTTGTAAAAAAAAAATTATGAAAGAATATTTTTTAGTAACTTGGCACGAATCGGGTGATGAAATTCATTTTGTATTATTAGATATGTGTCATTATGATTTTATAATAACTACAATAAATGAAGCATTTGCTAATCCTAGAGGAGTTGATGGGTATGATTGGGAAATAGCAGATAAAATTACATCTTTTATTCATAAATATGAAAATGGCACATTTCCAAATCAGGAAAAAAATTATTTCATACAAACACATTGTAATGAAGAATGGCCTTTTAATGGTTATAATATTAAACGAATTTTAAGTTTACCATATTTAGGATATTAAAATGAAAATTATAACAAACGAAATAACTATGATAGATGGTTCTGTCGGTATAGTTATAGATACTGATAAATATAAACTATTTAAATCAGATGATTATAATTTTTTTTTTAATAAGAAAGACGGATTTTTTGTTAGATGGGGAAATAGAAAAGGTACAGAAAAACCAAAAATAGTAAGTGGTGCAAGTTTAATGATTTATAAAATTTGGACTGATTTTTTTGGTAAGATCGATTTAAAAGAATTTTTAATGGACTTAGAAACCGATGGAAATATGTATCAATTTTTACCAGAAATTGCTGATATAGAGTTGAGTACATCTTGTCATGGGGTAAAAGGAATAGGACCTTGTTCTTTTTGTTATAAATCTAACCATCCTCAAATAAATGGTGAAGGTAATATGTCATTAGATACATTTAAAAAATTATTTAATAAATTAATTCCAACTATAACTCAGATTGCTTTTGGAATTACGGATATAGATGCAAACCCTGATATGTGGGAAATATTTAATTATTGTAGAAATAATGGTGTAATTCCTAATGTAACAATAAATGGTGATCGTATGGCACCTGAATTATTTGATAAATTAGCATCTACAATGGGTGCAGTCGCTGTTAGTTTTTATAATAAAAATTTAACATACAATGCTATAAAAGAATTGACAAATAGAGGAATGAAACAATGCAATATTCATTATATGTTATCAACAGAAACATATGATAATGCATTTAAATTAATGAAAGATATAAAAACTGATTCAAGATTAAAATCACTTAACGCCCTGGTATTTTTAAGTCTTAAGAAAAAAGGTCGATCAGTTGATAATGCATATTCGATATTAAGTAATGAAAAATTTAAAAATATTGTAGATTATGCATTAAATAATAATATTCCTATTGGATTTGACTCTTGCACTCAACCAAAATTCGTAAAAGTGATACAATCAAGACCAAATGCAAAAAATATAGAAAAATATACAGAGAGTTGTGAAAGTACATTAAACTCATTATATATCAACTCATTAGGTTTTTTTTATCCATGTAGCTTTTCAGAAAATGTAAAAAATGCACCAGGAGATTGGTCTGAAGGAATAAATGTTTTAGAAATTGATAATTTTATGAAAGATGTTTGGTTAGCTAAAAAAACAAGGGATTTTGCTAATATAACTATTAATAATAAAACTTGTGGGATTGCTTGTCCAATATATCAAATTTGATATTTTTTAATTTGGTTTATAAAATATTTTATTATATCTTTGTATAATAATTTTTAAATACTTATATTAACTTAAATTAAACACAAAATGAAAAAATTAGGATTTATTTTATTTGCAATTTTAATGATTGCATTATCTTGTTGTCCAAGTGCAAATGCACAAACAACAGTGGTTCCCGAAAAAACAATTACTGTAAATGAAAGTGATTTAACACCTGATCAATTAGCTAAAATTAAAGCTGAAAAAGAATTGAAAATGTTGGAAGATAAAATATCACATTATGGTAAATGGGTAGGTGTTGGTAGTGAAATTGGTTCAGTAATCAGAGAAGGATTATTTGCAGTTAAAGATGTTGCTGTTGAATTCAGTGGTACAAATGTAGGAAAATTCACAATGTATTTAATAGCCTGGAAAGTAATGGGTAAGGATGCTGTTAGAATTATAATAGGTATTTTACTCATAATAATATGTTCAATATCTCTTCCAATTTTTTATAAAAACCAATTTGGTATTAAAAAAATAGCTAAAACAAAAGTACCACTAATACGAAGATTATGGGATACAAATATAGAATATGAAATAATTAAACCTGTTGATTATGATGGTGATGCTTTTGTTAAATTTCTATATATGTTATTATTTGTTGGACAATTTGGAATTGCTTATGCAATAATGTTTGGTGGAATGTAAAACAAATTTAAAAATATACTGATGGAAAAATTTAAATTTAATGGATATATATTTGATATAATTGAATCTTTTGTTTCTAATGATATAGAAGGAGATAATGAATTTGAAGTTAAAAAAACTAATAAAATTATCAAAAAAGAAGTATATCCTATTTTTCCAATACATATAGGTGGAAAATTTCGTTGGTTTAAAAAATGCATAATTGTTTATAGACTTTATATATTACGTAAACAATATTTCAATGATGAGTGGACATATCGTAAATATTGGGGTAAGTGGAAATATGAATGGTTATCAGAAGAAATAATTGATATGATTTAAGATATGGATAGATCATATCAATTATTTATAAATTACTAATATGGCAAAAGAAAAATTTAGAATAGGTGGAGAAGAATTTACTATTATAGAAACAATAGATTCAAATGATATTAATATTCATCCACATCGACATTATGAAATTAAAATAACTAGTCGTATATATAGAAGAACAATATTTCCTATTATACCTGTTGTTATTATGAAACATTTTTGTTGGTTAAATAAATATGTAGTAACATCTAGGCTTCAATTTAAACGTATAGTTAAATTTAATGATAATTTATCATTCGAAAATCCTTGGTTAAGATGGAGACGTTCTTGGGTAGATGAAAAACTTGAAATTTTTAGTTAATTGTTCCACGTGGAACAAAAAAATATGAAATGTATTATTTATTAAAAATAGTCGGTGAAACAAAAAATATACCTAATAGTATAATAACTATGAGAAAAGGTAAAATAACTACCTTTGAAAATTTATATGATGATTGTACAAAATTACAATATGATCTTAGTTATAAAGGTGTAAAATATATTATAACTTGTTTTGAAATTACTGTTTATAGTGATAATGATGAAATGTTAGGTGTAACTAGTTTAAATGCATTTAATAAATATATTATTGCTGAAAATAAATATCCTGAAGATATAAAAGAAATACTTAAATACAATTAATATATATTAAAAATTATAAACAAAACTGACAAAATAGCATATAATGTAAATTGGTATTATATTTGACATACCAAAAGTAAGGTAGATAAAAAAGAAAAGTTGTTTAGAAGTATAACATGATAAATACCGCAATTGCAACGGTCAAACTTCTTAATGGAGAATATTATCGGGATTATTTTTTATCTACCAATTTTTTTAAAACAATATAAACAATGGCAAAAGATTATTACAATATACTAGATATAGATAAAACTGCAACTAAAGATGAAATAAAAAAAGCTTATAGAAAAAAAGCTGTTCAATATCATCCTGATAAAAATCCAAATAATCCAGAAGCAGAAGAAAAATTCAAAGAAGTATCAGAAGCATATGAAATATTATCAGATGATAATAAACGAAGTAATTTTGATCAATACGGAACAGCAGAAGGAAATCCTTTTGGTAGTGGTGGATTCGGTGGGTTTAGTGGATTTGGTAGTCAACCATTTGGTGGTGGATTTAATATAAATGATATATTTAATACATTTGGTGGGTTTGGTGGAAATAATAGAAGTGGTCAAAGAAAATTTAAAGGACAAAATATTCAAATTAAAATAGATTTGACTTTAATAAATGTCAGAGATGGTTTAGAAAAAACTGTTAAATATAATAGAAATATCGGTTGTTCAAGTTGTGATGGATTTGGTGGTGATACTAAACAATGTTCTAAATGTAATGGAAACGGTATTATACAGGTAACTAGACATACACCAATAGGAACTATGTCAACTACAACTACTTGTGATCAATGTAAAGGATTAGGAATAATTATAATAAATTCTTGTAAAAAATGCAATGGAAATGGAGTTGAAAATTCTGAAACAGAATTAGTTATTAAAATACCAAAAGGTGTTGAAGATGGAAGTAAATTTCAAGTTCATAATAAAGGACATGCACCTGAACGACCAGGAAATAACGGTATTAACGGTGATTTAATAGTATTTGTAAATGTAATTAAACATAAACATTTTGAAAGAAGTGGTAATAATATAATTTATAAATTAGAATTACCAATAACTAAAATTATCTTAGGTGGAAAAATTAATATTCCAACATTAGATAATGAGGCTATAATAAATATTAAACCTCATACTAAAAATGGTGAAGTATTAAGATTAAAGAAAAAAGGTTTATCAGATCAAGGAGGAACATTAGGTGATGAATTAATCTATATAAGTGTTGGTGTTCCTAATGAAATAACAGATAAAGAAAAAGAATTATTAGAAAAATTATCTAAACAAAATAATTTTAAATGTTAAATAAAGTGATTTTTTTTGTAAATTAAAAAAAAATTACTATCTTAGATGTTAATTATTAAAATAGACAAATAACAGTATTAACTTAAATTAAACTAATTATGAGAGAAAATTTCGAACACGACTTTAACCTTTTTCGTAAAGATAAAGGTATTAGTGGAATAGCTATGGGTGATTATATAGATTTCCAAAATAAAGCATATGACCACCTAGATATACAGAATAGAGCTAGAGTTTCTGGTCATATTAACCCTTCAATTATCGAGGAAAGACCAATGAACATAACACAGTTGGATGTGTTCAGTAGATTGATGATAGACCGTATAATTTTCCTTGGAACAGGAATAGATGATACTGTTAGTAATATCGTTACTGCTCAATTATTGTTCCTAGCATCTCAAGATAGCGAAAAACCAATTGACTTGTATATTAACTCAGGAGGAGGTTCGATTGTAGCTGGATACTCAATATTTGACACTATGGATTTCATTAAACCAGATGTTAATACACTTGTGACTGGAATGGCAGCTAGTATGGCATTTATTTTATCTATCAATGGCATTAAAAGATCAGCTTTAAAACATAGTCGTTTAATGTTGCATCAACCTCTTGCTACAATAGGTCATTCACAAGCAACAGATATCGGAATTAGATATAAACAGATTCAAAGATTTAAAGAAGAAACTAATGGAATTATTGCTGACAAATGTGGGCAATCATTAGAACAAGTTAAAATTGATGCAGAACGAGATTTTTGGTTGACTTCATTTGAAGCAAAAGAATATGGTGAAAAAGGAGCAATTGACACAATTATTGGTGAAGAAGGTAATTAAAATATAATTAATTTAAATAAAAAGCCCGCTTTATATAAAGTGGGCTTTTTATTTTTATATATACCAGTATAAACAAATCAAAATAATTATGACAATGTATATTTATGGGTTGTATACTAATATGGATAATGATATACGATATGTCGGAAAAACTAATAATTTAGAAAAGAGATTATATGAACATTTAAGTGATACTATTAGAAATTGTAAAACATATAAACATAATTGGATACGAAAAGAATTGAAAAAAGGTAATCAAATAAAAATTAAAATATTAGAAAAATGTAATAATAATGATTGGATAGAAAAAGAAAAATATTGGATTAAAAAATTACCGAATTTAACTAATCATACTGGTGGTGGTGATGGAGGTCACGGATTATTATATACAATTTCTTATGAAGATGCAAAAAAAATAGCACATCGTTTAAATATTAAAAGTGGAAACGATTGGGAAAAAAATCATAAAAATATTAAAAATAAATATAATTTACCATTTAACCCTAATATAACATTTAAAAATAATGGTTGGATTAGTTGGGGGGATTTTTTAGGGACCAATAAAATTCAAGATAACAAAATAGTAGAAAAATATATATCATACAATGAAGCTAAGAATTATATTAAAAATTATATAATAGCTAATACTATTGAAGAATGGAAAATGAAACTAAAAAATAATGAAATACCAGAAACTATTCCAAATAGACCAGATAGATTTTATGCTAATAAAAATAGAGGATGGGTTAGTTGGGGTGATTTTTTAGGAACTAACAGATTAGCACATAAAAATAAAAATTTTGTTTCATATGAAGAAGCTAAAAAACTTATTAAACCATTAAATATTAAAAGTAGATCGGAATGGAGAAAATATAATAAAAAAGTTATAGAAAATTTAAATATACCTTTAACACCATCTTCAACATATAAAAATAATGGGTGGATTAGTATGGGTGATTTTTTAGGAACTAATAAAGTTCGAGATAATAAAATAGCTGAAAATTATATATCATATGAAGAATCTAAAAAATATATTAAAGAAAAAATTAATATCAAAAGCAAAAAAGAATGGATGTTGAATGCCAAAAATAATAAAATACCAGAAATTATACCAAATCATCCAGAAAATTATTATAATAAAAAAGATAGGGGTTGGAAAGGTTGGAAAGATTTTTTAAATAAAAATAATTAATAATATTATAATCTTTTTCATTTATTAATATTCATTTTTCTTTATATATTAAACTTTAATTTCTTTTTAAAATATATCTTAAAAAAGAATTATTATTTTTTGGAACCTAATATAACTTTATTAATATGTAATGATAAAATTGTAGAATTAGAAAATGCTAAATTTGAAGATGGATATGCTTACTCAAAAAATAGAATAAAAAATAACTTAGTAATTGATTGTTATTCATCTACTTCTGTTATAAATTATATTACTGAATTATATGTAAAATTTAATATAGATAAATCTACTGATGAAATTCAATTAATCGGTGAAGATTTAATTATCGTGTTTAAAAATCCTATTATAGAATCTTATACTATTAATAATTTAAATTATAAAGTTAAATTTAATATAGTTGCAACTCATATTCAATATTATGATGATGTTAAAATATTTCTAAGGGAGAAAAAAATAAAAAAAATATTGCAATAGATTAATGATTAGAAAATCAAATATTAATGATATACCTGATATTCTTTATTTATACAATCAGATTACAATTAAAAATATGATAAAAGAAGTAAAAAATACATCATATGATTTTGAAAAATATATAGAAAATAATAGTTCATATGTTCATATTACTGATATGAAAATTACAGGATTTATTTTGTATTTTAATCATTTTACGTGGGGATATATAGAATTAATATGTATAGATGATCAATACAGAAAAATCAATACAGAAAAAAAGGAATAGGGAAAAAAATAGTAAATCACATAATAAATATACATCCAGAATGGAATTGTACTGAATTGTGTTGTCATATAGAAGATGACATAGCTATGAATTTTGTTGAAAAAATAGGATTTGTAGAAAGTAATCAAATTACAAAATGGTATAAAAAATAAAAAAGCCGCTGTTGAGCGACTTTTCATAGGGATCGGGGTAGATCATATTTCAAATATAAATCCCTACTTTATGAGTTCCAAAATGATTTGATTTCTGATTTAATAATTTTAAATATCCAGGTTGCGGCAGCTAAATAAACACACCATCTAAATATTTGATAAAATTCGTGTGAATATAAATTCAATAATTCTGGAAACATTCCAGCAACTAAAATTATAAGACCTATTCGATTAAGCCATACGTTTTTAGAAATAAAGGGATCTTCTTTTTTTTCTCCTTTTTTTAATTCTTCCGCTAATTTTTGAATATCTGAATTTTCCATATTTATAATTTTTAATTACCAAAACTCACATTATATAATTTTTCTATTCTTTCAGGTGTTAAAGAAGGGTACAAACCAGGTGCAATTCCGTGTTGAAATTGTCCATCAATTTTCCATTCAAGAAGTTTTTGTAATCTTCTAAATTTTCTATCTAATTCATCCCAAAAATTAATATTTTTTTCTTCCATTTTATTTTTCTACTTTTTTAAGTTTTCTAATTTTACGTTTTCGGGTATTATTATAACTTTTAATAGATTTTCTATCTTCAACATCTAAATGTTTTATTTTATCTATATGTGGAGCTTGATGTTTTATTTTCATAATATTTTTAATTAAAGTTTTAAAAACCAATCTGGATCTTGTTTATTTCTTTGTTTTTTAAGCTTATTTAATTCAATTTCTTCTTTGGTTGTTAAATCCCTACGTTCCTATAAGTCTAATAAATTATTTAGTTTTTTATATAGAACAGTAAGTTCCATAATATTTATTTTAAATTCACCACAAAGATACGAATAATAATTTAATCCACCAAATCCATATTTCTTCTTTCTTCTTCTATTAATGAATTAATATCTTCCATTGAATAAGCATATTTATATTTTCCGTATAATGCTGCTTCAATATATGTATCTGAATAATTATATTTTAAATATTTTTTAATATCTTCCCTTATTATCTGTTCTGTAGTTTTATATATTAGTTCTGTTTCATCATAAAATTCATTAACTAAACTTTTATAATTTTCTGACTTTTGAATATAATTTTCAAATTTTTTAAGATGTTTCATTTTTAAATATATGGTTTAATTTTTTTGTACATAGGAGATTTTAATTCATCCTGTGCTAATAAAGGTTTAACATTTTCTACATTCTGAAATTTATCAGTTGAACTTATTATTATTATTATTTTATGCATTAATCGTTCAATGATTCTTTTATATTTATCTAGCCCTATACTTTTTTTAAGATTATCTGAACCATTATTAAACCATTGAACATCTACTAGTTCATTATTAATTAAGTCCTTTAAAACGCTTAAAAAAGGTATTAGAATGGATATATTACGTATCATTTTATTTACTGTTGAAATATTTTTATCAAATTGTTTAGCAACTGAAGTAAATAATTCCAATAACAGATTTATTTTATTAATAACATCATTTATTTCTTCTTCTGTAATTCCTTTTTCTAATGCAAAATTAAATAACGTTTTAATTTTATCTTTATTTTCCCTAGTGAGTATAGATATTGCACAGATAGTTAATAAAAGTGTATTATAATTTGATTCATTATTTATTAATTTTGATATAATTAAATTGATATTTATTATAGCTAATTGATATTTTAATATACTATAAAAATCTAATTTAACATCTTTAATTATTTTTCTTAATAAAAAATAATCACTATTTATATTAAATTTTTCAAACTTTTGAATATATTTCATATAGTATATATTAAATTTATTTTGATTAATTTTTTTAATTGAAATTTTTAAATTATATTTGTATATGAAATATTTAATAGCAGATCATCATTGGGGTCATGGTGGAATTATAAAGAATACACAAAGACCATTTGAAAGTATTCATGAAATGAATGAATATATGATTGAAATGTGGAATTCTGTAGTAGGTGAAGATGATGAAGTATATCACTTAGGTGATATGTCTTATAAAATTAATCCTCGATTGTTTGGAGAAATTTTAGAAAGATTAAATGGAAAAATCTATTTAATTAATGGAAATCACGATAAAATTAAACTTATTGATAGATTTAAAGATAGATTTGAATGGGTTAAAGATTATTATAGATTTCCATATGAATATAAAAATGAAATATATGATATGATTTTATTTCATTATCCTATATATTCTTGGAATAGAATGTGGAAAGGTTCTATTCACGTACATGGACATACTCATAATAATTCAATTGATTTTGATATGAAAAATCCAGGAAGATCTGTAAATGTGGGTGTTGAATTATTAAACTATAAACCTATTTCAATAGAAGAACTTATTGAAAATGTTGGAAAAAAAATAGTTAAAATACCAAATAAAAAAAGTACAATATAATTTGTTTTTGATATAAAAATTGTTATATTTGTATATAATAGTAAACTTAATATAAATTTTAAAAAACATAAACAATGCGAAGAGAAAAAATATCTATGATCGCATCCCAAAGATTAATAGAGTTGTTGAGTAGAATGAATCATCAAATATCATATGAGTTATCAGAAATGATAAGATGGAAAACTAATACTGTCATATCTTATCTTGATTTTGGTGATGAAGAAGATAGTGTTACATTTATTTATTCAAATAAATTAATTGAATTAATGGATGAAAATCTTGATACATGTAATTCACGTGCTTGGGTTGAAAAAAGATCAGAAATGAGAATTGGAAAAATTATTAAATTAATTTTCAAAGATAGATATCCTATTAATATGCCAAAAGGTGATAACTATACAGGAACACCATATGATATAGAAACATTTGTTAATATTTTTAAAAAAGAAAGAAATAAAAAAGTTAATTATAAAAATTTTTCGGAAGTAAAAGGATCTACTCTTGTAAAATGGTATAACTATAAACAACACACTAGATTTGCTAATGAAGAAACATCATTAGGTAAATCTTGTATGCGACACGATAAGGCAAGTAATTTTCTTAAAATGTATGCATTAAATGAAGATAAAGTTAATATGCTTATTTTAAAAGATGATGAAGGAAAAATTAAAGCAAGAGCTTTAATTTGGTATCTAGACAATATGGATAGAATATTAATGGATAGAATATATTCTGTTAATGATTTTGATATTGAATTATTTAAAGATTATGCAAAAGAACGTGGATGGTTACATAAATATCGTCAAACATATGGTTGGTCACAACCAATTGTTGATACTAGAAATAATAACGTACTTTCTTGGGAAAAGATATATATGGAAGTTAGATTAAAAAATTATAATTTTAAAAAATATCCATATTTGGATACATTATCTGTATTTAATCCAACTACTGGAGTACTATGTAATAATGGTGATTTGTTAAGAAAAAAACCATATTTACATTTAATGGATTACCAAGGTAATTATTTAGTCGAATATGAAGATCGTGATATGATTTTTAGTCAGTTATATAATCGTGAAATTTTAAGATCAGAAGCTATTTATTGTTCGATTGATAATGATTATGTTCGTGATGGTGATCAAATATATGTTCATAATACAGGTGGAGAATTTGCTACTCGTGGTAGTAATAGAATTGTAGAAACACAAGTCATTAATAAGAAAATATATTTCTTAAGAGATTATTGTATTTTTTCTGAATATATGAATAGTTGGATTTTTAAAGAAAGTTCTAAAATTGCTTATCTTGATAAAAATAAAAAAGAAAAAGTATTAATTCATAGAAGATTAATTGGTAAATTTTTTGAAGAAAAAAATGGGAATTTATTTAAAATAGTATGGGATGGAAAAGGTGAAACACCTAAATATTATGATTATAGGGAACAAATTTCAAAACATTTAAATCCTGTTTTAGACCAACAACCACAAAGAAGAAGAAATATATCAAGTATGGGAAGTAATCCATTTAATGTAATTGGATTATCACGTACTGTACCTACTTCTGATAGATCAGTAGTTGTTAGAAATACTCTTGATAGGCTTGGTGTACAATTACAAGATTTTAATGATTTTAATTTTACAATTCAATCTGCATCATCAAGATCTATAAATTCAGAAATTGATATAAGTGGTGTTGATATAAGTGGTGATGATATAACACAAGGAGTAGATAATCAAGTTTTAACAGGAACAACTTCAAATAGTAATAATCAAAGTCAAGATAGTAGACCAATTATTGCTAATATTATACGAAGAAATAGAAATAGTAATGGTGATGTTATTGAATATTATGATAATGGAGCTATATATGAAATTGCACAAACTGGAAATATAATAGTATTAAATAGACCAATTAATGCTAATATTATACAAAGAAGTCCAATGCATAATGGTGATACTGTCGTTTATTTCGATAATGGTACTATATATCAAATTTCATCAACAGGATACATAACGATATTTAGAGATACTACGACAAATTATAGTCCTTATCTTTCAGAAGCTAGTCCAGAAGTAGTTAGTCCAGATGCTAGACCAGAAGTTAGACCAGTAGATAGAATAGAAGATGATATAATGGAAATAGAAAATAGACCAGAAGATAGACCAGTAAATATTAATCCATATGATTTAACACATATAGTTAGACTAGAAGTTAGACCAGAAGTTAGACCAGAAGTTAGACCAGAAGATAGACTAGAAGATAGACCAGTAGTTAGACCAGTAAATGTATATGATTTAACACATCATGTAAATAGAAGGTATTATAGTAGAAGAAGAAGAAGAACATAATCATTAATTTTTATAATTATAAAAAAAAACGAACAATTTAAAAAAATTGTTCGTTTTTTTTAAACTTTTTTAATTTTTTAATATATAATGTATTACTTAAATATACGTTAAACTGAAAATTAAAAAAACCTTAAATTTTATGCAAAAAACACAACTATCAAAAAATTTTGAAGAAGTAACCGGACAACCGTTTGAACTATTTTATCATAAATATAAACCTAAATTAGTATGGTATTTAACTAAATTTACACGAGACCAAGAAAAGGCAGAGGATTTTGCCGATGATGCATTCACACAAGCATTATTAAAAATAGGAAATTATGATATTGAACGATCACAAGTTCATACCTGGATTTATAAAATTGGTGAAAATTTAGTTAAAAAAGATTTTAAAGACAGAAAAAGAATGATGGTTTTTTCATTAGATAAAGAATATTCTGATAATTTAAATCTTAAAAATATTGTACCCCATTCAAATATTGAAGATAAAAATGACACAGATCATGATGCATTAATAATTAAAAAAGCAGAACTTGTAAGAGATGCTATAATGAGTTTGCCAGAAAAATATAAACGTGTAATGTATATGCGTGAATTGGAAAATAGACCATATCTAGAAATTGCAGAATTATGCACAAAAGATTATAATATCGATATGAAAACTGATAAAAAAGAAATGCCATCACCTACAGATTTTTTAGATATAGTTATCGAAAATAATGGAGAAAAAGATTGTTATATAAATTTTACATATGATGATACGGAACAAATTCAAATGGAAGTAAAACCAGGTGAACGATTCAAATTCGATAAAAATATTATTGAAAATATTAATAAAGTAGAAGTTATATCAAACGATAAAATATCAGGAACATATAGGACTACTACTAACTTATCAACTATTAAATCACAAATCAGTAAAGGTAGACAATTAATATCGGCAATTGTTAAAAAGAAATTTAAATATTTCGAAGAAAATGGTTTAGACTAAACAAAAAATCGGGTTAATCCCGATTTTTTCATTTAATCAAATTCATAAAATAACCTAAATTGCATTAAATTCATAAAATTAGATATTTTTTTTAAAAAGTCCGTTTTATAAATATTTATATTCTTATTATTATTTAGAATAAATATAAATTAAAAAATTATATAATTGATAATCAATTATATAAAAGAAATTGGCTAAAAAATAAGAAAAAACAAAAATCATATTTAAATATATACGCCGATTTATAAAGAATTTTACAAAAATTATCATCATTTTAAATAAAAAACAAACACATTTTTAATTTTTTTTTAAATATAACGAAATAATATTTTAAAAAATCTATTTTTTATTAAAAAATACAAGTTATTAATTATCAATAAGTTAATACATTTTCTTTGATTTATACCTATAAAATATATAAATCAGAGTATTATAAAAATAACGGCGAATAGTACTAAACCCTTTATTAAATAAGGAGTTCAGATGAAAACTATTTTTTATTGTAAAAATCATTTTCAATAATTTAGCCTAGAAAAAAAAATAATAAATTATGTCAAATTTAAAAATTATTAAAAAAGATGTTTATTTATTTGATAAGAACAAATTAGTTACAAAGTTACACACAAGATATATTTTATCAGCCATTGTAATTTTCTTTATATTATTTGTATCTTTTTCAAGTACAGCACCATCAATTATTAATTCAGAACTAATTAAAAAAACAGAACAAATTCAAAAAGAAAATGATTCATTAAGAAAATTTATAACTAATGAATTAAAAGAAATGAAAAAAAAAGAAGAACATATTATTCAACAAGCATTAAATATATCAACTGATACAAATTATGTAAATTTAACTGAATATAATATTGAAGATTTAACTACATATTATAATGATCAAAATGATAAATATTCAAAATATACAAAAACTATTGATGTGATGTGGGATTCTATAAAAAGTATTCCAAATATAAATCCAATATCTTTAGCATATTTAAAAGAAATATCAGACGAATTTGGATATAGAAAACATCCAATATTTAATAAATGGATTTTTCACGAGGGTATAGATATATCAGCAGATATGAAAACACCTATTTATGCATCAGCAAACGGTATAATTATAAAAAAAGTTAAATCTAAAAAAGGTTATGGTAATAGAATAGTTATTGAACACGGATATGGATATAAAACAGTTTATGCTCATTTATATTCATTTAATGTAAATATAAATCAAAAAGTTAAAAAAGGTGATTTAATAGGATGGGTTGGTAATACTGGTTTATCAACAGGACCACATTTACATTATGAAATATTGGTTAATAACAGACCAGTCGATCCAAATTTATTTATATATTATGATAAAAAATTAGCATTAAAATAAAACTATTAAAAAAGGAAGTTAATCAACTTCCTTTTTTTTAAACTATTTAGTAACAATAGGATATATGTAAATATAATTAAAAAAAAGAAATGAAGAAAAATATATGTCAAAATATAATCACGGTTATGAAATTTATAAAGAATATACAATTGAAGAAATATTTGAAAATATAAAAAATAATACTATTCCGGATAAAATAATATTCCACGAAAAAGATTTTAAAGATTCACTTACAAGAGTAAGTATACTAAAAGAAATAATTGATAGAGATGGTAAAAACTGTCAAGCATGTAATTTAGAATCTCAATATTTTGCATCTGGAAAAGATAAATCTAATCGATGGCATTTAGATTTATATAGCAAAGTTGGTGAACAAATCCATATGTTTACAATAGATCATATTTATCCTAAAAGCAAAGGTGGTAAAAACGATATCAGTAATTATCAATTATTGTGTAAATATTGCAATGAACAAAAAGCAGATTATACTGAAGATGATATCATAGATTTTAGTATGAAAAGTAAATATATTAAAAATAAATTACTATCTTTATCACAACAAATAAAAGGAATTCTTTTAAAGTTAAAAGGACATAAATTAATTTGTGTTAAAAAACAAAAAGGATTTTCTGTAGGAACAGAATATTCTATTATTGATATAATCGTTAGAATAGATATTGATTTTGAAACTAAATATGTTGTAACATTAAAAGATGATTCAAATAAGATTGTTAGAACATCTTTTAATAATTTTATTACAAATGTAGATTTTTTAAATATGAATAGATAAATTAATTATGATTGAAACAATTACATATGATGAAATATTAGAAACAAAAAATTCAATAGCTGATAGCACACATACATTAAATAGAAAAATATATTCTAAAATTATTTATTATTTAAATAAGTATAATTGTGTAAATGTTGATTTAATAACAAATACCCATTTAGGTATAGTATTCCAAGATTTCGGTGAATTTTCTGTAAGTTTTCTAGTTCCACTTTTAAATACTAATGGCGGGATATATTCAATAGGTCGAATAAGTAATATGGAAATTTATATTGATCCGAATAAAACTTGGATGGATACTACAATAGATATAAAATATAATACATTATTTTTAAGAAGATTAAAAATAAATAAAATTCTTTATGGTAAAGAATATAATGTTTTAGAACGAATAATAGTCGATAAAAAGTTAGCTGATCTGATTTATTGACATAAAAAATTATATATATAATATATAAAAAATAATTAATTAAATATGAATGATATGATTAAAGAAACTGGATTATCAGAAAAAGATTTAAAAATGTTAAGAGAAACATTTGTAGAAAAATATGTTAATGAAAAAGGATGGGATAAAGATAAATTAACTATTGAACAATTAAATGAAATATATCAACAAGAAGGTTATAAAAAACCAGGGTTGCTTTTTAGTTAAATGACAATATAAGATTTATATATTTTTTAAAATATAATATATCTATATTTTCATAATAACACGAATTAAAAAATATTAAATAAAAATTATGAAAACAATGAAAAAAGGTGATGAAATCATCAGAGTAAAAGAACAAGAACAATTTGATTATTTAAAAAAATGGTATACATATGTTTCTAAATCTGAATGGAAAAAATATAAAAATTCAGAAAATTCTAAAAATAATAAATCAGATATTAAATAATTTTGTAATATAAATATTTTTTAGTATCTTTGTATGATATAAAAATATTTATGCCAAGATTTATTAAAACATACCACAATGATAATATTGTTATAAAAAGAATGTTAATTTGTAATTCTTGTAATTTAATGAAGTTTTATCCAGAAGAAAATACTTCTGTATGTAGACAATATGTAGATAAATTAAATATAACCAATATTATTAAAAAAAATATTACTACATATAAACCGTCATCTAAAAAAATAACTGAAGTATTACCTATACCAAAATGGTGTGGATTACCAGATAAATTATCTGATTCTTATTTTAGTAAAGATGTATTTAAAATAACACCCAATAGTATTAATATATCATATCAAGATACTGCTATTGATATTAAAATTTATGATGCAGAAACTTTTAAAAAAATTAATGTTGATATTGATACATTAATATGGGATAAAAAAAATATAGAAAAAACACAAAAAAGTAATATACTATATAATAGAGATAGTGATAGTGATTATAGAAAATCTTGGGATACTTGGGGAAAAAATGAAAAAACTACATCAAATGTTAAGTTAAACAGTAATATATTAAGATGTAGTTTATGTGGCGAAGATGATAAAAGTGTTGATAGACAAATTCATTTTGGTATGTGTGATAGGTGTTGGAATTTAAGTGATATTAAAACTAAAAAAAGAGCATTTATAAATAATTTCAGATTAAAAAGAAATATTGATTTTACTCATAACAAATTTAAATATATTAAAGAATTAAAACTTAAAAAAAATGTTAGATAAAGGTAGTAGACATTATATTGTAACCGAAATTAGTGGAGAAAAAAGAATATTATATATGAATAAATGTAATTTTTGTCCATTTTTTAAAATAAATCCATCTAATAAAATGAGTTATTGTACAAATATACATACGTTAGACGAAAATATTGAACATATAAGAGCATATACATTTAGTGGAAAAAATGGTAATTATGTCCCATTAAGTGTAATTAATATACCTATTTTTTGTAAATTACCTACAATGGTTTCTGATGTTATTTCATTAACTAGTATGGATATTAATAAAATTCAAATCATATCTGATAAATATGTTAAATTTGATAAGGATTTAAATGTAATATTAATTGATAGTATTAATTCTTTAAGTTCACAAAAAAATACATATAATAATATAAATAGTGATGCTGAAAATTGTTATAATAGAAAATCAAATCCAATTACACCTTCTGGTACATTGCAAACAGTAGAAAAAAGTGAAATACCAACACGTGAACAGCCAACATATACAACAAGAAATTATAATAATTCAAATGCAAGTACTTATAAATCATTTGAAAAATGTTCTTGTTGTGGTAAAATGTATAAAAGTGTTGAAAGAGATAAAAATGATGGAATGTGTGAAACTTGTATAGAAAATTTCAGTAATAATGAAGAAAAATTACAATTTGCAAAAATGAACAACTTTAGATTAAAAAGAAAATCTGAATTTTCAGAAAAAAAGTTCAAAATAATTGTATAATTAGGAAAAAATAATTACCTTTATAAAAAATTAAATATGGATTTCAAAAGAATGGAAAATATAAATAATGAAGTTGATAATGTCGATACAAAAATTGACGATTTAACAAAGTTGTTAGATGAAATGGGTATTGATACAGAAAAAGAAGGTAAATCTAAATTAATTCTTTGGAATGATCATGTAAATGATATGATATATGTGATGGTTGCTTTATATGAAATATGTGGTTTATCTGATCAAGAATCTATGAAAGTTATGTTAGAAGCACATGAAAAAGGAAAAGCTATTGCTAAAACTGGTTCGAGAGAAGATATGATGGAATTAAAAAAAGGATTAAACAAAAGAAATATTGAAGCAACAGTAGAAGATTAAAATGTCAAAATTGTCAAAATTAAAATTTGGCATTAAATTTGACTTTTAAACAATTATCAAAAAATAATATATAAATTATATAGTAAATTAAAAAAAAAATAAGATATGGCATATTCATCAAATTTCAAAAGTGTTTTAACCATTGCAAAACAATACTCTAATAATATAATTGAGCCTAATCATTTATTATTAGGTATATTATTAAATGAAAATAGTGGTGGTTATAAGTTACTTAAAAAAATCATTGATACAAAAGATGCGAAAGAAAAATTATTAGATTTATATTCTAATAATGCAAAAAAAATTGATCTTGAAGAAGATACTAGAGATTTTATTAAAGCTAGATTAACATTAGAAGCTGAAAATATTATGAAACAGTCTGAATTAGAATCAACTAAATTTAATTCTAATATCATTAGGACTGAACATTTAGTTTTATCTATGACAAGATCAAAATTAATTAATGTCATAGGATATGACGAACTCGAAAAAATTTACTTAAAAATGATTGAAATGGAAAAACCAAAAGAAACTGGAAAATCAAAAGTTAATAAAAAAACTAAAACTCCTCTTTTAGATGAGTATGGCACGGATTTAACTGAATTAGCAGCTAATGATAAATTAGATCCTGTTGTTGGAAGAGAAAAAGAATTAATACGTATTGCCCAAATTCTTTCACGTAGAAAGAAAAATAATCCAATTTTAATTGGTGAAGCGGGGGTTGGTAAAACAGCAATTGTTGAAGGATTAGCCCAAGACATTGTTAAAAAAATAACACCAGATATATTACATGATAAAAGAATTATATCAATAGATTTAAATTCTATTGTTGCTGGTACTAAATATCGTGGTGAATTCGAAGAAAGAATGAAAAAAATCGTTGATGAATTAAAAGAATCAGATGATATAATTCTTTATATTGATGAAATTCATACAATGGTCGGTGCGGGTGGTGCTAGTGGATCATTAGATGCTGCTAATATTCTTAAACCAGCTCTTTCTAGGGGGGAAATTAGTTGTATCGGTTCAACGACTAATAAAGAATATAAAAAAATCGAAAAAGATAGTGCTCTTGATCGTAGATTTCAAAAAATTAGGGTATCTGAACCTACAAGAGAAGAAACATATCAAATTCTTTTAAATTTAAGACCTAAATATGAAAAACACCACATGGTTAGTTATTCTGATGATGTTCTTAAAGCTTGTTTAAAATTATCTGAACGTTATATTACTGATCGTAATTTTCCTGATAAAGCAATTGATGCTTTAGATGAAGTTGGTGCCGCTGTTAGAATTCAACTTGGACTTCCTTTTGATTTACTTGAAAAAGAAAATTTACTTTCTGAAATAATTGCAAAAAAAGACGCAAGTGTTAAAGAACAATTATTTGAAGAAGCTGCGGAATTAAAGAAAAAACAAGATATGATTCAAGCAGAAATCGATGAAATTAAAAATGATGTTCATAAAAATAGATTAGAAAATCTGAAAGAAGTAACTGTTGAAGATGTAGCAAATGTTATATCTGTTATGACTGGTATTCCATCTGAAAATATTTCAAATGATGATACTGAAAAACTTACAAATTTGATTCCTAGTCTTAAATCAGTTATTGTTGGACAAGATAATGCTGTTGAAAAAATTGCTAAATGTATTTTTAGAAATAAAGCAGGTCTTAATGATACTAAAAAACCTATTGGAACATTCTTATTCTTAGGACCAACTGGTGTTGGTAAAACTTATTTAGCTAAAGAATTAACAAAATTATTATTCAATAGTGAAGATAATATGATACGTATCGATATGAGTGAATATATGGAAAAACATACTGTATCAAGATTAATTGGAGCACCTCCTGGATACATTGGACACGATGAAGGTGGACAATTAACCGATGCTGTTAAAAATAAACCATATTCTATTATTCTTCTTGATGAAATAGAAAAAGCACATACTGATGTATATAATATTCTTCTTCAAGTATTTGATGATGGTGTTTTAACTGACAGTAAAGGTAGAACAGTTAATTTTAAAAATACTGTTATTATTATGACTTCTAATGTTGGTTCAAGAGAATCAAAAATTGGTGGTGTTGGTTTTAGTGTTGATAAAAAAACTTCATCTAAAGCTGTTGTCGAAAAACAATTGAAAAAGAAATTTTCACCAGAATTCCTTAACAGAATTGATGAAACGGTATATTTCGATTCATTAGAAAAAAATAGCATTAAATCAATTATTAATATTGAATTAAGTAAATTCTATCAAAGATTATCTGAAAATAATCTTACAATGGAATTGAATGAAAGTTCAATGGATTTTATTCTTGAAAAAGGTTGGGATGCTGAAATGGGAGCAAGACCATTAAAAAGAGCAATTCAAAAATATATTCAAGATGAAATTTCCATCAGAATTATTACTAAAGACATCAAAAGTGGTGATCATATTTTAGTGACAAAATCTAAAACTGAAGATGAATTAGATTTTTCAGTAAAACAAAAACTATTAAGTTTAGAAGCTGCTAATGAAAGTAGCACATAAGATTAATTTTTTCGTTAAATAAGTATTTTTAAAGGGTGTTAAATTTTTAACACCCTTTTTTTGTTTAATAAATAATTTATTTGTATCTTTGTATAAGTAAATAATTAAAACTTATGTAATATGAAATTTGTAGAAAGTAATTTTTTGTGGTTAACATCAAAAACATATCCTTATGGTTCTGAATATAATCCACCATCTAATCCTAATATGAAATACGGTTCACCTGAACATATTAATATACAACCTTTAATGATTCAAAAATTAATTAACGAATATAATTTTAAATTCGATGATAATGGAAACTTGTATAGAGTAATTTATACTGCAGAAAATACTTCACCTACTACAATGTTTACTGCCCATACTGATACAGTTCTAACTACAAAACGTTATAATTGGATGAGAAAATTAAAATTGGATTGGGGTAAAAGTAAAATTGTTAATCACGTTTTTTCTAAAACTCGTGATTTTGTAAAAACTGACGGTAAAACTACATTAGGTGCTGATGATAAAGCAGGTGTAGCTATTATCCTAGATATGATTAGATATAAAAAACCTGGTATATATTATTTATTTCGAGGTGAAGAAGTTGGTTTAATTGGTTCAGGAAAGTTACGTAATAGTATTTTCGAAAATACTGACCTCAAAAATGTAACAAAATGTATATCTTTGGATAGAAAGGGGTATAACTCAGTTATTACACACCAAAGATATAAAAGATCTTGTTCTGATGAATTTGCTACTGAAGTTTGTAGAAAACTTAATCGATTTGGTTTTTGGTTTGCACCTGATCCTTTTGGTAGTTCAACTGATTCTCGTATTCTTGATGACCGTATTAATGAATGTACAAATATTTCTGTTGGTTATTTTAAAGCACATTCTGATGCAGAATGTCAAGACTTAGAATTTCTTATAGATTTGACTGATGCTTTCGTAAAAATAGATTGGGAAAGTATTAAATCAACTAGAAAATTTAATGAAGGTAGGAATCCTAATTTCGGATTTAATGATTTTTCTTATAAAAAACAACAGAAAATGTTATTTGTACCAAAACAAAAAATAACTAATACAGGTATTTAAAATATCACATGAACAATAATTAAAGTGATAAATTATGGATGATAAAATTAAATGGATTATACAAAAGCATATTGATATTAATCAAAAATATGATGAATTGCCTTATATTGTTCATTTACAAGGTGTTGTTAAAATTGCTAAAAAATATTTATATTTAATTCCAAAAGAATATCACGATATTATTATTAAAGCATGTTGGGGACATGATTTAATTGAAGATCCAACTGTTAATTATAATGGTGTAAAACAGGTACTAGGAGTAAAAATTGCTGATATAATTTATAGAGTTAGCAATGAAAAAGGAAAAAACAGATCAGAAAGATCCAATAATAAATATTACGAAGGAATAAAAGAATGTGATTATGCTATCTTTGTTAAAATATGTGATAGAATATCTAATATGATATATAGTAAAACATATGGGAATTATAATATGTTTAAAATGTATAAAAAAGAATTTCCTTTATTTAAAGAAAAACTTTATAATGGAAAATATGGTGAAATGTGGGAAGAGTTAGAAAATATCACAAATACAAATGAAAAATATTTTGAAATTACATATAATAATATAGAAAAATTTGATAAAGAAACTGTTCATAATATTAAATTACCTAGACCAATACCTGGTGAATTATATAAAGAATTATTTAATAAAGGAATAATTAGGAAAAATGATTTAATAACTGGACAATATTATTATGGTAAATGTAGAAATGCACAAGTAGCAGTATGGAATGGAAATAACTTTGTATATATGATAGATAAATTTAGATATACATTCCCCGAAAATATTAATCATCTTGAAGATGATAATGGGTTTGATGTATTCATTCCTGTTGAAATGGTTAAACCAACTGAAAAACAAATAGTAATTTATAAATAATTTAAAAATGGAAAATTTGTTATTAACATTAATAATAATTGTAATATTTGTTATGGGCTATTTTATATTAAAAAATAGAGATGAAATTAAAAAATTAAAGATTTCTGTAAAATCAAGAACATCTATAATATCTAAAATGAGTAAACATTTAAATGAAGATCAACTTAGACAGATATATAGAAAAGTTTCAGATAATACAATTAAAAGTACTACAAAAAAACATAGACTAATTCGAAATCCTATTACAATTGATAAATCACCTAAATATAATATAGATGATATATTAAATGAAATAAATAAAGTCGGTTTAGAAAAATTATCAAAAGATAAAAAGGATTTTTTAAAAAATTATAAAAATTCAAATAATGAGTAATATTTTAATAATATGTATGAATCAACAAAAAAATATCAAATAAATCAAAATATAAGAAAAATGATGGAGACTAAGTTAGGAATTAAACCCGAACTTACAAATATTGATGCCGAAGTTCTTATGAATAAAATTATTAAAAAAGGTGAATTTGATAAAGAAAAAAAATTTACAGATAATGAAAAAACAAAATTATCATTATTATTAAATGATATCATTCCTAATAAACATAATTATAAAGAATTATTAAATATATCTGTTTTTGTTAAACATATTTATAATAAAGATGAAATTATAAATTATGTTAGAAATCAAATAATTACTAGATATAAACCAGGATTTGTGATACATAATATAAGAGCTTATAATGATAATACAATATTATTTCTAACTTTATTCCACGATTATTTTGAAACAATTAAAGGCGTTATTATTAATCCTACTTTTATAGGTGATGTAATAAAAATATATCCAGAAGTTAAATTTGATAAAGAAACTACTGAAATATTAGATGATACAACATACGTATTTAATAAATTAATTGAAACGTTAAAGAATAAATATCAGGATAAAATTCAAATATTTCTAAATGGTTTTTATGTATTTGCAACACAAGATGAAAAAATAATTGAAGAATTTAGAAATGACTATTTTAAAGGATTAAAAATAGAAGTTATTCCTAAATTCTATTTTGGTTTTAAATAAAAATGAATACGTTGAAGAATAAAGATAATAAATACATACAAAGTTTCAATGAATATCAAGAAAACTTGAGTATATCTGATATTAGAAGTAGTAAATTAAACGGTAAGGTTACGAAAATAAGTCAGAAATTCAAAGTCAAATTACCAACACAAATTATGAGAGATAGTAAATTTTGGGAAGAAGATAAAATTTATACCTGTACGAATATTGTTGAATTTGACGGACTCGATAGTGAAATATATGTTGGTGATAATTGGATTTCTGATAGTTTCACTATGGTAGTTTGATTTATTACTTCTAACTTTAAAAATAAACACAGTAAAAGATTATGAAAACAGAACTTTCAAAAATAGCACAAGACCTTGAACAAGGCACTATAACTGACAATAAAGCACGAAAGCTTTTATTGGATTTATTGGGTGTTAGCGGTTCGTTGCCTGATACAATGGGTGATAAAATTCGCAAATATATAAACCCAACTTACCATTTTATTGATTGGCTAATTGATAACGGTCAACCACAATTTAAAGTACTGTATGATAAATTGGAACAATATAAACAAGAGTGTTACGGCAATGACCGCTAACGTATGATTGTATATACTGATTTTTAACAAAAAATAAAAGAGATGAAAACATTAGAACAATTAAAAAAGAAAGAACTGATAAAATTAATTACAGAAGTTCGACCAAAGGCAGATGCTTATGACAGAGTTTGTGAAACGCTAGGAATTGAAAATAACATACTAACTTTTGTTAAAAATTTGGATATACAATGTGTTAGCAAACGAAGTGAACTGTTATTTGCTTTTATTACTTGGTATGCCGATAAATTCGAGATGAAATTTACTGATGAGTACAAAACTAAATTAGTAGATGAATTTAAAAGCAAATTATAGTTGCTAACGGCTGCAAGTATAGCAAGGCAGGGATTTAGAGTGCTAACCTGTCGAGCCGTGATGAAGTAAATTAGATGCACTCAGATAGCATACAGAACACGCCCCTGCTTTGCTATACTTGTTGTTATAGGGCGTTTATTTTAATTACAATGGAAGATAAATTTGAAACACTTGGTCAGTTGATTGATTCGCTTGACAACCTTGCACACTCATTAAAGATGCCGTTGCCACCACAAATGCACGTTGAACAACTTAGTATTGCTTTGCCCGAAAAAGTAAAGCAATTAAAGGATGTGTTTGTCGAAATTACTGGTGAGAATCCGTGGGATTAAATGCCCTATAACGGTTGAGTATAAATTTAGTTAAAAATTATAATATGGAAAATACAAAAAATATTGCAGAATTTTCATTGAACAAAATGGAACAACTTACGGAAAGGTATATAGATGCTGAAAAGTTTATAATGGAACTAAACTGGTTTGAACAATTATTTTGTTCAAGGAAAATCACGAAGTTCTTAAAAAGTAGAATAGTTAAATATAATTTTTAATTGAATTTATACTTTGTTATAAAATCGTTTTAATGTTTTATAACTATTATATATAAACTTAAATAATTAAATACCTGATTATGAATACAAAATCAAAGTCAACTCTCGAAAAATATAATCAAATTTTGAGAGTTAAAGATAATATAGGAAAATATATTAAATCACCATTTACTGATGAACAAGTTAAGAATTTAAATAATTATCAAGTTAGTGGAAAATTTCACGAGTTTACTTGTCAAAACCAAGGTGATGATATTCATATAAAATTCGAGTTTGAAAAAAAACATAAAGGAGAAAACTATGATGAATATTTGAAAAAAGAAATAGCAAGGGGTATTAATTATCCAGAAACACCTTTTAATAGCACAGCATTAATAGCAACAAAAGATGGTTGGGTTTGTCCGGTGTGTGATTATAAACAAAATTGGGCTTATACATTTATGATTGAAAAACATTAATACTACAAATTATTTAAAATATATAAAATAGAAATTATGTCACAAATATGGGAAGGATCATTTGATAATGGTTATTATGAACCACTAAACTTTTTTTTAAGTAAGGAAAAAGAAAAAGAAAAAGAAAAAAAGGATAAATATGAAAAAGAAAAAATTATTGGTAATTTATTAAAAGATAAATTTCGAATGATTGAAAATTTAGAAATAAAAACATATAGTAACGGTACAGGTAATCTTAATTTTAGAAATCATATAAATGGTAATGATGTTATTGCTGATATTGACGAAGAAGGTAATTTATTTCTTCTAAAGTATGATGATAATTTTAAAGAATCCAAAATACCTATAACATTCTTGGAATATATTATTTTAGTTCAAAAATCGGTACAAAGTAGTTCAAAATAAAATGTGTGAAGTTGTAAATAAATATACTGATTCATATGATATTGATATAACCCGTCCTTCAAAATGGTCTAATCCATATTCACATAAAGAAAATACACTTGCACAATTTAAAGTGGATAATAGAAAACAAGCAATAGTATTATTTGAAAAATATTTGCTAAATAATGAAGATTTATTAAATTCTTTGTCTGAATTAAAATATAAACGTCTTGGATGTGTTTGTAAAACTAATACAACCCCTAATGAACTTTGTCATGGTGATATTCTTAAAAAGTATGTTGATAGATTAGAAGTAATAGATCGTAGAAAAGATTTCTTTGATTAAATATTGTTTTTTATTAATTTTATGTATTAATAATTAGCAACTTATGATTGGTCCAAAAACGAATTAGTAAATATTTGCAAAATACAATTATTTGTATTACTTTTACAGAATAATTAATATCCTAAATTATGAAAAAAATAATTGGATTCGCTACACAATTTTACACCCTTTGGGATTATGAAGCAGTAAAACAATATCGAACTGATAGTTATGGTAATCATCATCAAACAGGTGTTGATCATAAGTATTATTACATTAAGAATGTTTCTACTGATATTAATAAAGTAAAATCATTATATCCTGGTGTGGAAATCGATATTGAATTAAGAGGTACAAGTTCTTTTACTCGTAATGAAAAACTTGATTTACCAGAAGGTTATTTTTGGAGTGGTAAATATGCAGGTAAATTAATTGACGAAGTGATAGAAATTGATTTTCAATATTGCCTATGGTGTGCAAATAATTATGGTGGACAAACTTCAAAATTCATTATTAATCACCCAAAATATATTGCTCATTTTGAAGCAATCGAAAAAGCAAAACAGGATGAAATTAACAGCAAGAATTTACTAAAAGTAGATGATGTTGTTGAAATTGAATTTACAAGAAATGGTTTTATTTCTTATGATAATGATGTATGTACAGATGCGATATTTAATTATATAGAATTAAGTGTTGTTTGTATTGATGGAAAAGAAGTTAGTGGATTGTATCCATACATTATGCCTGTTATTAATGGAAAGGCACAAAGAACAAAAGGAAAAAAAATAACTATAAAAGTTCTTGAAGTATTTAAAACTGATATTTTTGCAGGAGTTGTTAAACAATTTATAAAAGTAGCATAATAACAAAAAAAAATTAAATATGAAAACACACAAAGTATTAGATTTGCTTTATACTGTAGATGAGGAACAAGAATGTTTTAGTGGAACTGAAAAAGAATGTTGGACATTTATAAAACAGCAAGGTTCTGCGACATTCATGTTTAAGGTTATTCCAATGACAAAAGACGAAATTGAAATATATAACGATAATCAAAGTTCATAGGTAAATGAACGGTAATGAAAAAATGAATAAATTTATATTAGAATTTATATTATATAATAAACATAATACATTAGAAATAATAATTCACTTTTGGGATAATGATTTTTTATATGATTCTATTGATGAATATAAAAATGTATATTATTCTGATGAAAATGGATTTAAATTATACTCGTTTGATAATGGTGAAATATATTCTAAAACTTTTGTAATTCCTGAAAAATCTTTTTTAAAACCTGAACATAAAATAAAATGTAATTTTGATACTGAATTTGAAAGATATAAATATTTAAAAGATTTATATCTTTGTCTTAATTCCTGGAGTAAAAATTGGAATATATTCGTGCAAAAAGGAATAACATCAAATCATAATATAAATATGTATGGTAATTTTTGGACGCTTTAAAATTAATTAGGTTAAAACGATTATTTTTATTATCTTTAATGAAAATTATAAATATATGAAAGAAATACAAAATAAAATAAATAATGTATTTAAAGAAAACTTCGGATATACTCCATTATCAGAACGTCTTTTAGATATTCAAAATGAATTTTTAGAATTAATTAAATGGCAAGATGTAAAAAACCTTAAAGAAGAAGCTGGTGATTTACTATCATCTTTATTACAATTATGTAATGAAAGTGAATGGGATGCCGAAGAATTAATTGAAAACACTATTACCAAAATAAATAAACGTACATTACAATATAAAACATTAGGAAGAAAAGTAAAAGTAGCTATCCTAGGTGGCGCTTTTAACCCTATTCATAATTCACATATTGAACTTGCTAAATTTGTATTAAATACATCTGGTATGTTTGATGAAGTGTGGCTAATGCCCGCATACTCTCATATGTTAGGAAAACATATGGAATCACCTGATGATAGATTAGAAATGTGTAAATTAGCAGCAGAAGTTGATGGTCGAATTAAAGTATGTGATTTTGAAATAAAAAATAAGTTAGCAGGTGAAACTTTTAATTTATTTAAAAGACTTAAAGAAGAATCCGAATATGAAGGAAAATATAACTTCAGTATGATAATTGGATTGGACAACGCTAACAGTTTTGATAAGTGGGTTAATTTTCAAGAACTTGAAAGAATGGTTAGATTTGTTGTTGTTCCAAGAAAAGGTATTGAAAGAAATGAAAATGTTGTTTGGTATTTAAAACCACCACACATTTTTTTAAAAAATGATAATAGTATTGATGAAATATCATCTACTGATATAAGATTTCATTTAACAAAAAATGATAATTTATGTAGATTTAAAGCAATAGATACTATGTTACATCCTAAAGTATTAAGTTATATTTATAAAAATAAACTTTATACAGATAAATATGTAAAATGTTATGATAAATTTGAAGTAGAATTAAAAGAAGGTGATATTGTAGATGTTCAAAAAGATGGTGAACATAAAATATACAAAAAAGATGATGGGCAACTATATTTCAAACCGTATGGAAAAGAAGATAGAGTAAGTGCATATTTTGCTAATGATTTGATTAAGGTAAAATAAATATGGAAAATTTAAGCAAATTTATATTAAATTGGGTATTCTTTTTACCTAATACTTTATTAAAAGATAAATTAGGTAAAATATTAACAATATTTTGGTTCATATTATTAAACCCATTATTTTTAATTATATTATTATTATTATTATCAACTTATGTAGGATATGGATTCTATTTATTATTTATGGCTGGTTTTGAAGAATAAATTAAATAATTATGGCAAAGACATTATGTAAAAAAAATAATAAAAAAAGGCAGAAAAATCCAGATTACATTTGTAAATGTGGTAGAAAATCAAATGATAAAAAATATTTATGTAAATCTAAAAAATTATGAATGTAATCCTAATGAAATCGATAGTAAACAAATATTTAAAAATTGGGAAGCTTATTTAGAAATTATTAAAAGTATTTTAGATACTCGCGAAAATATAAATTTAAAAATAAATTAAAAACAAATAATATGAAAGCATTAATAAACGTAGATTGTCAAAAAGATTTTATGCCTGCTACACCTGAAGATTATGCAAAAAAATTAGGTGGTGCATTAGCAGTAAAAGATGGTGATAAAATTATTCCATTAATAAATAAATTAGGTGCATCAGGTGGATATGATATTATTATATTCACTATGGATTGGCACCCGCGTAAACATACAGCATTTGCTTCACAACATCCAGGTAAAAATCCATTTGATAGTTATGAAGTAAATGGATTAACAGATACACTTTGGCCTGATCATTGTGTTCAATATACTGTTGGTGCCTGTTTCCACGAGGATTTAAATCTTGATCTTCCTAATACCTTCATTTTCCGTAAAGGTGAAGATACTAATTTTCATCCATATTCTGGATTTGGTGGATTACCTGATAAATCAAATGGTTTATTAGAATTTTTACAAATGAAAGGTGTAACAGAAGTTCACATTACAGGATTGGCTGGAGATTACTGTTGTAAAGATACAGCAATAGACGCTGTTAAATATTTTGATACTTCTTTTATCATAGATGCGATTCGATTTATAAATAATGATGATAAACCTAAAATAATCGATGAACTAAAAAAATTAGGTGTTAAAATAATTTAATTTTCTATTTTTTTAACTACTTGTAATTTTTAAAATAAATATATAATGAAAAATAATATTATACTATGATTAATAAAATTGTTGCTCCTTTAGGATTTGGACTTAAATATAAAAATAGTTTAATACCTACTAAACGAATAGATAATTTTAATTGCTTTCGCGAATATACAAGAAAAATATATGATAGTAGATCCGAAGAAGAAATTATAAAAATGTCTAAAATAGTATCTTCTAAAGTTGACGAATTCAAAGAATTATGGGGTAAACAAGATTTTATGTTTCGTTATGAATATAATAATTATGCTTGGTTAGTTGAATGTGATGGTTGTAAGGCTATCATATTCAGCGCAAAAGGTAAAGGTACTTCCGTAGAAATTTTATTAAATGAAAATGGCAAACCATTAGGTTCTGTGCAAAATTTCTTTGACGAATATATAAAATTAATGTTAAGTTTTAACTAATTACCAATAATGGTAAGCTTTTTGTAGTTTGTATAATTTATATATAAACAGATAAAAAATAATTAAATTTTAATGGCACAATTTATTGCGTTTGATAAAGATGTTAAAGTTACTGGTGAGGCTATATTATCTGTAGTTAATATATTATCATCTAATAAAGATAAAAGAATACAAATATTAAATAAATATAATATAAATCCTGAAATTAATAAATGGTATAGTCAACAAGATTGGTTAAATGCGTTTAAAGAAATGTACGAAACTATTGGTACAACAACTCTTTTCTTAATAGGTAAATTAATACCAAAAACTGCATTATGGTCTAATGGTTTTAATGATTTACAAGGTGCTTTAAAAAGTATAGATATTTCATATCATTTAAATCATAAAGGTGGTAATATAGGACATTATGAATTAACTAGATTTGATGAAAAACATAGAAAAGCGATTATGATTTGTAAAAACCCTTATCCATCAGATTTTGATAGAGGAATAATTACATATATGCTTCGTAAATATAAACCATTAGACACTATTGATTATGGTGTTTATTTAGATAAATCAAAAGAAACTCGTTTAATGGGTGGAGAATCTTGCACTTTCAATATTTATTGGTAATAATTTTGTAAATTATATATTTATTCGTATCTTTGTGCTAATGAATAACATTTAATTATGCCTATAATTAGAAAATTTAAAAAATTAGATGAAGATCAACAAAAAAGAATTTTGACTAATGCTATTGGGTGCGCAATTCTTGAAGATCAAAATACTGAACTAAGAATAAGATGGAGAACTGATATTATAGGTATTGCAATGCAATATTATGGTCGTTTAAGATTAAGACGTTCTGACTTCAGAATGATTTTTACTGACGAACAAATTAAGCAATATAATGTATAACTAAAATTTATAAAAATGAAAAAAATAATTTATTTAGTATTACCTTTTTTAATGTTATTTACTTCTTGTAATCATACAAATATTACAAGTGATTTATATAATGATAAAGATTTAAAATTTAAAATATTTTATAACGGTGTTACTATTGATGATCTTGTAAAAGCATATCAAAAAAATAAAAATGTGTCAAATATTGTAGCATATAATAATAAATTACATTTTACATATAAAACTGTAATAGATGTAGAAAAAATAGGATATGATACGACACAATTTTCATTGGAACTACAAGGATTAAATATAACTATGCATGTAACAGTAGGTGGTTTACATAGAACCGTATTAAAATTAGATAATTTAGTTATATATCGAGGTTCCGAAAGAGTTTTTGCATCTTTAAATGCAAAATTATTACCAACTTTAGAATTACTTATTACTGATTTAGCATTATTAGAATTACAACCACAATAAATAAAAGTTCCACGTGGAACATAAAATTATGAAAACAAAAATACAAAAAATATTAAAAAATTATAATATTAACAATGATGCTATAGTACAAGATATTATTAATTTAATAATCAAACTACCAAAAGAAGAATTAATTCCAGTTAAAGAAGAATTAATTTCTATTGAAGAAACACCTATTTTAATTGGGCATCTTAATAAAGTTTTTGGTTATAATGGTTTTAAAGAACTTGGAATAGGAACAGAAGTATTTGAAACTAAAGATAGATATTTTTTTAAAATGATACATTTGAATGGAAATGTACCTGTAGTTCAAAAATTTTATAAAGAAACATTATCACCATGTATAAATTTTATTAAAAGTTAAAGTGTTTTGTTTATAAATTAATTATTTGTATATTTGTATATTATTAATTTAAAAATATAATATTATGATTATCTGTTCGATGCTCGATAATGACCTTTACAAGTATAGTATGCAAAATGCAGTTATTAAGTTATTCCCTAGATTAAAAGTTAAATATAAATTCACAGATAGAAATCAAATTTCTTTTCCTGATGGATTCGATATTAAATTAAAGGAAGAAATAAAACTTATGGAAACACTTGCTTTAACTAAACTCGAAGCAGATTTTTTAAATAATAAATTAGGACACTTCTTACCACCAACATATGTTGATTTCCTTTATGGTTATAGATACGATTCTAATGAAGTTAACGTATCATTAGATGAAAATAATAAATTAAATATTGAAATTGAAGGTTATTGGTATAGAACAATATTATTTGAAGTCCCTTTAATGGCATTAATATCACAATTATACTTTATTGAAACTGGACAAGACATTAATGTTTGGGATGTAGATTTTATTAATAATGATTTGCATAAGTTATCAATAATGAAAAAGCATAATGCATATTTTGCTGATTTCGGAACAAGACGTAGAAAATCATATGCAAGTCAAGATAAAATAGTTAGTCTATATTCTACACACAATACACACGTATTTGTTGGAACATCTAATGTTCATTTTGCAATGAAATATAATGTAAATTGTGTTGGTTCGATGGCACATGAGTTAATCATGACACTTGCAACGCTATATGGTTATAGAATGGCTAATAAAATGGTAATGGATATGTGGCTTGATACATATGGTGATGGATTATTAGGAACAGTGTTGCCAGACACATTCACATTAGATGTATTTTTGAAATCATTTAATTTCAAATTTGCATCTCTTTTCACAAGTGTAAGACATGATTCGGGGGATCCATTTGAGTTTGTGGATAAAGTTATTGCACATTATAAAAAACTAGGCATTGATCCAACGTCTAAAACAATTATATTTAGTGATGGATTAAATGTAACCCAGGCAGCGGAAATAAAAGAATATTGTGTTGGAAAAATAAAAAGTAGTTTCGGGATCGGCACACACTTAACGAATGATTATGGTATTAAACCTTTAAATATGGTTATAAAAATTTCAGAAGTATTAGTTAATGGTGAATGGAATTACGCTATTAAATTATCTGATAACCCAGGAAAAAACACTGGAAATGCTGAAGAAGTTAATCTATGTAAAAAAATATTAAGAATTACTGATTAATTCATCTATATTATTTAAATTAAATTTATTACTAAATGAAAAAAACTATTTTAATACCAGGAAACACTTACACGGTAGAAGAATTCGCTTCAAGTCTTAAAAATGCAAAAGGTGCAAAAAAGAAATTCATTAAACAAAACGGTGGAGGTTATTATTCACATTCAATATTGGGCTATGTAAATGAAGCAACAGTAAAAAAATTAATTGATATTGTAGATGATGAAGAAAACATATATAAGCATTTTAATATTGCATATATGCCGACTGATATTATTATCGAAAAAGTTAGTGAAGATGTCGAAGACATTAAGAGTTCAAATATTTATGATAAAATGGCAGCAAAAACAATTGGTCATTTTAAAGGTTCCTTTAAAGTTAAAATAAATTATACAGAAAAACCTATTACTGTAGTTCGTGAATGGTCAAAAGATATAACATTGTCAATGAGAGATATTGTTAATTTTATGTAAATCTTTAAATTAAAAAATTATGTGGGCATTTTTTATATTATATTGGTTATCAATTGGGTTTGTATCAATAGTATCAATACGAAAGTATCAAAAAAAGAATATATCCGTCCTAGAACTATTAGGATTAACATTATGTGGGGGTTTTACAGGTATTGGCTTTTTAGTTTATTTTTCATTAAAAGGAATAAGCTATTTAGAAAATATAACATTATTTGATTTTAGAGATAAAGACGAAAATTATGAAATACATCAGCAAGAAGAAGATGATGGATATTAACTTTAAAAAATAAAAAATTATGCATTGGACTTTATGGATATTGTTGTGGTTAGTAATTGGATTAATATTTTTGATTTTAGGATCTATAATGGAAAGAGAAACAATATCTTTTAAAGATATACTTATTTCTTTTTTATTGGGTGCAATTATGATAATTTTTTTCATAATATATGCGTTTATTAATTTGATAGAATTACTTAAAACCCCAAAATCTAAAAGATTTTTTAATAAAACTATTTTAGATTTTAGAAAAATAGATATAATTGAGGAAGAAGAAGAAGAAGATAATATTTAAAAATAATTGTTAAAATAATATCAAAATAATTTGTATTTTTAAGTTATTTTGAGTACTTTGTATATAAACAAATACGAAGTATGAACGATATAGATAAAGTAAAAGATCTTTCAACCGAAAGACTAATTCCAGATAAAACTGCTAAAAAAGAAAAAAGCATTACAAATGCTAAACAAATTATTTCACGTAAAGGTGAGCATCAAACATTTATTAAAACAATTGTTATGTTGCTATCATCTAATACACTCCCGTATTATGCTGAATTTAATACATTTATAAATTTTTATGAAACTACATCACTTCCAACCTGTGGTGTAAATATTAGTAAAGAAGGAATGAATTTCTATTGGAATAGAAAATTCGTTGATAGCCTATCTAGTGAAGAAGCATTATTTTTATTATTACACGAAGATTTTCATTTATTATTTGATCATTCAAAACGATCTATTATATACAATAAGAATTTTTCTAATATTGTACAAGATATGATTATTAATCAAATTATATGGGATGATATAATGAAACATGACAAGACTAAAGATAAAGTTGCTATTCCTAAACACAAAGAACCATATCTTATAAATAAAGAAACAAATAAACCTTATCTTGATAAAAATGGTAATCCTATTGCTAATCCTTATTATGCAAAAAATATGGGTGTATTTGTTCCAATAGAATATAAAGGTTTGCATATATTCGAGGATTTATATGAATGGATGAAAGATAAATATAGTGAATATAAAAAACGTAGAGGTCTTCAAAATGTAAATTTACCAAATAACTTAATAGGTATAGAAAACACTATAGAAACACAAGGTAATGGAAATATGTCAGGTAATGGAAATATGTCAGGAAATGGCACAGGGAAAGGAAATAAACCAGGTAAAGGTAGTGGACAAGGTAATCATCAAAATGAAAACAAAGTACCAACAGAACAACCAGATAAGCTCGTAGATAGCTTTGGTAATCCAGTTTATGGTAAAAATGGACAAAATGGTGTTGAATGTCAATCATTAGATTCTATTTTTGATAGTTTCGAAAATGGTAATCAAGTAACAATAGATAGCCATATTGACGATGATGTACCAGAAGCAGCTAGAAAATCTATTATTGGAGATTTTATGCAACGATTAAAAAATCGAGGTTTAGTGTCCGCTGAAATTGAATCTATTTTAAATAAATTACGTAAATCAAAAAGAAATTATTTAAAAGAAATTAAAAGAACTATATCACATCATATATTTGGTAATACCAAAAAGAAATCAATTACAAAACCACATAGAAGAGATATCGAAGGATTAAAAGGAAAGAAAAAATATAAAAATGTTATAAATTGTATTTTAGATACATCTGGTTCTATGAGTGGAGATTTTGAACACGTATTATCATATATTTTCCAAAATGATATTCATATTAATTTAATACAAATTGATACAGTTGTTAAACTTGTAGAAGATATTAAAACTAAAAGAGATTTACAAAAGATGATTATTAAAGGTGGTGGTGGAACTGTTTTACAACCTGCTGTTACTTATATTAATAATCCAGTAAATAAACTACATTTATACAACTCCTTGATTTTAACGGATGGTTACACAGATAAATTAGATTTTAGTGAATGCAAACATAAGGTGCTTATATTAACGACTGGAAAAGCACCTATTTATAATGATCCCAAAGGAAAAGTTAAATGTATAGAAATTGATAGAAAAAATTCAATTTATGGATAAAAATATAAAATAAACAATATTTAAAAAATGATAAAAATTAAAATTTATGCTAAACATAACGATTTATTTAGCACAGAAATAATAGAAAACAATAAAATAATATTTGCCGAAGATAATTATTCACCTGGTTATGAAAATTTATCAATTTGTTCTTCTAGTGATGAATTACAATTTGAAATTGATGTTAAAACTGGTCAAATAATCGATTGGGATATAGCAAAGGCTTTAAAATTTATAGAAAAAATTAAGAACAAAGAATACATAGAAATTTATGAAGATGATAATTATAATGAATATGAACGTTGGATAAATCATCTACCTAAAGTTGAAGAAAAAGTAAAAGAAGATAAACTATATTATACTGAAAAATTTAATGAAGCTAAAAAAGAAATTCAAAAATATAAAAATAAATTTTCTAATTTAGAATTAACTGATAAAGGTGAATGTATTTATGAAACAAATTTGTTAAAATACGATAATGCAATATTTTCCATGTATCGTTTATTAACAGTATCAACATTATTAATGGAAAATGGTATTTATAATAAATTAGAAAATATGAATAGATTATTAGTTAATGAACGTGATGCTAATTTTGCAAGAACCTTACTTAATGAAAATAATGTTTATAAATATAATTTTCTTAGACGTAAAAATGATGTGCATAGTATTATAAATAATTTTTAAAATTAAACAAATAATAAAAAATATAATATATTAAAATAAACTAAATACAAACAATTATGATAGAAAAAATTAAAAAAAATAGATT